CCTTTTTTTCAAAAAGCCCTAGAGCCGTATAGAAAAGCATTTTCAGGAGATTTCGCGAAAAACGTCGAAATTTGTGTATTATTGCGCCAACGGCGGCATTTTAGATCGAAAAAGGGCGAAAACTAACGAAATTCTAATTGGGGGAATTGGGTTTTTCTTTGTTTTGTTGGGTTTAGTTGGTAACCTTACTAATTTGGTTAGGTTTATAAGTGACTTATAATCAGTAGTCGAAAATTTTTTTTGTAGGGAGAATTACCTACAAAGGTTAGATTTTGTTAGAAAATGGGCCTCCTAAGTTCATTTCTTCCTGAACTTTCAGAAATTATTGAAAACCGATTTTCTGTTTTATTATTCCCTATTGTTATCTACTGTTATCTACTCTGTTCTGTTTTGTTTTTTGTTCTTTGCTTTAGGTGGCTGGAGTCCTTATTCCATAAGGCTCGCAGGACCACACGGGCAGGATTTCCAATTCAATATTCCGCGTGAGCCTGCTCGTAATTTAGATCATTCCCCTTGGCACCTTCCCCGCTTTTTCGCTGGAGTTTTTTGGTTTTAATTACTATTTAAAAGTAAATAATGTAATTCATTTAAATTGCGCCGCCCTTTGACTGATATGCACCGTTTTGTTTGGGTTTAAGGTTTACTTTTCCTTTAATAACGCTGCATTCTATTTGACTACCCGCTTTTGGCTCATTTAACGAAATTATTTGACTTGTTTTGTCAGATCCTCGATTAGCAACCTCTTTGCCTCTTTGATGGCGCAATCAGAATGCTCACCCCTCCACACTCGAACATGAAGGGCACTTCGCCCATTCCAGCCGGTGCTTGTGGTGTGTCGCGCACCACAAACACAATCAAAAATGGTTTGCCGCCCTCCTGAGCGACAAATAGCCGTCGAATTTGTTCGCCGCATTTTTGGATTCCTTTTCTTTAAAAGCGCAATGCCGTCATTCTCCGTTTCCGGGATTTCAATTGTTTTCATCTTATTGATTCTCTTTTCTTTTACGAACAGCGGAAATGCCGTCTTGATCGTCCTCCAACTGATTCAGCGCATTCAGCAGGGTTGCCGCGCCAATCGCCTTGACAGATTCAAAGGGTCCACTTGCCCAACCTGCAATGTAATCCGCGATTTCCGCAATCGTGAAAGTTTCTGTTATCGGTTCCTCCAATTCAAAATCAGACTCTTCAATATACCGTTTTGGATGTTCGTTTTTAAAGCTCGCCTTCCAATCGCCATCGACGCAGCGGGCCGCTAAAATTCCGACCTCCCCCACGCTGAAAAAATTTTCATTCCCTTTGTTGGAAATAACCCTGATTCTGTCCCCGACTTTGAATTTGCTCACAAAAAGACAATAGCTAAATTTTGCGCCGCTGTCAATTGAATTTTACATAAATGACATGCAGGGAATCCATTCCGAAACCCTTTGTTTTCTTGTTTTTCTCACTCCAGTAATGTTTTTTGCCCGTTCGTATTCTTCATTCGAAATAAGGGCGGCGTGTTGTCCGCCCCGCAAAGAAAGAGAGAGGTAGTGTTCAACCACCTTGCGCGATCCGCACACGCCATACATTTTTTGACGAGCGCGGTGGGAACCAGCCGAAACAAAAACAAATCCAATTGGAAGACCGTTCGCTTGGGGAACAGTCCTGCAATTGATTGGCGGCGCGATGGGAGTTTCATTCATAAACAAATAAAAACATATTAATTGGCGCGGCGCAACAACTGTTAGCTTTTAATTTAAATTGTTGGTAGTGGAAATTCTCCCCCATGCTTAACGAGATATTCCATGATTTCCCCTAGGGATGCTTTCCCCCTAAAAGCGACTGCATATTTGCGAGAAAGGTGGCCGTTTACATGCCAAGCATAATTATCCCCCTCAAACGCCGCTTCGATATTGTCAAGCATTTCGGCAGGAAAGACTTCTAAAATTTCTTCTGGAAAGCTCGTGCTTCTCTCGCTAACATACCTTGCATAACTCCAATCAATCTTGTTGAAATTTCCAACCCAAGTGCAAAAAATCGCGCCCTTCGCACAAACCGAACAACCGCCTTTATTAATTGCCTTTTGTGGGGTCAAACTGCTATCATTCCAATCTGACCTCCAAAAATTTCCCTGTCTTGGCATTACGTTTTCAAGTTCGACTCTCAAAAGAACGTCTTTCGCTATTGCAACTCGCTTTTCAGCGTCACTCATTTTGGCAAAAGCCCGAACACCGATTAGTTTTCCTTTGTATTCGCTCATGATATTTAATAAAAAGATTTTTCTTTGCGGGCGTCAATCATTCGCTCAACGGATTCAGACTCCATTCTCATGCAAAAACACATCGAACCATCTCCCCGGTCTGACATGAAGTTGGCACACTCAACCAATCCTAACAAAAGCTCTTTTAATTCCGCGTCAGTAATAACCGGACCTTTAATTCCAGAGTTATTGAATTTTGATTGAAGTTCACCCAAACGTGATTTCATTATTTTTGATTGCGTTTCCTGCTAACTTTTGCTAGTTTGGATCTTTTCCGCCGTTTGTCAACCCTTTTCGGGGCCGATTTCGGTTCCGCGCTGAATGCAAGTCCATCAAGTAATCCTTCAAGTAGTGACATGGTATTTTTATTTTGAATCAAGTTTAACGTCCAGCTTGACGAACTTTTCAAGCTCTTCGCGCACCTTGGCGGCGTTAAAACTGGTTAGATACTTCTGATCGTTCCCGTCATGATTCTTGGGAAGCCCTTTTAAAAGGAAATACAACACCCGTTTGACCGCTTGCAGTCGGGTTTGCCCATAATCGCCAAAAAAGAGAAAATCTTTCGCGCCGTAAAGTTCATCTTCGGGCATTTTGTCGAAAACAACTCTTGCCAAATAATGATCCCAACTTTCTTTTGCTTTGGTTTTGCCTAGGGCCAACGGTGCATGTCCCGCAAGGCACAGTGATTCAATCTGATCCGTTTCTAAAGAAGTCGGAACCGTATGGGGATCATAAACCCCAAAGTTCCCATCCTTTCGAGTCACAAATCGCGCCATGTCAAACCCGAAGCGGGTTTCGGCAAGGGCGAAAAGAGCGAGGCGGGCGAGACTTGACTTTGCTGTTGTTGTCATGGAAATGATTTATAAATGTTTTTCACGAATATGCAAGAGGAAAAATCTAACTTGCGTGCGGGTTTCGTTTTTAATACAATTCAATTGTTTCTTTGAATATGTAGTGCGGTTCATGTCACCGTTGATACGGGTATGAATAAAAATAGGATTGACGGCGCTCATGATTTTGATTTTTTAAATTAAAATTTAACTGTCAAGCGAGCCATTGCCCGCCCAAGGTCTTTGCGCTTGTAAGTTTTACGCCGTCCAGTTGATCCGTTATGGTTCACTTCAACCGTTCTGCCGTTTTCCACAAGCAGTTTAACAGCCCAACCGTGGAGTTTCCGGTAATCGTCCACACCGTCAAAAACCCATTGGAAACTTGGCGTGACTTGGTGAATCAGTCCAGTTGTCCCGCTTTGGAGTTTCGCGAAGCTAACCGCTTTTGTGAATGGGAGAATGTTCATGCCGGAAGATTATTAAACGTTTTGGAATCGGTCAATACATTAAAGATCTTTTTTGACGTATTCCTCAATCTGTTTCAGAGCTTGAAGAATTTCCTTTTTTGGAATTCCTGCCTTGACAACCAAAATAATGTCGTCGCCGTGGTGCCCATCGTTTTGATGGCTTCAACCGCGTCAGACTTCGCTTGATTGTAAAGTCTAAACCCCTCTTCTGGAATGATGATATGCACTTTCATTTTGCTTGGTCTTGCTTGACTGAATCGACCATGATTTTAACGTCCAACCGCTTGTATTCATTAACCGTTAGTGTTCCGTTGCCGTAGTGGCGATCAATCTGTTTTTGAAAGTTACTGAAATCTTCAGGGGTTTTCGCTGAATTGATGCGGGCGACTAGAGCGCTAAACGTTTTCATAGGCGCAGATTACTTAAAATTTCGGGCGCTGTCAATTCAATTCCCAATATAAATAAAGTATTCCTCGCATGATTTGAAAAGATTTCCGCGATTGTCGTTCGCTTCATACGCGCCCCAATCAATTGAATCCAGTGTTTCCGCATTGGCATCGCGTAGCTCGCTGGCAACCATTTGAAGAAATAGCGCGTTAAAATCGTGCAAGCTCATTGCGCGGCGTTCCTCAGCATCCCACCCGCCAGAATCTTTCATGTATTCCAGCATGGCTCCGATCTTGTCAACCGAATCAATGAATTTAAATTGAGTCGCTTTGCGCTTTGCCCTTTTCCATTCCGATCCCCGATTTTTCGGGGAATAGGTGATTGGCACAAGCTTTTCGGCGGCGAGGGATGTAATGTTGAAATCCATACGAATAAGTAATCATATTATTTGCCCCGCCGCAACAACTGTTAGCATTTTATTTATTTTTGATTTTTCCAAATGCGATAGCTTTCAACGCACTCAAAGGCCCTGAAGCCGCCACAAACCTTTGTGACTGCTGATGCCCAAGGGGCGCGTCTCCAAGCCGTCTTACGGCATTTACATTCGATTAAAGAGGTTCTCATGATTTTTACTTTAAAACTCCATCCCTCCACCGATTCCAACTCCGTCCGTGAGCAAAAAAGGAATTCAGTTTGTCCCGCGCATTCCTCCGCGCCATGCCGTTTTCGTGGTGACGGTTAGGAAAGCACACCATTGCCATCCGAAATAGTTCGGCGCGATAGCTGTTCGGCTTGTCCTTCGTTGTCGTCATGGGATAAACATAGCGAAATCGGGCGCGGCGTCAATGCATTATTTACTATTTTAAAGATTTAATTTGTTGAGGATATCCAGAGTGAAGTCGCCTTGACCGATTTTAACTGATTCAGTTTTTCGGTTGCAGTAGCCCGAAAGACCTTTGTTTGTTTCAATTAGAAACTCTTTCGCTCGTTTAAGTTGAGATTTTTGAATCTGTGCGCAACCAAACTTATAATACTCCCCCATATCTTCGGCGTCAAATCCGTTGACTTTGATTTTTTCAACGTAAATTTCAAGGGAATTGTTGTCAAAAACCCTAACCATTTTAGCACCGTCGCTCCAACCCCCCAAAAGAAGAATTTCCGGCCCGTTTTTAAAGTGTTTTTGAGTGATTCTTTTGTCCAGCCCAAAATCTTTAGTTCCAGACTCTTCAGAAAGGCAAACCGCAACCCTTTTTACAACCCCGTGGCGATTTTTATTATACAATGAAACAATATCTTTCCCGATGTGTTCTTGCGCCGCCGCAATGCGCGATTCTAACGGTTCGGGGTTTTCAGTTTCTTTTTCGGCGAAAAGTTCGTTCCACTTTGATTTTTTGATATAATATTCGCAGTATCTTTCAGACCCCGAATTTTCGCCACGATCCATAATCTTGGAAGTTGGCAAAAATTGATGAAGCTCGCCCCGTTTAATTCCAAGCTCTCCCCCTAGAGAGTTGGTTAGACTTCCGCGCCCAACGTAAACATATCCATTTTGTTTTTTGGATTCGTCCTTTGAAAACCCGATAAATTCCGCGATGCGTTCTTTCGTCATGCCGCAATCTTATGGAAATATTATGTTCTGTCAAACATTAAAAAAAGAAAATGCGGCGGGCATCCAGTCCCCGCCGCATCCTGCTAACTCTCCGCAATGTGGAAATTTATTTTAATTATCTCCCTTGCCCATGAATTTTTGGGCTTGAAGTGCTCCTCGCCACTTGGTTTTTCCGCGCCTGCTAGTGTCACAAGCCACACCTTTGAAGATAGGTGCCTCATCACGGTATCCAAAACCATGAAATTCACCTGTCCCGATGGCAAATTCTCTCCAGCATGAATTTGGTGCAATGCCGTTGCGTGGGTCGCCCTTTCGGGCGCGAGTAGTGTTGGAATTAGCCATTTTTGTATTTTGTTTTTTATTCGTTTTTATTTAAAGAAATTGTTTTGTGACGAATCCAGAAATCAGCACAATTGTATAGAAGACAGCCCAAGCCGTCATGGGTTCGATAGATCTTTCAACCAAAGTTTTGCCATCCTGCGGTGAGGTATTCATGGAACGAATCGTCAAAAACCCTACGATCAAACTAATCCCTATCGCTTGCGGAATGTTCAAAGCCGCTGCCGCAAAAGTTGGAACAACAAACCATAGCCAAAGTTTCATAAATACAAAACCCCGAAAAATTGTAAGACCAATCTCGATAATTAATCCTAATAGAAAATACATTTATTTATTATTTTATTTGTTTTTTGCTGGAGCAAAAACTTTTTGCTTTGCTTTTGCTCGATCTTTGATTTGTGCCGCCTCCAATGCTCGAATGTGCCGAACAACAGCATTGTGCTCTCTAACAGCCCAATCTATCACGGGTTGACGATTAAAGGCTTCGCGCTGTTCTTTGTTTTCCTTTTGAATTTTCTCTCGATTCGCTTGCTCTTGAGCCTTATTTCGCGCTTCAGTTTCCTCAACTGACCCACAAAGCGCAATCGAAGTAAGGGCGAATAGCAATCCGGCGACAATGCATTTTGCTTTCATGGGTTATATGTATCACAATTTGAGGAAGATGCAAGCTAATTTTACGGCTTTTCCGCATTATTACTGCGATTCAATTCCTCGCGGCGAATTCGATTGGATTCCTCAGTAATTTCGTTTTGGCGCTCCATTTCTTGAATGATACGCCGTGAATTTTTGGCCGCTTCCCTTTCGGGGTCCAAAATAAAAGCGTCCGGGTCATTAGGCTCAGACTTTATCGCAGTAAAAGTAAATGCTTTTTTCATAGTGATGGAATTTTTTTATTTAAATAGCAAACCAGATAATCCGCGCCGTTGTCGTAAATAAGTTCGTCGTCGCCCGGTTCTGCCGGATCTAAAGTGTATTCAGGTTTGTTGACGGCAACCCATTGCTGAATCTTGGATAGACTCGGAGAAACAGCGATTGTTGTTCTGTCAAAATCTTGGGTATCGTCCGCAAACTTGCACTCATAAAGAACGTAAATCAAATCGCCGTCAGGCATCTTCGCCTTATCTATGGTAAGGCCCGCGTCAATTGCAAGCTTTTTCGCTTCACCTAACGCTGGAACCGTATCGGCGAAAGCAATTCCACTAACATAGCGCGGCCCGCCATCGCCGTAACGCGCAATCAGAGTTGTTAGTCCTTTTGGGCAAAAATAAAGATCCTTTCCATCGGAAGAAATCCCAAGAAATTTGCACTGCGGGCAGTCGTGAGAAAATTGCGGCTTCATCTTTTGAAGTTAAATAAAGTTTCTTTTGTCCAAAGATCAACCATGCTTGGTTGACGCTCAGGAACCATAACGAACCCTTCGTTTTTTGTCCACTCAAAAACCTTAACTTTGTCGATTTCTACCCGTGCGGCAATTGGAAAGATTTCCCCCTCACAGCCAAACCCCTTTTTAATTAAAGTTTCACAAACGGAAACTGCGCTGTTTTGATCGTGGTGGGTATCGTCGGAGTAGTTTTCACAACCCGCCGCCCATCCCAAACAGACTTCGTCTGGCCAAACTAAAATGCTTTTAATTTTCATGGAGTTAGTCTTCAATTAGAGAGAACCCTTCGGCCCAAAACTCTTCGTTATCTTCAGGGGTAGTGACAATCATCCCAACACACCCCTCACCCGAATCCTCAAGAACAATTAATGATTTAAATTCAAATCCTTCGCCTCCCCACGCTTTTCGACCTACCCCCAAGTAAGTTGCACGGGCATGCCGCGCTCTTTCATAAATCTTTCCAACCTCAATTTCTGAGGGGCTGTGAATGCTTGTCTTGGCCATAGGTGGAGATTAGTTAATTAACTGGATGCTGTCAACGAAAATCAACCTTTGCGAAAAAGAATATAAATAACAAAACAAGCCACCGCGCCGCTAATCAATTGATTCGCAACTCCGGGCCAAGTTGCCGCTTCAGCTAAAATATGCATGTTAATATCCTTGTGATTTGAGGTATTCCGCGAACTTCAACAATGGTTTGATTTGTTTTTTATAATCATCTGTGAACATATGAATGCGCGGCTCTTCACTGACAACGGCACATTCGTAATAATCCAGCCCGCAAAATTCAAACAAAGTTGTGAAGTTTCCCGTGCGAGCGTCATCCATCGCGTTTTCAAATTTCAAAACCTCTTTTTTGGAAAAGAGAAACTCCCCGTAGGTTGAACCTCCAACAAAGTCAACCTCACTCGGCCCGAATTTGTATCCCGCAAGATCCTGAATTGCGCAGGTTGCAGCGCAACCGAAACAAACCTTGCCGTCCACCGTGCCAAAAGTATTCATATTAACTTTAAACCCTCGCTCCTTGACGGGTTTCTTAAGCCCGCGACACATCGCTTCGATGGCGGCGCTTGGCTTTGAATTAATTGATTCTAATATTGTGCGGGGTTTCATGTTTTATTTTGTTTTAAAATCGCGGCAGACCTAAACTGCCATAGGCGGGTAACTTCCCGTATGTCAAATTCAAGCTATTGAATCCTAGCCGGAATAGCAAGAAAATTATTAAAAATGTTTGCGCCGCCCTTTAAGATTTTTCGGCGGGAACGTATTTCACGCCGTCAATGAAAATCTCAACCGCGCTATAAGATGTTTTACCTTGCTGAACCGTGTGATTAACAGTTACGGTATTGTCAACGAAATAAACATAATGGTTGTGCGCAAGGCCCGCCATTATAACCTCCATTCGTTTTACATTTCTTCCATCGGGAAGTGTGAACGCGCTTTCAGCTTGACGAGCGTTAGCGGCGTTTTGGGTGTCCCTTTCGGCTTGTGAGTCACAGCTTACCAAAAGAGGCAAAGATATCGTAAGTGTCATTACAATTGCTAGCGCGTATAATTCAATCGATTTCATTATTTTACAATTCAGTTTCAATTAGTTTTGTTGGGGCGTGTGAATGTCCCTTGCCGTCGAAAACCAGTTTAGAATTGCACTTTGAACAGCATTCTGTATTCCCACGCCTGATTTTCTCGTGTTTGTTAAGGCCGCAAAAATGGAACTTGTTTGGGCACAAACAAATATATCTATATTCCGTTGTTTTACGTCGAGTCTTGGAAACATCGAGTGAATGACAACGCTTTGGCGGAAGTCTAAATACCTCCACCATAATCCGTTTCCAATGTGGCCCGTGACTTGGGTTATTTTTATAAGAGAAAAGGTGTCTGGAAATATGGTGACTTATCTCGTGAGGTAGGCAGGTTTCCATAAAATAAGCCTCATTGTCGATCAACAACTTTCTATTGAATCGTAAAAGTTTTTTTGCGTAAAAGCTCGTCCCGGCAGTTTTTCCGGTCAAATCGAACCTTACTACAGCGCGGGGGAATTTTTGACCAAAATGGTTTTCGGCAATTACAAAGCATTCCTCAACCCTGTTCATAACTCTCTTTAAAATGTTTTTCTCCTCAGCCATGAACGAACTTATCATTTAACCCTCACAAGTCAACAAAATATGTGTAAATATCCACAGAAAGAACGATTTGCACGATGACAGAAGCGACATGGTTTCTATTCCGCTAGAAATTAAAGACCCTCTTTAACGCGTGCGAGTTTTCCCCTTAGTGATTTTCGGCCCGCCCTGATTGTATCCAGTCCAAGCATTTTGCGAACGGTGAACCTTCAATTCCTCATCGGGCGCGGCGATTTTAATTTCAAACCATCTGTATTTACAATTGGCCGTAACCTTCAGCGCGTCACGATAACGCTCGCATTTTTCTTTTGAATTTGTTTCAAGGCGAACCATTTTGGATTTAGAACGTCCGCCGTAAAGTGTGTGAAGAATCATAGCGGAAGGCTAGCTAATTCCGGTAGGGGTGTCAACTACCTTATCTAAAGGCGGCCTTTGGTGGAAAATTGTTCTAATTAATCGATCATTAAGAGAATAATAGCAAAAAAATGTAGCGCCGCTGAACGTGATTTGATATTCAATTGTGCGCAGGGATCTTGCTTTAATTTTCTTTATGGGAGTCGTTACTTCCCGGCCCATACGTGCTTTTCCAATTTGCCTTGAAATATGCCGAACGTCCTCTTTTGTTAGGGTTAGCTGGAACCTTTCGGCGGCACGATCAATGCAATGAGCAATATGTTGCTCCCGCATTATTTTGTTGGATTTTCTGCGGGACATATTTATGCAGTTGGCCCGCCCGAATAAGTTTCAAGAATATATCGGGAGAGCAAGTATTTGTCCTTTAAATTCCCTTGTGGTAAGTCAGATCCGTTATGGATGTTATCAGCGACCTTGACAAGGCGGGAGATTAAATTTTGCTTTGCTTTTAATACCTTGTCAAGATAAGTCGCCTCGCCTTCATCCGTTAGAGCCTTCACCCCATTTGCGATTTCCTTTCCAAAGCGCTCAAGAATCATTTCATGAGTTACCCAAGGAACATCTTCCCGGTCGTGAAGGATCGCAACGCCATAAATGGTATCTGCGGAAACGTGGTCCCAATTAGTTTGAGCGTCAATTTTTTCAGCAATCCAATGCCCATTTTCATACATTTCCAACGCGATTGCGGCAACCGCTTTCGGGTGTTCAATGTAAGGTGTTACCCCATCTTTACGGTAAACACCCTCGTGCATCTTTGTCGCAAACTCTAAAAGCTTTTCTCGTTTCGTCATGGCGTTATTATTAATTAATGATTCGATTTGTCAACAAATAATCGACACCACGATGGATTTATTTTTCGAATGTTCCGGGTGATTCTTTTTAAATGCATGGTTATCTGCCCGCCGCTTCCATCTCTTTGAGGATCTCCTCTTGTCTGGAAATTATTTTTGTTTTAGTCTCTTCGTCTTGCTCAAAAACGGCGGCAGCTAGGGCAACGAATTCTCTATCTGTTCTTCCTAATTTTGGAATTGTTTTCATAAGTTAATTTATCGTTGGCCAAAGTTGTTATGAGGCGTAACGCAGATTAAGTCCCCCTCCGTCCGAATTTAAAAGCAAAAACTTTTCCTCCCACGCCAATTCAAAGTAATCAAGACTACCTTTATACCAAAAATACTCGTCGCTGTCTTTTTTATAACAGATTTTTTCAAGTTTCACCTTCTGCTCTTCACTAACGCCACCGTGCCAAAAAAGAATCCGCCATTCGCGCCCGCCCATTTCAAAATCCTTAGTCAGAACTGGAGTATTGACACCGTTTATTGGCATCATAACAATTTGCCCTTGGAAAAGAAAGCCCGAACCTTTTCGGTGATCCCAAGTCCTTCAATTTCGAAAGCAACATCGCGGAAGAAATTAATGATTTTATTTAATCTCCACTTCGCCCACCCTTGGGGAAGGAATATTGTTACGGTTTTTTCGCTCACTGTAAGCATTGGGAAACCAATTTCTTGATCGCGAAGAATGTTAGCGCTTTTCATAAACAAAGTAATAATTAATATTTGCGCCGCCGTCAAGCCTTATCCACCCAAACGCCGAATTCATTTTGAACCTTGCCACACTTCGTTAAGATGTGGTCAATATCATGATATCCATTATCCCACCACTTGATTCCGTATTTTTTGGTTAGATGGGTTCTGATAGCTTCATACTGCTCCTCAGATGGGCGGCGCTCAATTGAAATCCAATTAATGCTTTCGTCAAAATCCCAACGCCATTGACAATGGGAAAGGGGAAAATGATCGGCGTGAAACTCCACCGTTTCTGTTAACACGGAATGAACCGCGCCGTAAGAATCCACGATGCCACAGATGTTCCCCTCGCGCAGCTTTTTCCATTTATCGGTCGCTTTCATAATTAATAATCAGTTGAAGGCTGGCCCGTGTGGATGGATTCTTGTTCTCCAAAAATTTCGGCAACAGCGCATGTCTGTTCGTGCGCAAAAGATAAAACAAAATGTATGCTTGCGGCGGCTTCATATCAAAAGCATTAAATAATATTTGCCCGCCGTCAATCTAACTTTTGCCCGTTAGATTAATCCCAGTTCCATTTATTTTCTGGCTTGGTTTTGCCTTGCTGCGGAATTGAATCGAAGTCCTCGCTCTGAATCGCGTCCCGAGTTGCCGTTCGATTCTTTCTTGCGTCGTAGTGCTTCAACAGACCCTTTGAAACATTGTGAGGGTGCCTTGCCCACTGAATCACTTCCCGACCCCTCCAGACCCCTTCTTGCCTTTTTGAGCGGGCGCTTACCCAAGGCACGCAAACCTCGCCGCCTTTATAATTTAATTTAAATTGGTTTTTGCCAACTCTATCCACGCGAACGCCTTGTTTCGCCAAAATTTCCGTTGCTTCGTCAATGCTCATTCTTTTAAATAGTAATGTATTAAAATTAAAGAAGGGCAGAACCCCTCTGGATTCTGCCCTACTCCTATAGGAAACAGTGGGATTCAACTCTTTGGATTAAGAGGACAGCGCCACCTTCCGACTCTTTTTTAGGTTCTTTTTGGCTCCGGTCTTTTTGACAGCCAGAATCTTTTTTGCCACAAATGGCGTGACTTCCCCGATATCGCCGTGCGTCCACTTGGGAAGCTTGCAGATGAAGGGCGAGGCTGGTTTTCCAGCGGCCTCAGCTTCATCGATCAGTTTCTTTCGGCGAATGTAAACGCAAACAGGCGTGCATCCTGCCAGTTTGGCGATTTGAATATTGGTGAGGTTCCTCCACAAGGACCGGAATTTGCTCCAGTCGATTGAATCAGGGCGTCCCAGCTTTTTTGTTTTCGTAGCCATACAACTATTCTTTCTTTACTTTTGTTTTTGTTTTTACTTGTCTAATTGTGCGGACTAGAGGAAACACTTAAATGTTAAGAATCTTTAAGTATCTCGAATGCCCGCTCCAGCGAAGTAGTGATACCTGTGTTTTTGCAGTATGCGTCACGCCAAAAGCAGTTTACAGTAGCTTCAACCTCAACTTTTTCAGGGGTGGTGATAACCGCTTTGGTTGCACCGCCCTTGGGGTTAATGTCATTGCGGTTTTCGATTTCCCGCTTTTCAAGCAAACGAGGGTGTTTGCCCTTCGTTTTCCGAAGGTGGGTGATTTCAACCTTGTAACCTTTCCGGCGTAGGTTCTCAACCGTGTAAACTGTTTCTTTTTTCTCTTGCGTTTGGGTGCTCATATCGTGCTTTATGTTTATCAGAGATTTTTTATTCTGTCAAAGGATTTCTTACGGAAGTTTTTCGGGTGTTTCCACACCTTCACCGATTCCCTTAAGGAATGTCCGCCCAAGCCCAGTAATCCGGCGCTTGCCGTCAATTTCCATAAGGCCAACTGCAATAAGGTAAGGTTCCAGACTCTTTTGAACTGCTTTGGCGGGTTGCGCCAACCGCGAACTTAAATGCCCAAGGGCGCATTCACCGTCCGATTGAAGAATCTTAAGCGCCCGGATTTCATCGTGAGTAATTCCGTAAGGGAAAAGATTCAACTTGTCCTTAAGAATCTCAAAATGTCCCCGCTCAAAAAGCGAAGTGCCGAAAGACAATACGTTTTTGGCCATCCGATCAGCATCCCGCGCATTTCGGCGCACATAGCCTGAAATTTCTTCCAAAAGACCCTTTTCAAAGGAAACCTTGCTGCCGACAATCCGGTTGATAATTTCCGCCAGTTCTTTTGCCGTATATGGTTCAAGCACAAGGCATTGAAGCCGATCTTTCAGCGCATGAAAAATTTTGTCATCTTCTGTCGTTGCGAAAACGAAAGTAATTTTGCGGAAATCGAATTCGTATTGAACATCGTTGAAGGTGTAAGTCGTTCGGTTGGCCGCGTTTGGTTCAAGAATCGTCAGCAAAGACGTTTGAACTTTTGGCGGCAATCCATGCGCCTCGTCAATAAACACCGTGCAATACGTGTCTTGCAGCTTTGACAAAACATCTTCCAAAAGCATCGTTACCGATGCGATGGCGCTGCCGTTGAAAGCGAAAAACGCTTTGTTTGTTCGTGTCGGATCTTTCGTATCGGGAAGATTTTTGGCGAACTTTTTGGCAAGGTGGGTTTTACCGTCGCCCTTGCTTCCAAGCAAAAGCAGGTGGGGAACCGGGGAACCGTTTTTGATGTGACGATCCAGATAGAATCCGAGTTGCTTTTTCGCCCGTGGTTGTCCAACCACTTCATCAAAGTAAAGGTCAACGTCCGAATCGTGAGATTTGACAACCGCATGAGATTTCTTCACAGCAGGTTTGATATTTTTTTTCACCACGGCGGCGCTTTTCTTGGCAACCGCACCGCTTTTCACAACTTTTTTCGTGCTCATGGAAATAGAATGTTTTATTTTTTAATGTTTGTCAATTGAAAACTTACAGAGTTTCTTCGTTAAGATCCAGATGCGGACGAATCGATTCTGCTTTGGCGGCAGCGCTTTCCTCAGCAAAAACTGGAATGGAAACCGCAACCTCAACCTCTTGAACATCGTTTTCGGTAACGAATTTTACTTGATGCACCGCTTCGATTTGTTCGATGAACTTCCGGCGAATTGGAATCGCCATGTTTGGTTTCAAATATTTCGAAAGTGTTTCAAGCGTCACGAAAACAGAGTCGGTTGAACCTTTTTTCCGTCCGCGCTTGTCGTTATTTTTTGGGGTGGTGCTCATGGCTTGTATTCAGTTTATATTTAGTTTGCTTTGCTTCCCTTCGCTTTGTGCTCCGGTTGCGTTACGTGCTAATGAATACCCTATTTTTTTAAGCAATGCAATGCTTTTTATTGATTGTTTATTTTTTTAATTTAAAAAAGCCGAACAAGGCGTCACGCATCAACGGGCCATAAGCTTTCCCGTCGCGGTTCTTCAGCTTTTTCAGCCGCGCCCGTGGGCGGACATTTAACGTTAGTCAAGAAAACAATTGTAGCTCGCGCAACTGGAGCGCCTTCACAAAACTTATCGCAATGAACGTCAACCCTCGCCCCCGTTCCGTCCGTGAAACGGATTTCATAGTAATCGGCTTCATCCTCCGCAACCAAAACCGCGCTGATTGTTTTTCCCTTTAATTGATTTGTGTTTTCTTTGAACTCCGAAAGAATCGAATGATCCTCTAATTTAACAAGATTTCTCATATTATGTCTGATTATGTTTATTTATATTGCCCGTATGGGTGTGGTGATTTTGTTAAGCATGAAATTCTCAATGGAGATAAAAGGTCTGCGGAACTTGCCTCCCAAGTTGGAATGAACCTTCATAAGGGCAAATGTCCCAATCGACCCAAAGAAGAGAAAAAAGATGGCTAACAAGACGTGGGTGGACAACCGCCCATTAGCTTTCCAGTTTCGGTTCAATCGCTTTTCAATGGCGGCGGTGCCACCACTTTGACGTTGTGCAGAAATGAAGATTTCTCTTCGGCGGCATTTAATTTTAATTTATTGTTTTCCATATTTATGATTACTAAATTCCAAACTACATATACTGATGCACCGATTCCGAATTCGATTGAAACCGAACTGAATTTCAGGGTTGGCGACTTGATTAAACATTATAATGGGCAGAGGCACGTTGACGCTCGCGTGACGGAAGTGGAGTGGGTCTTAGATGACTGTGACGGCGAATCCTATCGACTCGTTTCGTTAGAAGAGAGATAAGCCAAAGGGTAATCGGGGCTTGCTTCTGAACTGGATAATCAATTTGCATTTTACCATTCACCTGAATTACTGGTCGTCCATCGTAATCAATCCACTGAGAAATGGAAGAAGCACAACAAGACGAGACACGACAACCGCCGTGAAGCTCCTCAGTCACGGTTTCTTGGCTTTCCATTTGCGGCGGTGCGTGCTCTTTGACGTTGTGCAGAATTGAAGATTCCGCCGCGACATTTATTTGTTTATTATTACTTTTCATATGAATACTATTGAATATATTCCCGCTGAATTACCCGAGCATTATTTTGCCGTATCGGACCCAACTAGCAATATATTGTTTTCTGTTTACAGTGACAAACCTATTGATTTTGAACGGGCGAAGGCGTTAATTGTTGACTGGAGGGCGCGGCGCACAAGGGCACAGTCGAATACATCATCTTTTTTCCCCTTACCCCCTCATATCCTTTTAGAAGAGTCTCAAGATATTCGAGTGAGAGCAAGCCCGTCATTACACCCTGAGTTACAATTCTAGTAACCAAGACGGCCATGTGTTCGAATGGGATTTCATACGTTTTATCTCCTATCTTTTCGTAGAACACCTTATTTTTGTCGTCCCGGAATCCGCCGCCCAGATTAACATAATCGGAAGATGAAGATGGCACAACAAGACGAGACACAGCAACCGCCGATAACGGCTTAGTTGCGCTTCTGTCTCTTTCCGCTTGCGGCGGTGTATGCACTTGGACGTTGGCCAGAACAAAAAGACAACAACCAAGAGGCGCATCTTTCGCCAATTCACTTTTTACGATGATTTCCTCACCGTCCTCGCAAGTTAGCCTAAGCCGATGGTATTCGGCGCTCACGCTTTTAATGGTTTTCCCGCGAAGGATGTTCTCGAACTGATTTAATGATTCTTTTAACATAAAATAATAATGAATATAATTACACAAGGAGACGATTGGCAGTTGATTGAGCGAGACGGTATCTCCTATTACGTTCACGCCAAGTTTGTTGAAGGTTCGTGGACTGGCTACATTGAGTGCCGATCCTGTCCAGAAGGGGAATACAAGGACGAAAGTTTTCCGCACGATACTGCAAAGCAAGCGATTGTCGGGGCGATTCACAAGTCTGGTTTTCACCACAATAGACTGCACAACCCAAAAGAAGAAAAATAAGGCCAACAAGTCGAGACACAGCAACCGCCCCTAACGGCTCAGTTGCGGTTTCTTGGCTTTCCAACGGCGGCGGCGTGTGCTCTTGGACGTTAGCCAAAGAAAATTTCCCGACTTCAACATTTTTAACCATTTCGTCACTTTTCATAATTGCAAATTCCATGATAACAAAAGAAATAAAAGATATTATCCGCCCGCTGATTGAATGTGTAGCATCCCTGACCACGAAGCAGGCAGCGATACTTGAATTGATCGCTTAGAATATTCCCGAGCCTCAGAAGTCGCAGCTTTTAGCGAGCGCGAAAGAGAACGACAAGCGAGCCGAAGATCTTCGTCACTCAGCGCAAGCTTTGCTATAATGGCCGACATTTCGCAGCGACGAAGACCATTTTTTATATTTGATTTATTTACTTTATATTTCATTGCACCCGAAAGCCCAAGTCCCCACACGGAGACTCAGGCGATACGATGCCACAGAAAAAAATAAAGAAAGAGGCTAACAAGGCGTCACGCGCCAACGGGCCATAAGCTCCGCTGTCACTTTTCAACCTCCTTCTCAGTCGCGCCCGTGGGCGGACATGGGACGTTCGGCAGAAAACAATCCACCCATGAGTAAGTTGATAGAAATCTCCCCGTCTGAAGCCCGTGAGTTACAAAATTTGCAAAAGAAACAGATTCTTCTTTTGTCTTCGGGACAGACAGTCCCCGTTTTGCATTGCGAGGCCATAGTGCTAGAAGACTATAATAATGGCGCTCGGATCGTATCAACATCGCCTTGTCCCGTGGGCATGGGGATAACGTATTTAGCTGCTCGGGTTGGATTTCCCAATCTGTTCGAGGTATCATATGAGGAAGAAGCGACCCTACGCCTGATCGGGGCAGGTCAAGATTTCGGATATAAGGCAGTTTTGAGATTCTTGGAAGAGACTTCAATGCCCGTTCCAAACGCCATTTGACTCTAAGCTTGAATGAATATGAAGAAAGCCGAACAAGGCGTCGCGCACCAACGGGCGATAAGCTTTCCTGTTGCTGTTCTTTAGCTTTTTCAGTCGCGCCCGTGGGCGGACATTTAACGTTGTGCAGAAATGAAGATTCCTCTTCGACGTTTAATACTAATTTTTTGTCTTTCATTTTAATTACGGTTTATGACTTACGATCAGATTCTAAGCTGGCAATACGCGAACGGGGTTGAGGACGATTGGTTTGTAGCGGTTGGCGGCAATCCCTCCCCGCACACCAAGACCCTGTTGGATGTCAAGGCCATCAAGGACAACGCGCCTCAGTTACAGGTCCACATTTTGCACGCCTGCTCCAAGGACGACGCGACTGCCGAATGGGTGATTTTTGAGTCTCATGAGGAGATTTTCGCGCAGATGATCCCACAGCGTCCCGTGTATAATAGGGAATACAAGAAGTTCAACGCCACGATGGAACAGATGTTGAGTCTTGCGCAGAAGGCTATCCGTCAGAACGGCAACACTGTTACCGATATAGGCCATGGATTCGTCGCTTTTGAGACGGGAATGACATGGGGTTCGTGGAGCGGGGCGTCCTGTTCCATTTCTATTGAGGAGCGTGAGCCGTTTTGGTTTGCCGTTCATGGAAGTGGGAAGCAGAATATTCGCGGTGGCCAGCTTGCCGCGATTGATTTTGGAGAGGCGGCAGGTAAAGCCAAGAAGGTCATTTCCGCGATGAAGTCGCTCGCACAATAACAATACATAAACAACACAATGGAATTTACCCGCATTTCAGAATCAGAACTTACCACGATTGATCCGATTACCGGAGGAACTTGGCGAGTCACCAACACTGGCCCCCTGAGTGAGACTGCTGCCACTTTGATTCTCGGTATCGAGTATCTCAAGGAGCGCGCAAGACCAGACAAAGGCGTCACCTATACCATCGAGGTTGACATAATCCTCAAGGCGTAATGATGTCGCGTAGTCCTCTGTTTTGATTGCTCCCACTAAAGGATCGTTGAATAGTTTTTTAGCGTCCTCTACCCCAAATGAAGAGGCACAACAAGACGAGACACAGCAACCGCCGTTTAGCTCCTCAGTTGCGCTCCCGTCGCTTTTCTTCTGCGGCGGTGCGTGCTCTTTGACGTTGGTTGAAGAATTTAAGAGTCTGTCGTTAATTTGCGTATTGTTTTTCATAATATGATCGAATATCAAAAAGAAGAATTTAAGAAGTATGGATGTATGTCGCGAGCCATCATGGAGATTTGCGGCTTGCCCTCGATTGAAGATTTTTGCGCCAGTTACAGTGTTTATTTTCGCGAGGAGTATTTCGGAATGCCCAAAGACGATAAACTTGGGATTATTTTAAGCGGTCTTGGATTTTTAGGCGTTTCTGACGAGTGGGATTTTGAAGTGGTTCGGGGCAAGTTTGACTCGGATTCCAAGGTTATCGTTTTGTCTCATGTTTCACTCAATGAAGGCGACTCAAGCGAGCTGAATCATGCAAGCGTTTTGCATTCGATTACGCCTGATTCGTTTCAGTTGTGGACTTCTTTTCAAGATGGAAGTTCAGGTTTTCTCCCTTCATTTAGTAACCAATTCTGGGTGGACAAGAAGTGCCATGGCCTCTGCTTGGTCAGGTGAATACATCGGCGGGTGTCCAGTCGGCACAAAACCGTTCAAAGAAAATGAAGAGCAACCAACAAGACGAGACACGCAACCCCTATCAGCCGCCCTGTTCACATGCTCCTGCGTAGTTCCAACCTCAACCCCGTGATCGACGCTCGCTCCCGCTGATAGGGTTGCGTGCTCTTTGACGTTAGCCAAGAAATTAAAAGACTCTCCGGGATAAGCTGTCAACGTTGGCCCGCTTCCCCTGTCAGGAAAATCGAAAAGAATGTCCGAACCGTCCGTAAAGAAAAGTTGGAACCCTCCGTATTTTGCGTTTTCGTGCGATACATCTTTTATGGTTTTCCCCGGCAACGCCGCGTAAGGGCCGATTTTATTTAGTGGATACATTTTCTTTATTACTTATTTTTATTTATGAAGACCTATTATAGTTCCGATGGGAAGATTGCGTATGCGGTTTGTGAGTTTTGCGGTTATTTATCACAGCACCCATCGACATCAAAAGATGATTTGGGCGCGATGACTGAATCTGAGAATGACGTTAGGAGACACCAATTAAAAGAATGCAAAGAAAATCCCAACCGGGAAGAGTCTGAAACCGAAAAATACATAAGAGAAATTCAAGAAGGCTAACAAGGCGTCACGCGCCAACGGGCGATAAGCTTTCCTGTTGCGGTTCAACCTCCTTTTTGTTCGCGCCCGTGGGCGGACATTTAACGTTCTGGGGAGAAATCATTGGCGGGACTTTCTGATTTTTTCGGTGATCCAATCGGCCTGAGACATCTCCCGTGCATTACAGAGATCCCGCAGCTTGTCCGCGTCCTGCGGCTCGATCCGCACGGTGATTGCTTCGCGGGGAGTATCGCGGGGCTTGCGCCCCGCGCCTTTTCTTGTTCCGCCTCTGGTTGGTTTTGGAGTCATGAGGGTTGGCAGTATTTTTCGCGATACCAGTCTGGTACGGTGGCGAGCTGGTTTTCTGTGAGGTTTTCGGCGCGGTAGAGATTCTTCCCGGCCTGCGATGCGTCCACGTTGTCGAGCCATGCGGGCATGCAGCCGTTGCGATAGCCGGGCTTTGCGCCTGCTTGCTGTGGCATGAGATTTCCTCCACTGGCGAGGCTGTGCTTGAGATTTATCGTTTTCATTTTCGTGATTTCTGTTGGGGTTTTGAGTTTCAGTCGGCTTGGTCGTCGCCCTTCATCCATGGGGTGTTATCGACCATTTCAGCTTGATCGCGGTATGGGTTGTAGCCTTCTCCGCCCTCATTGTGGATCAGGTCGTATTGACGCGCTTTCTTGGCGCGGTCCGCTGCTGCGGCGTGTGCTGCTTTTTCTTCCGGTGTCCGGCTGTCGATGCGGCGGGCGTCCACGTCTTTGTCGTCCATGGCTTCTTTTTCTCCCGGATTGACCCCGAGGCGGAGGAAGTTATCGGCGGGGATCTTGTCCCATGCCTTGGCGGTCATCAGTGGCAGGAGGCTGTCCTTGTTCAGCGTGCCGCTGCTATTGGTGAGCGGCATCGTGTTGTTGTTGGCCCAGAGAGTTCCATCCTCGCGGACGGTGACTTGAGGGACGCGCATCAGAGACTCGGTGGTTCCGGTTTTGACGATGGCGAGGATTTTGATGGTTTGCATTTTGTTTGGTTGGTTCAGTTGCGCTTCGTTCTGCAACTGAGAAGACCTTAGTTCACGGTTTGATTTTCCGCAAGCACTATTTCAATTTATTTTCACTTTCTTTTCCGAGCTCAAAAAGACCCAGAACAAGACGCCGCATCCGACGCCGATAAGCCGTATTGTTTTAAGCGGAGTCCACCCCGGCGCGGATGGGCTCAGCGTTCGGCAGAATATTAAGAGGCGCTGCCGCGCCGTTTATTTTATTACTATTCATTTAATTATTTTTATTTATGACACAACGAGAAATAACAGAAGCCAAAGCAATCAAAGAAGAGCTGGAACCCAAAGAAAACGTAGATGGCGTTTCCTGTATTGGTCCAGAAGCCCTCGTTTGGAAGTTCCGCGAGTATTTACAAGCGAGGAACATCATCGTGGATATTTTCGACAACGTATTAGCGACAGAGACATTGAGTTTTAGCGAAGCTCGCCTTCAAGTTCCGCTGTCCACTCTGCAAGAGATTGTGAAGGACTTCGCGATCCATCTGGCCACACAACCTGAAGAAGATATACCGAGCTATTGGGGCGGGACTTTGCCTCCTTATATTGGAGATCACGAAGTAGAATTTCGAACGCCTTAACCATTCTCACCGTTTCACGGCTTATCGCCCCTACTTTTATCTCTACCCATGTTATCGCTGCGCCGTCTTTTGAATCAACAATCTCCAGTCGAAGACAAGAAGCCGAACAAGGCGAGACACAACAACCGCCCATAAGCGGTTCAGTTTCAACGCCCTCGCCACTCAGGGGCGGCGGTGCGTGCTCTGGGACGTTGTGCAGAAACGAAGACTCCAATGATTCCAATCTCTCAAGTTGTTGACCAGCACCACCAAAAGTATCTTGCTTCATGCTCGCCGTCGTTGATTGAGATGATTCTGAAGGCATATGAGAAGGTGCCGATGGGTTTCTACGATCTTCAGCATAAGTATCGGGACGAGAACGTGGGCTTAACGCATTTTCGTGACCAAGATATTGAGGGGTTACATTTCCAGATCCACGATCAATCCACAGGCCAATCATTTCTCGACCGTCTTCAAGAAGAACTGAAGTCGGGACGAATAGTTGGTTTGTATTGTTTGAACCGTGATGGTTCATCATGTCACGGATGGATTGTAGATGATGTTCGGGAGGGACAGGTTCACCTTTTGTCGAAGTATAGCGAAGAAGGCAATGGGGAGGGACGCCAAACAGTGAAAGATTCTTTCCCCTTAGAGGGTCCAGAGGCGATTCGAATAACCGACCTTGTTTTTGCGCTCCCTGTATCCCCATGAGCATTGTGTATGGAGTTCCACCCACAGAAGAAAATGAAGAAGGCACAACAAGCTGTCGCGCACCAACGGGCGATAAGCTTTCCTGTTTCGATTCAACCACTTTTTCAATCGCGCCCGTGGGCGGACATTTGACGTTGTGCAGAAACGAAGATTCCTTTTCGGCGGCGTTTAATTTTAATTTATTAGTTTTCATATTATGTCCAAGTCCTATTATTTAACAGAAGATCTTTTTAGTTCATTGAGGGGTTTGCAGGATTGGCAGATTCACGATATCCCTCCTGCCCGTTGGGATAATCTTCCCCGTGTCCATCGCAAGGATGATTTGTTTGCCGTTTACGCCAGCGGTTGTTGCGTGACTCCAAAGGTTCTCAATAAGAATTTGGCGATTGTCGGGATTGATTTTCTGGCGCACGAACCTAATCCAAACACAGACAAGGGCGAAGATAGCGTGAATATTTACCATTTTACGATTTCCAAGCTTAAGGTTCCCGTGGGGGATTCACAATATAGGATGGATGGTCCATACTTTCGCGAAGCTCTTTTAGAGCACTGGCCTTGTTCTCAAGATGCTCTGGATTTTTACTCATCCGTGGGTCTTCCATTTGATTTACCAACTTCTGAATGTTCCGACACAACTGAATCTGTGTGATTTCGGACGGGAAGCCCCTTCCGTTATCAAGGATATATTTTAGAACCTCATCGTCCGCATTTATTACCTTTGCTTCAGCTTCCGCCCATGGCTGTTCCTTAAGCATCCTTTCCCACAAAAATGAAGAAGGCACAACAAGCTGTCGCGTACCAACGGGCGATAAGCTTTCCTGTTGCGGTTCAATCTCCTTTTTGTTCGCGCCCGTGGGCGGACATTTGACGTTCGGCAGAGATTCAAGAGGGGCTGCCGCTCCAATTTTATTAGTTTTCATTTTTTAATCAAAATATTCTCTTCGTACGCCGCCGCATCCAGTAAAGCAAAATTAATCCTCAGTTCCTCCAAAAGAACTGCCCGCGTTTCCCTATACGCAACTTTAACGCTGTAGCCCTTAACCCCCTTGTTTTCCTCGGCGAGTCTTTGAAGTTGGGCGCGAAATGGCATCAACGCTTCCTCAATCTCTTCCTCGTCCAAGGCTTTCCTGAATTCCTTGTTTTTGTTTTTCCAGCGAATCATGATTTAATCTTCTTTAAATAGCTTTTTAATATATCCCGGAGTAAGCCTTCCCGGTCCTTTGCTTGCGTAATAGATTGCCCGCCCATCCTTGTCAACAAAAAAACTGTCGGAATATTGATTTGTTCCAATCCTCACTCTTTCTTTGCAATTTTCAATTGCGGCTGTCGCGCCGTCTGCCGCGCCGCCAAAAAGGCAGATTTCAAGTAATGTTTCGGTCGCCATCTGTTTCGTCCCCCTCTGTCCAAGTTCTTATAATTGCTTCAATGTCTCGTGTGACTTCCTTTAGAATCGTAAATTGATCTGAAATTTTGTGAAACCCCTGTCCGTCAAGCACAATCGCATTTTGTTGGTAGGTTTTGCGCGTATTAATGGTTGCTTCCAACAATTCCGGAAGATCGCATTTTGATTTAAAATGTGTATTCTCCATACCTGAAATAAGACGAAGGTATCTCGCCCTCGACCTGATCAGTTTCCTGAGATTAAACCACAAAAGTAAAGTTTTCCAAGAGTTCATCGTTGTTGTAATTTTTAATATTGTTGTCAGAAAAGACAACTAACCATTCCCCAAATTCAAAACTAAAAAGTTTCTTGCCGCCAAAGCTAACTTTTACAAACTTTCCCGTTTTATGAATTGAATCGAACTCTCTCACCTCATTCGTTAAAAACTCGTCAAGCGAATTCTCGCAGGTGATTTGATAAGCGTTGAGGCATGAAGGTTTCGGGCTAACTAACTTTTTATTGTTTGGATTCATTTCGAATGTAATTGTGAAGGGTTTCGACGCGCCAATATTGGGGGAATCTTGAAGCAACCCCAATAATGTTAGGCATATCTACTGTTACACCATCGGGCCAAACGTAGATCCAAATATCGGGTTTAGGGTTGAAAATAAATTCAACATCGTTTTCGCAAAAACCCCCATCCTTCATGCTTTGCGCTATTTTTTCCGCGCCCTCCTTATGTCCATAATTTATATTAACAACAAGTCCGTGCCGTCCTGAGAAATCGTAATCGTGAAAGTTTTCAGTAAACATTACAATTTATTTAAATTAATTCTCCAAAGCCGCGTGTTCGCGCCCGTTGAAGCGATTGTTTGAAGTGTGCTCCAGTTGATCAAATCGGTAGAGGTTTCCACAATCGCCTGAGTATCAGTTAGTTTCATCCTCCAAAACCTTTTTGGTGATGGATCGTAAAGCGTGGATGTAATTGTCGTGTTCGTGGTCCAAGTCTGGCCATTTGTTGACGCACGCTGAATTACTAAAGAGAACTGCGGCTGCCCAATTCTGAAAGAGATTTCCCCACTTGCTGGGGAAAGTCCTTTTACGTTTCGAGCCTTGACAGAAGCGTAATAAAGCCCATCGGCCAACCCAACCGAATACGACGGGGTTGAAGCGATGTAGGTGCTAGAGTAAACACCCGGCGAAATCCCGATAGAAACCTCATAGCTTGTAACCTGCTCCTCCTCTGGATTAGCATTCCATTGAAGGTTAATCGTTGTCGAAGCCGCCGCAATGGCGTCTTCAGACATGAGCATCATTAACGGCGCGGCAATCGCGGCGGCAATAATTAATATATTTTTTAAATTACTTTTAAGCGGCTTCATCCTTCAACTTCCTAATCTTTTTTGGCTTATTATTTTTTTGCTCTAATTTTAATTCTTCCCCACGGGCTTCCGCCCAAAGGTAAATATCAAGCACAATATCTACGCTTTTTTTATCTTCCTCGGCTACTTTTCGATCACCGGATTCAAATCCGGGCAGCAGAGTTTTAAGGTGGGCTTTCAGTTCTTCAAGGTTAACCAACATGGGTGTGTTTTTATTTTAATTTTTGGGTGACAGCAGACGAAATGGTTTTGTTATCTGCCGCGCCGTTAACACGCAAAACAGTCTCCTTGATCACTTTCCCCATATCCTTCTTGCCCGTAGCTTGAAGCTCCTTGATTATTAAGTCAACCAAAATATCAAGGTTCTCGGGGGTAATTTCGGTGGGGAGGTAAAGAGCGAGGATTTCCTTTTCCTTTCGTTCTACGTCCGCCAGCTCATACCTTCCGCCCGACTCGAACAATTGGATAGAATCCTCTCGCTTTTTGGATTCTTTGCGAATAATGCTCACCGTGTCAAGGTCCGAAAGCTCCGCATTTTTTGCTTCTTTTTCAGCCGCCGCGATTGCACCCTTGACAACCCGCAACACGTTACATTTCAACGCGTTACGTTCTTTCATCGCCGCTACAAGGTCGGCGTTAATTGTATTTTTTAACATTTCCTATAAAAAGATAACGTTCCCCTCGGAATCCAACTTGTAACCGTTGCTTTTAATGATTCGCTCAGCCTCTTCTTTGCTGATTTTGGCAGGACTAAGGCTCCCCCGAACCGCTTTAACCCTCACAAAGTCTAGGCCAAGTGCCGCTTTGGTTGCTAGGTAATTGCGAATTCGCTTGACAATTCGGGTTTCTTCTGAAACATCTTCGACAATCGTATTTTCGGTTTTTCCTAAAACTTCAGACTTCTCGATTGTCACGGAAGGCGAGACAATTTCCTTTTGAAAATCCGCAATGACTTCGTAAGCGCAACACCGCAGCTTTTGGCATCGGTCGCCCAAAGGAACACTAACGGCATCCTTGGGATCGATTTTAATTACAATTACTCTTTGCCCCCAGCCTTTCGCGTAATCCAAAGATCCAGCGTGCAATCCCGGTCCACAATCGTTGTTTCGATCATCTGTAACGCAATTGCGCTCAATGGAAATCTTCGCTCCAATTGAATTTAAAATATGCCCGCCCGCATCAACCTCGCCTTCCAAAACAACTGTTTTGACGTTTCCGTTTACGCTGAAATAAGTGTTATTCACTCCTTTGTAAGCCAAGAAGAATCCGTCTTCTGTAATTGGTAGGGCGCGATACGAAAGGAAATCGAAAAGCTCCAAAACTGCCGAATTAGAGGGATTCAAAAGCAATCTCTGGCAGAAAAGGACAAACGGCGCTGTGCTTAGCCCAGCCTTTTTAAGCGCAAGAATCTTGTTCATTAGTGCGCCTTTAATTTCAAAGTGGTGATACGTAAGATTGCCGTTCTCGACAATAAAATCGTCAACCTGCTTCTCAACAATCTTTTCGAGTGAAGTGTTAAAAAGAGAAATAAATTCACTTTCCCGCCCGCCCGAAAGCAGACCGTAACCTTCTACGTAGCGAGGATCAGAATCTTCTAGTTGGTATTGCTTGCCGCCCGAAAAGAGCGAGATATGATTTGTTCCGAATATTTTCATTTTTTTGTTTGTTATTTGTTCCCTATGAATCGCTACGAATAAGTTCTAGCATCGCATCCTCAATCTGTCCAGCGAAATCTGAACTATTTTTTAATGCTTGTGAGTAGGCGTAAAAGGTAACGTTCGTCGCCGCCAGTTCTTTTATTTTTTTAACTTTTTCATTGTTTTCCAAAACATCAGAACGCGTTCTAACCTTTTTTGCATGGGGTTTAAATGGCCATGTCACTTTGTCTTCATCACCTAATGCACGATACAGTCCTAAAAACTTAAAATTCGATCTATCGAAAGGATACGGGCAGACAATCTTATTGAGACTCCAATCAACCGCTTTGTGTGCATTGCGGCGCATAGCCTTTAAAATTGGAACCGCTGAAATGCAATTGTCGGGAAGTCCATCGCGATTGTTGCGATTCAATCCCAAGATTTTACAACCCAAAAACTTCTCGCATTCCATAATCTGAGAAGAGGTAAACCCTTTAATCTGAATGTCTCCATTGCCTGAAATCGGCACCCAATAAAATTTATTGTTATTTTGATAATTACTATTTTTATATTTAAAAGTTATCTTTTCAAAGCTTCCGGTTCCGAAGTTTCCCACTCCAAAAATGAAGGCTCGAACGTCGCCAACCTGTGCTTCCTTGGTTTGAACGATTCGGGGCGCTTTTGTTGGTTGCAGGTGGCTTTGATCTACAACGAAATTTGAGTATCCCTCGCCAACGCTTTCGCAAATCGCTTGAAGATCAGCAAACGTGCTTGGCTCAACGTCTTTGCGGGGACAAGCAATTGTATAGCTTCCACCAAAAAGCGCATCAAGCGTTCTCTCAATTCCCGAGCCAATCACGGTTTGAGAAATAAAATGAATTCTTTTTGTGCTGTTTGAAGATAAAATCGATACTGACGATTCGCCGCTCCATTTATCCTTGCGCCTTTTCAGCTTTCCGTTTTGCTTGGAGTAAAACCAAAAATCATTCTTTGATCCTATAACAATCTCATCGGGAATTTTTTGAATATGCTTCGCGCCGCGATTGCGAAGAAATATAATATAATTTTTATGCTCGCAGCAAAAAACCCACCGTTCAAAAAAGTCGGATGGAATTTTGGATTCAAAATCCGCAACGGTTTTGTTCTTTGCAGCTTCAAACAAAACACCGATTACGTCTTTGTTTTTTTCGCTTTCCTGCAATCGCTCACGGGAGGGATGAAGATCCAGCGAAACGTGATCCTCGATTTTGAAAACTGAAGAAGTTCTATACCCGTTTTCGTCCAAGGTCCATGGCAAAGAATAAACCACCCCTTTGTAAAGAACTTTGTCGTTTTGCCCGTAAACCTTGTCGCCTTGCACAAGGTATCCGTTGTAAATCCGCTTTACGAATTCGCTTTCAACCTGCTCAGCCAAAAGGTTAACAACCTCAAGATTGTGATAGTGTCGATACGCTTTATAGAATTCATAAAAATTACTATTAAAATTATAAATCTTATTTTCCGGCAAATTGATTAAAACTTCAATGCCCGATTCTTCATCCGAAGGGTCTTGACTATTTAAATGTCCCTCAGAGTGGCTATCAATAATCACCCCAGCGTAAACGCTTTTAATTCCCTCGTGCCACGAAGTTACAACAACAGTTTGGGAAATCGCCGCCCAAACCTTAGATCCCAGCCCAAAGAAACCTCCTGTTTTTTTATCGTTTTTCTTTGTGCTGGTGAAGTATTGAAAGAAAACATTAAAAACGTCTTCTTTCGCCAGCCCTTTCGCAAAATCTCTAACCGAAAACCACGGCTCTTCCGGCGAGGGAACGTGAATAAGAGGTGAGCGCGAAATTTGGTGGGTTATATGCTCGTCAACCGCGTTTGTGATGAATTCGCGAGCAACGGCCATATTCTTGTTTGAATAAATTTGATCCCGAAGCATCATTGACATTTGACCCAACCCACTTGTTGCGATGCCCATTACGCATTTGTCTAATGATCCCTCTATTGTTGTTTTCTGTAACTCCATGCGCTGAGAATACGCATTTTCGCCCGCTCGTCAACGATTATTTAATCTTCGTCGGCAATTTCTTCGCAAAGATATACGCTGTTTCTCGTTATAACCACCTTTGCCCGCTCATTCGAAGCGATTTGCAAAATCTTGCTGCTTACAAAAATACCTAAAGACTGTATTCCGTTTCGCTCGGTTCTGTGAAGGTGAATTGTATTTCCCTCCTCGATTGGCCAAGCAAGTTTACCCTTCACCGTATAGTCAATCGGCGGACTTTGCCCCTCGTTTTCCTGCCCGCAAACCCAATTTTTCCAATCGGCTGTTTTGAATTCTGCGTCTGGCGCAATCGCCACCTTAGTTATTTTTACCATTATTTTATATTTATGCCAAATCGTTTTTGTCGTAGTGGAATCCTGCAACCCTTTTGGGGCGAATATTAAGCTGGCTATCAAGCTTAAATTGCCCGTTTTCTTCGATAGAGAGTTGGATGATCTCACAGTTTTTCATATTTCTAATCATTTCGAATTCTTGAACATTTAAATCCAAAAGAATTTTAAGGTAAATCCGAAGGCTGTATCCATGAGCCACGATTAAAATATTTTCTGCCCCTCCCGACTTGATCAAAGGTAACACCTTTAATTCGTGAAAAATTAACATCCTGTTGAACGTATCAGCGCCCGATTCCCCATGCTCAAACCGATAATAAAACGAGCCAATTTTATTGCGCCACTCGTCCCCAACATCATCGTAGGGCTTAGGACTCCCGCACCACTCCTGCTCACGAATTAAATGCGAATATTTAACAGAGTTTACCCTATTCTCGCCAAGGGTTTCTTGAAGATAATCGAAAGTGGCGCGGGTTCTAAAGTAATCACTAACATATACATCAAAGTCTCCTGCGATTTCTTTCAATTTGCTTCCCGCCCCTCTTGCTTGTTCCGCGCCCTTTTTTGTTAACCGGATCGCGTAGTCAGGAAAGTCTTCATAGGATTTTCTATCCACATTTCCGTGTGAAATCCCGTGCCTCAATAAAATTATTTTAGATGCCATGCGTTTATATTAATTAATTCTAAGATTTTGTCAACAAGCTTGCTATCCGGTTTCGCCATCATCCAAGTGAAAAGCTCCTTTTCTGTGTATGGGTCTATCATTGATTTAAAATTTCAAGGTTGTTTTGAACGAAAGAGAGGGTATTCGCGTAAACCTCGCCTCGCCACTCAACGGCGGCGGCGCGTGCTCTAACGGGGATAGCGGCGGAGTCGGTTTTGCATTCATGGTCTTTTTTCGCTATCCCCGTGGGATACCTCAGCGTTAGCAGAGGAACTCTCGAATGATCGCCAGTTGACGTTCGACGCTGTATCCATTCTTCACCCCTTCTTCGATCTGTGCATTCATCACTTCTTTCGTTGCGCCCTGACTGGCCATTTGGGCTAGCGTTTCTTCTCGGATTTGTCGTTTGTCATCGTCATCCATCCACGGCTTCTCCATGCCTCTGAAGATGTGATCAAGCGCGGCGTTTATTTGAGCTTCGTATTTCATTGGTTCATTTTTCATCCTTGGATTTCAGTTATCCTCGAACTCCCCTTCTTGCGGTTCACAGTTGCCTTCGATCCATGCCAGCACGTCCTCGGCTGTGGCCTCGGCATCACCCCATCCCATCCCGAATGAATCTTGCTCGGCACGTTCGATGAGGACAGTCTCGTCGTCCTGAATGCCACAGGCGGCGTTGTAAAACAGGAGGTCGCCATCGCGGACGCTGATGACGGGATCTTGGATTCCCCGCTCTGCGCGGTCATTGAGCCAGTCAAGGATTTCGGTGGCGGCGGCGATACTGTTAGTGGTGCGGTTGATTTTCATTTTGATTTGGTTGTTTGGGTTGCGCTTCGTGCTGCAACTGAGAAGACCCTATTTTACAGTTTGATTAACGTCAACATTTTAAATCATTTATTTTCACTCCACCCCCGAAGAGCTGAACAAGGCGCGGATGTTATTATTTTCCATTTGTTTTTCATTTTGAGGCATAATCAATAGCCTATCAACAAGCCGACTTGTTTTTTGACAAATCACGTAATGTTGGAATCTCTCGTAAAGCCTGTAATTTTCGGTTTCGTAAGTGTGAACATGCCAACCATCTTTTTGCAACTCCAAAATGTCTTTTTCTGGAAACCATTTTAAAAGATCGGGGTAATTATCCGTAGCGGACAACCAACCCACCAATTCAGGATCGAAATCCATTTCCAGTTCTGAATTTGCGCAAAAAGAAAATTTGTCATGAATCAATCCGGTAAAATTACCTTCAAAATCATACCAAAGTCCTTGCTGAGTGTTTGGATTACAAACCCGATAAAATGTTTTCATGTTATTTTACTTCCACCCAACTAATCGCCAGTTTTTCGTCTGCCATTCTTTTGGCGTCTTGCGCGTCGATCATAATCCTAAGTATTGTTTTGCTAATTTTAAAAATGTTTCAATATCTTCGCAGTCCCGCGAAAGGTGTTTTCCGTAAATGCAATCGTCTCTTCCAAAATCATGTAAACTCAAAAAGATCCCAAGTGAATTATACCGCGATTTCATCTCGAAGTGCTCCTTGCCCAAAACTATAACAACATTTTCCCCGTTGTCAAGACATACTTGGATTTCTGGATCATCAATATCCCGAAATACAATAAATTTAGATCTATTAGTCACTTAATAACGATATTTGTTTTGATTTCAACCTCAAGAAGCTCAGACCGGATGATTATATAATTTTTATTGGGCTACCATGCTTAGGCATTTCCTGATTGATGGCCCACCCGCTCATTTCCGCTTCATCGGCAAAAGCAATATACTCGCGAACTTCAGTGTAGTCAATTGGGTCGCCGCATCATAACCCCGGCGTTGCCATCGTGATGAATTTTAACGCCGCAAAGTGAATTTTATTCAACTTTTTAACGTCTTCTTTGCTTTTAACCCAATTCATATCGTTTAGCCTCTAGCCCTCAGTTTCCGGCTTGCTAGGTTTTGGCCTTCCGTTAGCCTGTAGCTTTCCGGTTCGATATTCTTACCAGAAAAATTCATAACGTCAACCCTTTTCCCATCGCGCGGAAAAACCAGAAACGAACAATTATCTACTGGCTCCACCCTCGTAAAGGTATCGTGGCCTACGGCAAAAATTATTTTTGGATTGCCCGTTGCTCCTCTAGCGATAAGATCTCGCTTCTCAGCAAAGGTTGGGGCCAAAGTTATTAAGATGTTTTTTGTCAAGTTTCGCATGTCCACTAGCCTTTTGGACAACTCAATACTATCTAAGGCTGGTTTTTCAAAATTCGAAACAGAAAGCTCCAAAAAGCAATTTTCGGGGCCGTATATCTCTTCACATGCTCTAAAATTACGTCTGTGATCGTCATGCATTGGGGAAAAACTCCCTGAATAGATACAAATCTTTTCCCGCTCACTTCTGAAAGCCAAATAACTTTCCGAGCAATGAGCATTTAATTTAATACCATACTTCGAAATGTTGGATGTAATTTCGTGCGCCCTTTGGGTTGCAACATTTACTTTGATTTTGTGGAAAGGGTGCCCGACCTTCGCCCAATTAAAAAGAGTTTCCAAATTTGTATTTGTTAAGTGGGACAATCCGGAAATATATTCCCCGAACGTTTCCGAAACCTCACGAATTAGGCTTGCGGCGATTTTCTCCTCCTCCAATCGGGTGTATTTTTGCCCCGCATGCTCCCATTCAAGGCTAACGCAATGTTCGTTATATTTCGCTGCAACAAAAATTGAATGAGTCCGGCCAACCCGCTCGTTATCACCTTTTGTTAGGCTACAGGTTATCCCTACCCCAATAGCATTGATTCCAATGCTTTTTGCGTAGTCCTCGGCGGCAACCGCCATTTGACGGCTCGAACTCTCAGAACACGCCTTTTCCCTCAGTCCACCAACAAATTTCTCAAGTGCCGCAGTGTCATACGGCACGAAAGCAGATACCAACCAATTTGACGCGCCGCCCTCGCAAAGCCTATCACTTAAGAAAAGAGATGACCCCCCGGTTATAGCTATCGAAAATTTCTGATTTGAATGTTTAAACTTTCTCTCCATAGGGCAATGATTTAAAAAATTTTTCGATTTCTTCTGGAACCAAATTCGCATTAAAAGTTTGACACAATTCGATTAAAACCTCCCCCTTTTCCTTTCTTCCCGCGCCGTCAGGCGTAAGTAGTCTCTCAATTGCGCGCTGAATGTCCATTGTTTAATTTCTTTTGATTCGTTGGTTCGTTTGAAGCTAATCCCACCCCGAAAAGGGCAACTGCCCGCTCCCGAGTAAGGTTAAAGTTTTTTGCATTTGTGCAGGGTGAAGAGCATGTAACACATTTTGGATTAATGTTTCTCACCCTCGCCCCGCAGATAACGCAAATCCTGCTCATGCCTGAAAAACCACATCCAGCGCGTTGATTGTCCGTCCCTCGTAGAACTCAACCCAACCACCAAACTGATTTGTAGATCCCTTTTCGAAGACAAACAGCTCGTAATTGAGAATTTCCGACTCTGTTACCCATTCAGCGATACAGCTATCGCCAAAGGATTCGTTTTGGAATTTCTTTTTGTAAGTGATTTTTTCCTCACCCTCGCCGCTATAAATTTCCTGTGCGAAACCCTCGCCGTCGAAAATCCATCCGTTGTCCGACTTTTCAAGCTCGCAACGACGATCCGGGGTGAAAAAGTCAGGACGAGCATAAAGCTTAACGTCCATAACCGTTTCCTTGCCCCCTTCGTAGTAGCTGCAAACAAGCAATCGTTCAAGGTCGCTACCGATATGATCAAGAATTAACAGAACGTATCCATTCTTTCCGTCTTGCAGGGAAACCTTGTCTTTGATGAAAAAGTCCGGGCGCTTGCCCTTGCACTCTGGAAGATCGTCAAATTCAATAAAAAGATCCGCTTCGTTAACCGTTAACACGCCGCCAACGACGCATGATTTAAATTGATTCATATTGTATATGTTATGCTGTTTTCTATCGATGTCAATTAATTAATGAAATTTTCATTCACTTTTCATGAAAATCTGTTAATATGTTTTTCAAAGATTCTTTTTGCGGGGAAAAAACCGCTCCCCCTTTAGTTCTCGACAAAACCAGAAAACCCGTAGCCTGTTACGATACTCAAGGAAATTTAATTAAAATCTTTGATAAGATCAAGCTTGGCTTCCTCCTGCAAAAACCTCAAAGAATATCGCGGCTACCTTTGGAGGTTCGTTATTTAAATAACAGCCAGCAAACAAAGGCTCCCCCTGCCACCAACGCCAAGATAATAAAAAATATACTTAGCGCCCCGAAATGAGTCGAAGGGGGCTGACCAACATAGTAATTATTTTGAGACATTAGCTTGTTGAGGTTCTGGCTATCTGACATAGCGTCATATATCATAAAAGCGCCCAAAGAATTATAAAAACCGTAGCCTCCAGAACTCTGATTGTAAATAATCGTGCGGTTAGTTCCCCCCTCCCGATAGGTTGAAGGAATATGAGTTGGACGCGAAGCAGGTTCGGAGTTATATCGGCTTGTGTAAGACGACGCTTTCTTAGCTTTGAAATCCGCCACGGCAGATTCACGAGTCTTGAAAGCCGTTCCTGACTGTGAAGCGGCCTTGTAGCGTGCTGTATCCACATTTGAGGTTACTCTGCCAGAAGTTTGCGGAGACGCCGTGTAGGGCTTGCTAGAGCCGCTAGACGAGCCGCTAGAGGTTGCCTTGGGCGCGGTGTAGGATTTACTATTGGAAGTAAAGCTGCTTGGCTTTGAACTAGAGCTACTGCTAAAACTACGACTTGACGAACTGGAACTTCCTGAAGACGAGGAGGAAAAGCCGCTGCTTTTTCCCATTGCTCCGGTTGAACTCAACGCCACGATCAAAAGCGCCGCCATTACATTTTTAATATATTTCATATTCTTACCCTTGGTTTCGTTTTTGTTTTTCAGTTTACAGACATGCTTTTGAGAACAGGCTTTTCAACCTTTTCGTTTCCCTCAACCTTCGGGGAAAGCCCGAACTTTGCTTCAAAGTCCAGTAATGCGATTTCCGCAAGGTCTTGTTGCAGTCCTTCGTTTGCTTCAAGCGAACTAACGTCCGTTGCATCTTTGGCAACTCGGATTCGTCCCGCCGCTTTGCTTCGCTCTTCGTTAACCATCGCTTCGATACGATTAAGGTTGTCGCCACCAGCGCCAAGGTTTGAAATCATGCCATTGGCCATTTCTGTTACTTCCGCCGCCGCCTTTTTCAATTTCATATCGTTGATTCCACGAGAGATAGATTCGATGCGTTGCTTTGCCGCTTGCACCGAAACGTCACGAGAACGAGTTAATTCCTTATATTGGGTTTCACATCCCGCCAATTGCTCCCGAACATCCGCCAATTCAACCGTAACGTTTTGAAGTTTAAGGGCCAGTTGTGAAGCCAACTCCCGTTTTCCGGCGCGAAGCACGCTTTCAACTTTTTGAGTTAGGGACTTTTCCTCAGTTTCCAACGATTTTGACCTTGTAACTAAGGATTCCAAAAGGCCCGCTTGTTGAGCAAGCGCTTGGTTGAAATCCGCAGTGTGCTTTCGAAGGCCCTCCATTTCAACTTGCAAAAGAGCTTCGGGGTTATTCTTCTCAACACCGCTTAGGAAGATGCCAAGGAAGCCTTTGATAATGTTTACGAATCGCTTAATCACTTTTTTATTATTTTATTGTTTATTATTTGTTGAGATTTATTTCATAATCCAATACACGATTGGCCACACTGACTGTGCCTGCCACAGGAAGAAAACTGGTTGAATGATGATTTCTCCCTTTTTGAGTGGCGTGCCATCGAATAAGACAAGCCCGATTTTAAGCAGGCTCAAAAGGTTAACCGGAGTGCAAATCACAAACACCGTTACTGCCAAAATATTGATAAACAGTTCCATAATTTTAAAATCTTGATCTGCAATTCGGACAAAGTGCGCCGGATCGAGTATAATTGACTGAGCATCGACAGCGATAACAAACGCCAAAAAAAGCGACAATTTTACCAAAATAATATCTGGCGCGAAGTTTAATTATTCTAAGTATCATATTTATAAATTAATTTTGTAGGCACAATTTCTACAATGCCCTTGGCCTCCAAGTCAAGAAAGAATTCGTTTTTATTTGGTAAAAAATCTTTATAACCCCACTCTGGATTACTTAATCTCAGTTCGCAGGAATAAAAATTTCGAACGGCGCTTCTGGCGAGAGCTTCTGTTCTCCAGAAGGGGCTTTCAAAAATACGGATAGGTTTTCCGCCAACCTTCACTTGAAAAACGGCGAACTCTAGCTCGTTTGATTCGAGACGCTTCGCCTTTTCAAGAAAAGCGTCAATGTTTTGATTGTGGGTCATTGCTCTTTATCCTTAATATAAATTTTTTCAATTTCGTTGTCAAGAGACTTTATTTTCTTCCAGAGCAAATCCCACTCTACTGCTATTTCCTTTAATCGTGGAATAGAAAATTCCGCATTTGGACTGAGCGCAAGTCCCCTCTCGAATCTAATTCTATATGCTAGGTCAGGAGTAATCATTTAACTTTTCTATTTGGCGGTGTATCTTTCCGGAAAGACCATTCGTTGTATCCGTGCGCCTTGGCGCGATCTTTATCTGATATTTTTACCGGAACGTCAAGCTCTTTTGCCAAATCATTTCTTAAAAATTGCTCAATTGCTTGCCTCGCTTGAAACGGATCAAGAACAGAGGCAAAACCATATTGTGAAAGCATACCGTTTTTAATTAAATTACCCGCGTCGCTTCCATAGCGAGGCTTTAGATAGGTTAAAATCGGGCAATCGTATTTAAGATGCAGCTCATGATAATCGATACCGTGAAGATTAAAAAATTCGAAAAAGCGAAGGTTGCCAAAAGCGTTTTTCTTTAAATTATAAATGTTTTTGATTTCTTTTCCAAAAACCCATGCACTCTTATACGGCCTAAGCATTCTTGCGCCGCAATAAATTTTCCCACAAAAGAAAATATAAACAAAGCCAAATTCCTCTTCCCACCGCTCAGTTTTGCGATTATATTTTATGTCTGAGGAAGGAAACACGAATTTCTTTAGAAACTCTTTTTCTTTCTCAAGGTCGATTTTGATTTCGTCACGCTTGTAAATAAGCGTAGGGTCGATGAAGCCGCTAGAATCGAAATAATCTTTTTGTTTGCTTATGATTCTCATATTACAAACAACCGCTATTAACGGTAATCCCGCCATGTTTCACTTCAAAACCATGTCCATAATACCCGTTATGGCTGTTGAAAAGAGTTAGAAAAAGGTGGTCATGCCCCTTTACCAATTTAAAAATTGCCGCTCCCCCCTCGTCAAAGTCGTAGCCCTCTAGGTTTTGTTCGAAAAAATTGGGGTCAAACTGATATCCGTCAGGATCTATGTTGCTAGGTTCTTCCAAACGGCGAACGTCTTCGCCTGTAGGAAACTGTTTAGTTAGAAACCAGCCAAAATATTCGCAGCAGTTTTCCGAATAGTCAAATCCAACAAACACGTTGTTGTCGTCCACAAAATTAATCTTGCCGTCTTTATTGAATACTTTCATTTGTTTTTTATTTGTAAATTATCGAATTTCAATCGCTTGCTTCTGATATTTGCGAACACCGTTTTTATGAGAAGCGATTGTAATATGGCTTCCCAAGTGTCGATAATCGTCCACCACTCCGATGATCTTTTTAATTTCATCAATTCGAGAACTTCTAACTCGCAACCAATAGTTAGGCACTCCGCTTTTTTTTCCGCCAGTAATCATGTCTGGATTGTATTCAAAATCAACCCATTCGCCGCGAAATTGATTTGCCGCCGCGTAGTTTATTTTTTTGTGAATTTTTTCCAGTGCGATACTAATATGACCCCCAAATGCAGAGTAGCTATATCGTTGCTTGTGAGCTTCTTCTAAGAAATACGCGTAAAGTCTGGTAAAGTCATGGCCCAATCCAAGAACAATCCGCCCCATTTTTGGCTCAACCAAAAATATGCCACGAGCCTTTATCCACTGTTCTCTTTCGAATTCCACAGGCAAAGATTAATTAATCATTCGCCGCATGTCAACCAATTTCTTCCAAAATTTTTATCCAGCCGGGGGTTCTCCTGTTCTTCCAGTTGAAAATGTGCTGCTTCTCCCCGACATAGTATTTTCTATACGCCTTAACGGCATCCGAGTCTTTGTATTTTTCAGGCATTGCAAGGGCGAATTCGGTCATTTTAACCTTGGGAAAGGTCATGAGGTGTCGGTTATCGTCAACCCACTTTAAAAGCATTGAGCTTTTATGAATCTTCCCATATCGGAAAACGTTCTCTTCGCTCAGTGCCTCGACATAATCAATTACAAATTGAAAATTTTCCGACGATGCTCGTGTAAAAATTGCGCTCGGGTGGTTTATGTGGGTCGGTTTGTAAGGTGCATTCACGCCCTGCAAGTGAAAAGCGGTGCAAACTAATTGCATTCCCTCTAGGAGCATTTTCATATGCCTGTCAACGTGATATTCCGCGTTTTTCTTCGCGTCATAATCCAATATAAAGATATTTATGTATTTATTCGATTAGTTGTTTGATCTCCTCCAAATCTCCGAACGCCTGCAACCAACTTTCGTCTTCGATATTATCAAAAAAGCTAAACATAAGTAATGTCAGCTCAGAGCTTTCCTCAACCCCTTCGGGCAAAAAACCTTGAAAAACCTTTTCAGGATTATTCTCCCAATCGCTAATATTGAAACCAATTTCACTTAGCCCGCCCTCTCCTAGAGTTCTATTTCCAGAGAGCATATGCTTAACGATTGTTTCCCAATAATTAATATCCATTATAGTGATTTGTAGCCTAACGATCTAAGCATTTCAATTGCCTTAAACTTAATTTGCTTTGTCAATTTGCCTCCAGCCCTTTTAATGTCGGCTAAAACAGATTTTGCAGATTCCCAATCCTTAATTTCAACACAGCTAAAAAACTCAAGACCCAAATCTTTAAGTTCGGCATCCATAATCTCGCTGTCACGCCCTTTATGACGAGGCAAAAGCTCACTCAACTGCCCGCATGGACAAGTTTTCCAATCCCGCGCATAATTGTAAATCTCCCCTTGCTCTTCTTGGGTTGGAGGCGTTTTTCGCCGCGAAAGATTTTTGAGTAATTTACTCCAGTTGATTTCGGGTTTCCCGATGCTTGCTGCATATGATTTCATATTAATTATTTAAAAAGTATTCAATTCCACTGCGAATGATTTTATTGTCTAAGGTTTTTTTGTCAAACATAATTTTCACAATACATGTTTTTACGTGTAATTAAATGTAATATGAAAAATAAAGAAAAGGTAGAAATTTACTTGGATTCGGAACTTAAGGCAAAATTAAAAGCGCACGCTGAATCTGTTGGCGGCACAATGGCAGGAGTGATAAAAATGATTTTGAAAGGGTTTCTGAAATGAGGTTGACGGACGATTTTGAAGCAAAGCCCGCTATTTATATTTTTACCAATTTAATAAATGACAAAGTTTATGTTGGGGAGACAATGGACATGCGATCCCGAACAAAAGGTCATCTTTGCGGCAAAAAATAGAACGAACTTGGAGTGTCCACATTGCAAGAAAAGTGCTCGCCACAGAATTCAAAGCGATGGCACTTTGACAAATGCAAGTTTATTTAACTCCTCTTCTATACCTTTTCTAATAACCGTATCGCTTACTTCTTTTTTATCTAAAAGAAGGAAACCAGCATTTTTTTTCCATGAGCCGTCGTAATGCTGAATGATTTCAAGTGCTTGCTCCTTGCGGGAGAACGATTCGCCGCTAACTCCAGCAACAACTTTTTTTACCCTTTCAATACAAATCAATACATTTGAATAGGCGGCGCAAATCTTTTCCATTTCGTCTTTAATTTTTTCCGCCAACTCAAAGTCAATGGTGGATGAAACAAAAAAATGAAAATCCTTTGGATCGGTAAATTTATCACCTGATGATAAAAATAAATCAACAATGTGGTCGATTGTTTTAATTCCCGTGCAAAGACGGTGCGCCGCCAAGTATGATTCTGACTTGATTTTTTTTAATGTGTTTCCATCGGGGCTATATAAAACTACCCCCTCAGCTCCTTTCCAAGCGGCAACGTCATTAATGCATTCTTGGACAGAATTGTAATAATACTTTTGTGGTCTTGGAATTCCGCAAATAGCTGCAACTCTATCACAGTAACTTTGTTGTTCTAACCGTGCGGAAAAATTAGAAATGATTGCAAGCAAGGTTAACGTTGGTTTGGCGTCCTCCCTTAAAACAATCACCCTGTTTGGCGTTGTATGCTCAAACAAAAAGCTGTTTCCCTCTGCGCTTCGAATCATGTCCTTTAGAAGTGGAAAGGAATCAAATAAATCCAAAACCTCTTGCCCGGTTTCTTGGGTTAGAACCGAGGAAACGCCCCTTGTGCGAACAATAAAACCCCCATTATGATATGAGCAAATGATCAAACTTCCGTCCTTTTTGTGCATTGCCGTAATTTGCCACGACAAATCCCAAGGTTGAAACTCAGGGTCTTCGGACCAATTCTTAAATTTTGGCAGCCCTTGACTAACACAAAGAAAGTCTGACTTTCGCACGATACAGCTTCGAAAACGAGAATCTTCATCAGTCCACTTCACTCCAATGTGATTTGGAGTGATTAGCCAGCATTCGTCACCGAAAACGGTAACGTCTTTGAAGTTAAACTGTTCTGGATTCGGTAACTTTAGCATGATATTTTGTCGTAGGGGCGAATCATAAACTAATGATCCTACTTGTCAACGATTAATCTTCAAAAAATGTGGCGAGCCCAAAAATAATCGACATGATTCCCCCAAAAATCAAGCAAACTACAGCCGGAATTGTCCACCAAAACCCCGGCTCTTGATTCCCGACCCACCCATCGGGCAGTAATTCGCACCCAATATAAAACGGAGCAAAAAGACCCAAGAGAAAGAAGAAAATGCCGCCAATTGTATTTTTATTCATATTTTTATTATTTGGATTGTAAATTGGCTATCTCTGCCAACAACCTACGATTTTGCTCTCGCCTTGAAGAAATATCCCTACTTATGTCGGCGGGACTTCTTTTCGAACCACCCCTAGCCCTATCTCGAACAATATTTTTATTATAATTATAATCCCGAGTGTCATTCTGTAATTCACTCTGTAGCCTGCCTATCTCACTTTCGTTTTGCGAAATAATACTTTTATAGTGTGCAATTATAGAGTTCTTCTTTTCCCGTGCCTCAGGACTAACTACGGGTTGGTTTTGGGGAACTTCTTTTGCTGACTCAGGCTCTTCAGTTGGAACATAAAGGGTCGCCATTTTTTGATTAAACTGTGCAACCTCGTTTTCATTGAATGTCCAATTTTTTGTGTATTCGATTGGGAATTGATTGTAATCGATTCCCCTAGTTCCCGTAGAATGTCGAATATAAATTTTATCTGGATCAATCTTTGTAATTGTTACGTCTAGGTAGTCCCTATCGTTAATAATTAATTTCGGAAGTTTTGCGCCAATATCCTTTTCTCGGTTCGCTTGGTTGTCAACCAAAATCTTTTTAATTTCGGGCACGAAAACTGGGGCTTCAATTCTGGCAGTTGGTTTAATTTCTTCTACCTTTGGGCGCTCTTCCGCCACAATAAGCTTGGCGTTTGAAAGTGATTCTCTTTGAATCTCTTCCCTCAATTCTTTTTGTAGGGCGAGCCTTTCGGATTCTTTATGGTTCCTTTCAATTGCCCACGCGCCAATACAAACCATAATGCAAGTTGCTATTAATATATATTTCATTATAATTATTTCTTCTTCTTAAAATTCTCCAGCGCCGTTTGATACGAGCTACAAACCACACCAACAAATGAACCGCAAACCAGCAATGACGGGCCGTAAAGCAATCCAATTGTGATGATTTTTCCAGCCGGGGTTTTCGGAGAGAAATCCCCGAATCCGATTGTTGTTGTCGTTGTCAACACAAAATACAAAGTATTTCCAATTGTGCCGAATGTCTCTTTCTCGACTTGGAACAACACCGCCGCGCAAAAAAGACTCAGACAAATCAGACAGAAGCCAACGTTTTTCAGCGATGGCCAAGCTAACGCAAAGGCAACCTTCATCACTTCAAACGCTTCGTTGTGCCAGAAAAGCTTAAGCAATCTCAACACGCGCAGGGTTCGAATGAACTCCATGTGTTCCGGCGCGACAAAGAAGCCGACATAAAAGGGGAGAATCGAAAGTAAGTCAACAACAAATTCTCCCGTTTTCCAATACTGCTTTTCCGTTCGTAACTGCCAAATCAATTCCAGCGTGAAAACCGCCGCAACAAACCTTTCAAAGCACAAAAAACAAAATTGGCCCGGAACCTCCGCGCCAACTTCAATAAAATACGCCACGACACTTAAGATAGCGAGGCCGTTAAGTATTTTTTTGTAATTCATTTCTATTTCCAGCTCAATTCTGTGTATCCGCCGCCCGAACGCATGTCGCCGGGATCTGGATCGGGATGATTCACAATTTGATAACCTTCCGCCCTTAAGACATTCATCATTTCCTTTTCGGCTTCCCAACTTGGCGACGGGCTTCGACCAAAACTAAATGGATTTGTGATAGAGAATTTCCCCTCTTTCGCGGCCACCTCAATTTTTTGTAAATCTCCACCATAAAGGGCGCGATTACAGCACCCTTAAGATTTTCTTCGGATAATTGCTTGGCTTCTTTTGCGTTCATATAATTAAAATTGATCGGCCCGCGCCCGAATTTCAGCAAAAGTTTGATCAATTAAAAGTTTACCATCGCGGAAAACTTCAACAAGTTCATCTTTGAAATCGTGGAACAAAGGATGGCTGCTTGTAAATGTTTTATATTTAGAAGCCCCGTCCTTTCGAATTTCTTTGACGAGCTTTAGTCGGCCCGCCTTGGAAGATTTTCCAGAATCAGTAATCGGGGACTTAAATAGCTCAACCGATTTCCCATCAATTTCAGCCCAAGATGCTTTAATGGCGAATTTATGCGTGTCTCTCGTAAGCCCTTCAATCAATAATCCGCCCCCAGAACCAACAGTTAGGTTGTCTGCGCTCCACCCCAACTCAATGATTTTTTCATAAAGCCGGTCCATAGTGCGAGGGTTCATTCCATCACCCTGAATTAACCTCACCTTATCATTAAGAACCCGGTAGCCCTTTGCATTAACATAAAATTCAAATTTATTTGAAAGAATATTCAACAAACTTGGAACAACTTCAAAAAAGTCTCCGCTGTCTGGTCGAATAACTAAAGTTCCGTTTCGGTTTTCAACAATATCTTTTAACTCTCCGCCCCAAATATTTTCGCAGCAATTGAAAATATCGTAAGTATCGGATACGCAAGCAACCAATCCATCGGGATACTGTTCAAGAAATCGTTTGCATTGCTCAAGTTCGCCACCTTTACCTTTTGCAACCATTACAGAATGTTCTGTAGCGGGAATCGAAAATCCGCACACTCCACTATCATAAAACTCTTTCCCCAAAACGATTGCCGCGATAGTGTCGGTTGCGGAAAAAGAAACCAAGTGGGCTAGCCCGCCAATTCCAGCCTGCTCTTCAGACGAGCAACCACGATATCCGAAATCCACAACTTTAAAGGGTGCCGCTTCTGGCGTGCCGCTTTTTTCTAAATGCCTTACGATATTTTTTTTGATTTCGTGCGAACGAGTTGCAACGGAAATCGAATACCAAATTTTCAAAATTAAGGTTTCAAGATAGTTGACAAGCCAAGCGCAATTCGGATCTGTGTTTTCAACAGATACCAAAATGTTTTTCGTTGGCACAACCGTTCCCTCAAGAACAGATTTAATGGAAACCGGCAAACGTCCGCCATGATTTTCCAAAATATACTCCCAGCCGCGTTTATTGAAAACATCGTTTCTCCCAAAGTGAGCCAAACAAAATTCTTCCATTTCGTCTATTCCTTCACGAGTGACGCGAACACCTGTAAGGTATTTTTTAATAAAATATTGAAGACCAAAAAACATCGTTTCGTCCGCTTCGCCCCCTCTGCTTTCGAGATACGAAAACATTTTGGTCATTTTTTCTGGATAAACTTTCCATTGGGAAACTTTGTAGCTATCTGTTTGAAATAGAATATTATTCATTTTTTAATCAAATTATCTTGTTTTTAGTGTAATGTAAAGTATGAAAGTATTAAAAGAGTTTCAAAAAAATTTTAAAACCGGGAAAGCCCTTTATTGCGAATGCTTGTGTGATTGTGGACGAAAATTCTCGGCTGTAAAGTATAAAGTTGATTCGGGAAAGATTTCTTCGTGTTCTAAAGGCGCGTGCCACTCGAAAGTTAAAAACTTTATTGGTCAGAAATTTGGTAGGTTAACAGTCGTTGAGAAAAACGAAGGAAGATACGCTGGATACAAATGTCTTTGTGATTGCGGGAGCTATACAACCGCCCATAGCTCCTCTCTTAAAAACGGAAAACACGCTTCGTGTGGTTGCTTGGCAAAAGAAAAAATGTCAGAAAGAGTTTACAAGGGATTTGGTGTTTCTGCTTTAAATAAAATTTACAAAAATTATAAATCCGCTGCCCTTAGAAGGAAATATGATTTTGAGTTAACGTTAGAGCAATTTAAAGAAATAATTTTAAAGCCCTGTCACTATTGCGGCCTTGAAAATTCACTTCAGGACAACAATAGATTAAAGCATGTGAAAGAGGAGTTTCTTCATAATGGCGTGGATAGAGTTGACAATAAAATTGGTTATGTTTCCGACAACTGCGTTCCGTGTTGTAAAATTTGCAACAATTCTAAATCAACCTTACCCCTTAATGAATGGCTGGAGTGGATAAAGAGAGTGCATAGTTTTGTTAGCAAGATTATTTAAAATTTTGATATGCTCTTTCAATCCTTGCTTTTCTTTCGGCAAATTCAAGCCCAACGTTTTCCTCATGCTTATTCCATAGTGCCTGAGTAAAGAGCTTTATCATTCGTAGTGACTCACAGTAATTAGGAGCGAACGACTCATCAAGACAATTATTCCGCCGCCACTCATAAAGAAATGTTACCGGACTGCGCATGTAAATATATTCTATCCCGTAGCGCCGAATTTTAATTGGCCCGCACCCAATATCAGGAAATCGTTCGCGCCACTCTGCAAGCGTATCGCAAACCAACTTACGAACCAAATGAGTTTTCGCGGCGCGAATCATTGAGTTTTTTTGCTTGCGCGTTAATTGTTTTTCGGTGTCGCCGAAATCAAAAACAAGGTTTTTTAATGCTTTATCAAGTTCAACCTCGATAAAACAATTAACAATCCAATGGCGTTGGCCAAATTTACTGCAAGTTGGGAATTTCATTTTGATTTTAATATTTTATAAAAAGCGTCTTCGAAATAAACATTTTCCGGTGGACGCATCACCAAATAGCAGGATGCCATTTCCTCTGGACTCCACCCATTTAGCCCTATTTTTCCGCCCTGCGCAACAAAAAAATTCAAGTTTGGGCGAGAAATTGCAAACGCATAAAAACTTCTCACGCTCAAACCAATATCGTGCAAACTAATGCTTTTCTTTTCGCCCGGTTTTGTAACCGTTGGGATCGCGTAGCTTTTGCCGATTGTTCCGACTTGAAACCCCTCGGCGCAACCCTTAACGTTCCAACAACCTAACCAACCGTGCGGGCGTTCGTCGTATTTTTCCGCACGCCAATGATTGCCGGGTTTATTGAAAGTAGCGTATCCCGCGCTGCCAGCGCCAGAAAACCCATGTTTGTTGCCTCCAAAAACGAAAACCTCGTCTTTTTCTAACGTTAATTTTGGGGCGAAGTAAGATTTCATATTTAAGAAAGTTTAAAATAAGCGATATAAGCGTCACAAAGGTTTTCCGCCGTTGCGTGAGCAATCCAACCAGAAAAACCAATCTCCCTGTTTCCAGCAGGACAGGGCAAAAGGTTTCTATTTTCGTAACAAACCGTTTCCAACCGATGGTAAAATTCTTGGTCAATTCTATCAAGCTCATCATTAATTGCGTCGTGAATCAAATTCAAGTCGCCGCTGTAATCTGGAATGGTTGAATAGTAGGGTCCATCCGTTCCCGGGGCGTAGCCGACAGGCGTTTTCATGCAAGCGGAAAGGAAAATCCGCTCTTTGATGTTGGTCCAACCCTTACTTGTCGCGATTAAATTATTTTTTTCTTCTTTGGTCATTATGGAATATTTCTTTCGAGAGAACGTGTAGCCATTTCCCAATTGTAAGACAAGAGAAAGTTCTTACTATTCCCCACCAGCGCCCATTTATTTTTACTAAATGATATTTTAATAAATGTTCGCATGCAAACTTCAGTGATTGGCGCGACTTTGTGAATGTTAAGCTCCGTTAATCTTAACAGGTCGCCTTCTTTAAAGCTGTAGTCGTTCCGTGGCGCTGCTTGAGCGGCCATGGCCAACAAAGACTCTCGGTCGTCATCGGGTAGCTTGAAGAGCGTCCTATTAAAGATTGTTGGAAATTTGTCCGACCAAATGTAATTAATTTCATTTGTTCCGAACGAATCTGAGTGAAAATTTCCCCGGTTATAGCCGCAACCCGGCTTCACAAACATACGCTTTGCAGTAACATAAATGTAACTTTCAACGTATTCGTCCAATCCTCGCACTCCGATAAAGTCGCATGCGGCGCGGCCAATAATTTCATCAAAAATCTTTAACCTTTCCTCGTATTTTAACTCAGAAGATCCGACCAATTTAATTGGTAAATATTGATATAAAAACATTTCCCCGGCATCAACCGAGTAGTTTCCCAACAAATGTGGTGCCGCGCCGTAATTCTTCAAAATAGGGTATTTTTTCGATATTTTTGCGTATTTTCAAAAACATACAAGCATAATTCTTGCATGATAAACATTTTGCAGATGCCAAGAAACTTTAAATCCCTCATCGGAGTGTGAATTTCCTGCCCGGTCTTATAGAACTCCAAGTATCTCGATTCTGTTAAATGCTCCTCTGGGTTGACAGCCGCCCAAAGAAAAAACAACCCATCAACGTCTTCAACACGAATAATCTGAGCGCCTAGCGGCAATTCCAATTCATACTTCTCCTTCGCCGGAAGGGGGTATTTAAAAATCTTTTTCATTTATTAATGTTAATAGGCGGGCTTTTACACCCGCCTATCATTTTAAACTTACTTAAGCTGCATCAAGAGGTTTGTCGCTTCCCCTGTAATCATAGTTGGCGTTTTGCCGTCCCACTTATTAACTGCTTCCGACAGGGCTTTAGCTTTGATCATTTGGATTTCAATATCAACTAACTTTTTCCGTTCTTCCGCTGCTGCCGCGAACTCCATGGCTTGCGCTTTTTGACCTTGAGCTTCCGACAAAAGGCGCTTGTTAACTTCAGCTTGCTGAAAAGTTTTTTGTTTTTCCTGCTCAACAAGCATTTCTGCTACATATGCGTCATTAATTGCTTTCTGAATTTCTGGCTGGTCAAAAACCAAACCTTCTGCCATCCCGATAGATGTGATTGTAATTCCATAGGCTTTAAAGTGCTTGGCAACCTGCTCTTTAAGCGCGGTTGTTATTTCGTTTTTTTGTGTTTTACAATCCTGTAAGGTTCTATTTGCAAATTCCTGAGACAATACAGTGTGAACCTTTTCGCGAATATTTCTATCCATAACGTCTTTTAGATCACCGCCACGATAATAATATAAATAAATAGCGGTGTCGGCCTCCTCAACATAAGCGGATGCATTCACGCCAACGTTAAAACCGATACTATCCTTTGATTCAACGCCAAATGTTCTTGTCGATGTTCCGTTATCCTTTGAGTATTCTTTTGGATCGTAAATCCAGTTTCGAGTAACTGGTGTGCGGTCAACGGTGATAACCCTTACGGTTGGAATCCATTCAACCTGATGTCCCATGCGGCCAATTTGCCGCTCTCGCTGAGGAATGATAATCCGCTTTGCCGCCACCTGATTCGCTTTCAAATACTCGACGCTTTCAAGCCGCTCTTGATTCTCTGATCCGAGCTCCAAGGGGATCACAAATGCCGTTTCGTTTGGTTCGATTTCCTTGATAGGGTCAACGCGAACAGGTTTCATACAAGAGCAAAGCGCCAATGCACAAAGTCCCGCCGCCAATTTTAATGTTTTATTTCTCATGTCGTTTGTTTTTTATTCTTTTTCTTGAAGGTTGTAAAGAGAAATAATCCGAAAAATATCCCCGAAAGGAATTGGCAGATTAAAAGGCCGCTTTGCCAAAATTCCATTCCGGCGCGAGCCTCTGCATAATCAAAGCCCCGTCGCACTTGGCCCACGGCAGCAATCGCTTCGCCACCCTCGAAAACCCATCCAAAACGATAGGCCGCAATGGCAAACGCCATCGATAATAGTAAGTATATATATTTCATTTATTTGATTCTGGTTGTTGTTTAATTTCCACACTTTGTGTGACAAAATAATCAATTGAAGGTGTGCATCCGTAAATATTCTGCGCGATAACTTTTTTAAAAACCAAAGGTTTATCAATAAATTTCATGTCGGTGACAATCATCGTTTTAAACCCCGGCGCTTGAACAAAAATTTCACCACCCGCTTTTGTTGCGATTGCGTCTGAATAAGTGTGCGTTTCCTTTACGGGAATTATAGAAAAAACAAGAGCGAGGATGACTACAATAAAAGCCATAACAATTCCTGCTCCCCGATCAGTTGAAAGGACTGCAATAGACGCAGCTCCCCCAATTATTAAAGTAAAAACCAAGGTTACCTCTAACATATCTTTATTTTATAATAAGGGCGTGAGCCACAGAGGCTGCATTTAAAACAAGTGCAAAAAGATTTATTCCCACCGTCCATCCCGGTAGCTCCTGATAAATAGAAAAAAATGTAAAAAATAGCGAAACAAGCGCGGCTATAAGGTTAATATAAATCATATTCTTTTTGGTAGTGGCTTTTTAACTGGAAAAGGGATGACGTTATTCGGTTCGCGGCTAAGGCTAATTTTAATAATTTCCTCGCCCGTATTGAAGCTTAAATCAAACCGTCCGTCAACAAAATACTGCGGCCCGCCTACAACAAGATTCGCAAGGTGATTCGCCCACTCCATCGTATTTTTGCGATGGATTTCTTCGGGCGTTGGTTCGTTTGACATTATTTAATGGTAAGCCTGCTTTAAAAGTTCTCCTGCAAGTTCATCATCAAACGTGAAGTTGAATTTGCGCCCTGCGTAGGCATCTAAAAGTAATTGTTCATGCTTATCAAGCAAATCTGACAAACTTTCTTTAGAAAACTCGCCGGGATTTAATTTAATATTCATTAATAAATCAAAAAGTGGATGGTTTTTCATTCCCACTGTATAATCTCCTTCCAGAAACAGTCCGCAACCCACCGCAGATAGACGGATAAAATGAGAACAGTTTTTTGGCGAGAAACCCCACTTGTTAAGGGCCTCTTTGCGTTTTCCGCCAAGTTGGCCAACCCTCTCGCCCATGGCAAGGCGTCTTTCGTTCTGGAGATACCCGCAAAGGCTTTTAAATAACTTTTCTGAGTCTAACAAGCGAAACCTATTCTCGCGCACTCTACGGAAATCCTCAGAGCAAAAAATCAAGCTTTCGTCTTTAGCGAAGAGGATTTCGGCCATTTGCGTATTAGTTTTCCTCATTAAACCCATAAAGTGTCTAAACTCATATTTTGCGGCGTCTTCTTCGTCGGAAGTTGTGCAAACCGTTCCCGCGCCTTTAAGACCATAAACGTAAATAGGGTTTGTTGCTTTAAAGATAATTCTATAATCGGTATCAGAATCCCCTGTCTCCATTTGGTAGAGGTGGGAACCCGCCACAAGGGCGCACATTAATTCCGGTTTGATTTCGGCGGAAATATTATTTAAAAATTTATTCATTTATTTAACTATTTAATCCCTCAATACGTGCGCCAAGCAGCAAATAAAAATAACGACAAGAATAATGGCTGTTTCCATAATTTGCCCCCTTCAAGATCCTGAATGAAGGATTAGTTTATTTTTTTCGTAATTTACAGCTTCAAGAAATCCGTGGTGACCATCGTGATTGTTTGCAAAAAACCGAAATACGTCGTTAATTCGAGGACTTGTTAGGGTGACAGAAGCTTTAGTCCAATCGCAAATTTCGATCTCAAGGTTGCCTTCGCAAACCAAGGGGTTCGATTCAAAGTCGGGATATAAAACGTAATCTTCGTCCCAATCTTCGCCTTCTCCCGGCTCCACTGAATCATACATGGAAAAAACGGACCACTCCCCGCAGATTTCCCCACCATACGTTTCCCAACTTCGGGGATTTAGTTCGTCAACGGCTTTGTCCCATGCGTCCGAGCACTCTTTATAGCTGCCTCTTTTGACGTTTTCAAATGCTTTTAAATTAATTTTCATATTTATTATTCGTAAACAATGATAGTTTTTTCAACGGGAACTACTTCTATAAAAAATGCTTTCGAATCATATTCAAAGGGGCGTTCTTCTTGCGATTCTGTCGCTCCCACCGAAAAGCCCGTTTTAAAAAATTTACCATCAGAAAACCGCTGAACAATTGCCTCTTTGTGAATCGACCATCTGCCCGTATCAACAATTTCCGTGTTAATGGTTTTAAACTCGTCCGTATCGCTCCATATAATGCGACGACCTTCTTCCGGCGTTAATTCTAGTATCTCCTTCATACTAACTTTCTTCCTCCAAGTTAGATTCCCCCTTATCGCGCTCAGCGCTTTCCTTGCTTTTGAAGGCGAAAGACTTGTGCTTGAAAACAGGTCGCCCTTCTTTGGATTCAAGCTTTAAAACAACGCCTTCCGCTGGCACCTTAGTTTTGCAGAATTCACAATTCTTTTCAAGGTATTTCTCGCCAAGCTTTTTAACAAACTCTTTGCTCCAATTTTCATCGTTTGGAATTTCAGGAAACAGTTTGCCCGCTTTACCTTGATAAAGAACCGGAGTGGCTTTCAAATCGTAAGTGGCGCAAAAGTCAAGAATTTCTTCAAAAGAAAATTCATTAATCTTGCCCGCGCCGTCAGTGTGAGAAATCCGGTAAATATGCATTCCATTTTGACCCGGCGTATATCCGTAATCGTAATTTTTTTGGATCATCTTGCCGCTATTTACATAGCCGACAATCTCAGAATAAATTGTGACCCCATCTGGAATTCCTTTACTCTCAACGATTTCTGCCCAACGGCCCCACGGATCATTAGTCCACTTGCCATCTTTGCGGTTTTTGATAACGCTTCGGCTTGAATAAATAAGTTTGTATTCTTTTGAAAGCTTTTCAAATGGAACACCAATCGCTTTTTCCCACCACTTACGTTGGCGATAACAAAGCACGTTAGCAAAAACTGCGGAAGTGCCATGCCATTTATCAGAAATAGTGATTTGATCGTCTGGTTTTACAACGAAATGGGACTTTCCGAGATTATTTGTGTCGTAGTGAAAATTGAACTGTCCCGCGACGATGGCGGATTTGATTCCTTCGTCCCTCGCGCTGTAAAAACGATTTCCAATGAATTTTCTAATCGGGCGCGGCAGTTTTTGAATCCACGCTGGAATTTTTACTTTCTTCTCAACAGGTTCGTTTTGTTTGCCGCCAGAAATCCATTTTTCCAGAATGACTTTCTCTCCGATTTGATCGAAAGATTCGCCAATCTTAAAAATAGAAACATCAACCTTGCAAAACTCAGCAAGCTTGTTCGCGGGATACAAAAATCCTTCGCTTGGAATGCCGCGTAATTTCAGAGGCTTCACCCGCCGCCCCTTCGCTTGAAAAAAGGATTTTGTAACTCCGTCAGCGTTCAAAGTGTTTTCATCAAATAAATTTGCCCAAGACAAGAACTCCGCATCAAGGCTAGACTCAATCGGGAAATATACAAGGGTCTCCCCCAAGGAATAAATTCCCTTCCCAACGATAACATTTCCGCCGAATAATTCTACAATTTCTAAGCGGTCAGCGCCGGGGTGATCTTTTAAATTATCAAGCATTACTACGGTGGCGAGATAATTTGGACTGTGATTTTCTGATTTTGATAAACGCATAAGCGGAATTTACGATATTTTTTTTAAAAAGTCAAGGATTTTTTATCATTATTGCGAGGAGCGTTCAGAGCTCCTTCGAGAAAAATCTATTGGAAATAACTATCGAAAAAAAATAGAAAACATTAAGCAGTTTGACCTAGAAGGAAATTTAATAAAAGTTTGGAAGGATTCTAAAGAAATCGTAGTGTTCTACGGTCTTAAAAACTTTTCTCCAGTTTTAAGGGTTTTAAAAGGTTTTCGAAAAAAATTCAAAGAATGCCTTTGGACGTATTGATATTTATCGATTCCAAAATCCACCAAAAACGTGCTCGATTATCCCCCCAACAACAAGGGCGATAATAAACCATAAAGCAATCGTCCCGATAATTGGAGCAACAATCCATGCCCAACCGGGCATTGAAATTGCGTGAGATTCGAAACTCCAGTTAACGCAATTAATTAAAAAACCTTTCATGGAAGCTGCTTTAAAATTTCAAACGATCCCGTAACCTTTTCAAGCAAAAGACCGTTCTCAAAAACCAACAGAGTTGGCACGCTTTTAACGCCATGATCAATAAAAAACTGGCGATCATCATCCGCGTCCTTGATTTCCATTACGATTTCCCTCGCCGCCAACTGTTTCTTAAGTCCTTGGCAAGGCACGCACCATTGGGCGCTGCATAGTATTTTTGTTTTTTCCATATTGTTTAAATTTAATAAATTAAGTAAAAGTTCATCGGGCCGCGCATTCGGACGCCTTGGTTTTCCAAGGGCGTCGCACGTTACATCCGCCCATTCTTGGTAGGAGGAAGCGCGGGGAATTAATTTGATATCTTTCAAAACTTTAAATTACTCATCATCTCTTTTGAGATTTCAACGGAAATAAATTCCGCCGCCGCCATCACCTCCAAAATGATGTCCTCTCGCACCGTGTAACTAACGTTGCGGTTCTCATAACGATAAAAATAGTTGGCCATGTCGTTTCTCAGGGCCGATTTAGCATGTCCCGGAGTTTTCCAAAGGCTTTTACCTTTTTCTGTGAAAAACAACTCGCCGTTGATTTTGATCATTGTTGGTTGCACCTTGATCGCGGACATTTTTGCCGCAGAACGAGTTGCGATAATCGTGTGATAGATTGCTTTGTGGTCGATCATTAACTTAACTTTCATCTGTATTCTGCGAATTCCAAAATGTCCAAGATTCTCGAATCACACTCATAATTGTGCGTATGATGCTTAATCCACTCGCTACGATGCATATGCCCCTGAAAGGCTTTTTTGGGCCTACAAAGGTCGTCATAGAGAATTGTTACAAGCCTACGCTCTTCGTTTAAATCGTGCAACAAATGAACGTCTCGATCAAAGTATCCTGCAACGAATTGACTTTTTACGTTAGGTCCAGTCCATTGCGGACAAGTGTGAGTCACCAAAACATCACAACGCACCGCACGGCTTTCGTCAAGAACAAAAATTTCATCCTTCCACCAACTACGTCCTTCTAATCGATAGGGGTCGCCGTAGGAATCAATCGCTTTTCGATCAACCGAAACCGCCCCGCCAACAAACAACCAAAGTTCGTTGTTAATCTTGAGTTGCGTGTAATCTTTTAATAGTTTAAAATTACTAAAATTTACATGCCCGTCAAAATAAGCGGGGCTGTCGTGATTACCTCTAATTGCCAAAAATTCAATGTTGCGCGATTTGAACCACCGATTGCGCTTGGTGAAATCACGGTCGAGTCCGCCGTGAAATCCCGCGCCAAGATCGCCCACTTGAATCATGAGGCAATCTTTCAGTTTGTTATGCTCAATTTTCTTGTAGAGGGATTGCCACTCGCCGTGGATATCCCCAATCAAAACAATTAATTCACATTTAATTTCGCGCACCATCTATTTTTAATCTTTTTTCGTCGGAGCTCTCCAGTCGAGACCGGTTTTTTCATATGGCTCGACCTCAAAAAGGTATCCCCAATCAAGGTTTCCGCCGTCGTAAGAAGCGTAATATCCGGGAATCTTGTAGTAAGTTTTGACGCCATCTTTTTTAGCGGAAAAGACAACCCAATATTCTTCCCCGTCTCCCTCGCTGCCACCGTGTGTTTCTTCGTTACCAAAGGTATATCCAAAATGCTCTTCAGGTTTGCCCCAACTGTAAGCTGGATTATATTTTTCGGTAAGAAACTCGGTATCATCCCGGTTCCTTCTCCAACCCAACACCAATTCGCGAACGCTTTCTTCCGAAAGAACGAATTCCTCTTTAATCTCCACTTCGTTTTCCATTATTTTTGTTTTTTATATTTTTGCCACTGATTTACCAAAACTTGAACGGGTTGAACACGGAAGGTTTCGCTAAATGTTAACTCGCTTCCGTTGCCAGATGAATACCATCCGGGAACTTTGAAGAATTTCGATTCCTCGCCCTTTTTTGCAGCTTCGATAACAACCCAATAATCGTCACCCTGACCTTCGCCGCCGTCCTGTTCCTTGCAGAGCAAATTCCACCCGCCGAAAACAAAAGGTTCCGGTTTCGAACCCCGATACGACTCCTCCGTTAGGGTTTCGTAAGCCGCACCAAACCTCTCTTGAATTTCTACATCAAAAAGATCGTCCGCTTCCTCCCCGTAGTAATTGTTAAGCTCATCCGCAAACTCCAGTAATTTTTTAATCTTTGGCGTGGTAGGCTCAAAAGAAGCCTCAAAATTTTCCAGCTCTTTTTGGTTCATGCCAATCTTAATTGTTTGTTTTTTTCTGCTATTTTGAATTTTTCAATGTAAGTTGAGTCGCGATTAATATAGAGTTTATCGTAATTGTCAAGGATAAAAAATTTAAAATACCCCGAACTCATTTTTCAACCAGCCGAAGCTTTCCGGCCTTTTCCCATTCTTTAAATTTTTCCACAAAGGACATATCCTTATGACTTCGCAAATCTTCATAATTATCAATCATAAAATATTTAAACCACCCCGACGACATAGAAACCATGAGTTTTTGCAGTGAACGGTGATAAGCCAACTTGCGACTAAAACCAAATTCGTTAACAATTAAGTACCTTTCAAGTGCGGTTACGAAAACTTCTTCTTTAACCAGTTTAATTTGATCTTCATAACTCAATAAATTAAATTTATTTTCGCAGCAATTCACGCTTCCGCTTCCGTCTTTTAGTATTTTAAAATAAAGAGGTTCATCATAATAAGCACAGCAAAGGTGCAAATCATCGTGGATATATTTTCTTTTAACGGCATCCTTAAAGAAGCTTTCCGAGTCCTTATCTTTTAAGCTGGCCCACTTGACTCCGTGAACCCTTTTCCACGCCTTAACGAGCTTATAGTAAAGGGGTTTATCCATTTTGAACCCCTTGGATTTTAAAAACACAATATCGGACATCGTTTTCTGCCAATGCATTCCAAAGCCGGAATGAGAAGCCTTTAGTGTCAACATTTTGTCAGGATCAAGATATTTGTCATCCTTGTTGCTTTTAATTAACTCTTCAAACTCGGGAATCCAATAGTGCTGCTCCAGCCTTTCCATTTTAGGCTCTGGGGACATAATATCCAAGTCGCCCGGTTCTCTAAATTCCGGGTAAAAATGTTTAAGTGCGGTTGATCCAAATATAAGTGTTTTCATTTCTTTTCCTTGTTGTAAAAATTTTGGCATGCCGCAACATTAATTAATTCTTCGAGCCTTGCAAGCTTTATTTTCCATCCAAAATCTGAAACCCGTCCCCCTCCACTGGAAAAAGCCTCAACTTTACGGTGCAATGCTGAAATCTTCGATCAAATTCGGCACGATTAATCGGCGTTTCCATCGTTACCCCATCGTTCCAGCGAAATCCGTCTCCATCAATGATTACACTTTCGTCATTATAAATTTCCTTGCACCATTGGGTCGCATTTTGTTTTCTAAATATAAAATCGTGATTTTCGCGCCCATCTTTTGAATACGATTTTGTTTGGATATCCGCACCCGTAATATTATTTTTACTCATACCAATTCGCTAAGTTTGTCAATCACCCTATCAAGATCGTCGTAGGCGGTTTCACATGTTTCTTTTAAATCTTCTAACTCGGACGCAAGTTCACGCAAAGCGTCTCGTCGCACTCCAAGCAATATTTTTTGTTTTTCGAGCCTTTTGATTGCTGATTTTATATTCATATATAAGATATTCTGCTATTTTTTGATTGTTTTGATAAACGCACCCTGATTGGGAGCCTTGTCAGGGTCGCAATAATCTCCAACAATGGAACCATTGCCATCACGAATAATTGGGCCATCATGGATCGTAACTATAACAAGTATTTTTTGGAATTAAACTTCTAAATTGTTTCCAGCCTCGAAGATTGCCCGAAACCTCGTTAACATCCTCAAGGGGCGTAGCTTGATGCTCAGTTGGTGAACTGTGAACAGGAACGGAAGTTACCAATTTATCATAAATAATGACAGCTTTCTCAATAGAGTCGTCGGCCTTTCTATATGACGTTTGAGCGCAAAGAGATGTCGAAAGCTTAAGTAAATTTTCAACAGATTCGCCTTTAAACTCTCCTTGGTCAACATAAGGAAGGTGCCATTGACCATACGCCAAAAGCTTTGGATCATTATTGTAATACAATTGAACCATCTGCCGCGCAAGCTCGTGAATTTCCGGTTGAGCATCGGAATGATTTCTAAGGTGAAAAAAATTATCCCAATCGGTTGCCGTTGCAACGACCTTAACTGTCACCCAGCATTCTAAAATTCTATTGGCTGTTTGCTTGTGGAGCCCAAGCCCCACCAATCGCCTAACGTGTTTAATCGCTTCATCACGGGCCTCTAACCAAATTTGCCTTGCTTGAATTTGGTCAGCCAAATTAAGCTCTTCTTTAGCCGACATGCCCGCTTGGTTTTTTCCCCAAAAAATAGGCACAGCGGGGTCATTTTCAATTTGTCGAATAGTCGTTTCGACTGGGATCGCCCTTGAACTGGCTGCGTTTCGAGAAAGCATTCTATGCGTGTTGAACTCGGCCAACAGGTATTTTGGAAACTCCAATTCAAAAGTTGTGATACGTTTATTGGCGTGCGAAACGCTGTCTGCAATTATTTTGGCGCTGATCATTTTTTAATGTTTACTATTTTATTAATTATTTTTTCTTTGTCTGCGAAATACCAGCCTGAAGTTAAGAGGTTATTAACCTCCACCAAAAAATATCGTCCTCCAGAATCGCAAATATCCATCGTATAGGAATGAACGAAAAGGTGCGCGTGTTTTTTAACCCATCCTTCTGCAAAAAGCAACAAATTATTTGGTGCGCCGCGCTTTTCGTTCGGTTCGCCCTTATACATATACATTGACGAACAAACGATTTCGCCGCCAACGATAATTAGTCTCCATTCCTTATCTATTTGTTTTGGACTTGCGGCAACAAACTCCACATTTGTCCCGCCGTGCTGTTTGAAATATTCTTCCTCAACAATGATACTCTCTAAGTCGAAAACTCCCCCGGTGAAAATCTTACTGCCGGAATTACTTCTAACCCATCGCGGCCCATTAATTTTAATATGTTTTTTTAAATCTTCGAAGCCGTAAAATGTTTTAAAATCATTATTTAATAAATCGTCACAGCTTGTCCAACTTAAATAGGAATAGCGATTCCAATTGTTGTTAAACGGCCATGTAATATCGGGATATCCCTTGTTGCGAAGGGAGAATTTAACACTATTAAAAAACGCAATCGTTCCTCGTGGAATAATTGGGCCGAATTCGGTTATGTCTTCGTCCCGGCATAATCCTGTTATACATTTTGCGCCAACCGCTTCCCATAGAGGAAGTTCATCTTCAAAATAATCAGTTTGGAATAAAATCATCCGATAATTTCAAGCTCTTGTTCCGAATGAAATTCAGGCCCATTCAAACAATAGTTCTTTGTCGCCGCCCTGAACCCAAAAAAAGAATTTATTTTTTCAATAATTACGGGTTCTTCCTGAATGATTAACCCGCCACAACCAATTCCGCAGCCATCTTCTTCGCTATCCCACCACCATTTGCAAACGTCGCCCTCGTATATTTCCCTTCCATTTTTGTCAAGGCATCCCGTAAATTGTTTGATAGTAAAATCTGCCCGGTTTCCCTTAACCAATTCGCCGTCCATTAGATCAAAAAAGAATACGTCGCCCGCCCCGTTAAGAAAATACTCGCTGGAGTCAACGTATGCGTCTAATTTAATGCTGAAAATTTTGAATCTCACGCTGTTTCCCTCCACATTCCGGGTTCCACCTCTTCATATCCGAATGAAACCAAATAAGCCTCTATTTCTCTTTCCCCAATATTATAAGCTCTGCTTCTATTTTGCTTGTCGTCCGTTATAAACGTAACCCCCACACGGATCGCCTTAGAAACCTCTTCAAAATCTGGGGCTAATCTTCCAGACCTGTTTCCTTCTGCCGAAACGAAAACAACGTCGTCTTTTTTATAAACCCCGCAGTTGGCCAAATCACCCCAATCAAGCATATATTTATGCGTGGAGGATCGAAAAGAGCCCCGCCCAATAAATTTGTTGGCCTTGTCGCTTTTAAGCTGATCCTTTCCCGAGTATGTTCCGGGGCTTAATTTAATTTTTTGCTGCATGACTTAATTTAATCCGCGCCGAACCTCTCGAATAACCTCACCAAGTAGGTTTTCCCCTTGCCAAGCATAAACGTCCAACGCTCTTGGATCGTCAATTGCCAGCCCGCATGCCCAAACCTTGTCATATTTATTGCACTCAACAAATAAAGTATTTTTATTAAATTGCATTAAAAATTCGCGAACATTTTCGTTTTGTTCGAACTTAAATTGATTTCCAGTTAAAACGACATGATATTTATGCTGATCCCAAACTTTTTGATCGTAGTTTTTAACTAGCCGCCCAAGAGCTTTTTGCTCTTTCGCATAATTAGTCGCCATAATCTTCTTGAGGGTTTCGAGGTCGTCAAAAACGGCGGCTTTGCATGCCATCATCCATTGCTCAAGACAGTTGAACGACATGATTCCGTCAACCCCGTATTGCTCACAAATATATTTATAAACCTCACCCATGTGAACGGGGCAGTAAAATTTATAAGCTTCAATTTTAATTCCGCCGCCCTCTTGGCCCGCGAAGCTCGACCACCACTGACTGAGTGGACCCCTCAAAAATAAACACAAATTATGTTGGATAACATATCCAAACTCTTGCGGTGTTTTATTAATCTTCATATCCGATTTTGTTAATTATTTTCGATCCACTCAATTATGTTATCCACATGGCAACGCGCACTTTCACGACAATAACAAATTAACGACTCTCCGCGCAGGTTAAGCACGGCTTTTCTGAAAATCTCGTCTGTCTCAACCCGATTTATAAAGTAAATATTGTGTTTGTCAAGACATTCATCAAGTGAATCAACAATAAATTCGGCCTTCGTTTTTTTGCCCCGAATACTTGTAAAAGGATTGCCAAACAATGTGCCGCGAAAACAATCAATTCCGGGTTTGCCACTGGCGCGGCTAATTCTTTTTGTTATTCTTTCAATTGGAATAGATTTCTCTTGCCCAAGCTTCGGGCTCCAATCGTCCGGATAGAAATCATTACTCATAAATCAATCGTCGTATTCGTCATTTGCGTACTCATCAAACCTTCCAAGACCCCAAAAGCAATCCCTGCGCGAACTCCAATATCCCGCTTCCCACGCTTTGAACTCGAAATAAGGTTCTTTTCCGTAAACAACGCGCTTATTCCACTCTGTTTGAAGGAATTGATCTGCATGCGGGCGCGAACGATATCCGACTTCATACCCCTTATCCCAAAGGGTGGCGTATTCTTTTTCAATTTTATCTCTTGGTATAATCATTTTATATTTGCTTTAATTTTCGCTTCTTTAATCCATTCGAAACCCGGCCAATCCCCATGCAAACAAGCACGATAGTATTCGGCGTCGGTTTCAGCGTGCATCATGCGACTAACGATATTTTCGAATATTGGTTTTAATTCTTCTGGAAGAACGGCAAGTATTTCGTTAACCTTCGGGTGGGTGCGGGAACACCACTCGCAGGCGCATTTCGGCGGCGCGGGTGGATTTTTATAAATTGGAATAATTTCAGGAGCGCAAGAAAGAAGATAATTCTCTCTATATAAATACGATTTCCAAATTGTTGGCATCCGCTCTTTTGTTCTCTCCATAAGAAAGAAGTCACCCTCTTTGAGGAATTTTGTTCCGTCACTCCTTACAAAGTAATCTATTTCTTTTTCCATATTATTTTATTCGTAATTCATTTTTTTCAATTGCGCTACTAAACCAATGATGGCTATCAGGATTAACATGGTTTTTCCTAACTCTTTTTGCGATACTTGTAGAAAAGTCCCTGTAATGGAATTCACTGGCGACTCTGACAACGTATCCCTCCATAAAATCACGCTTAGAATCGTCGTAGAGGCCCTTGATTAATTTTTCGTCCCAAACTCCACGATAAAGAACAGGAGCGGTTACAAGGCCAAGCAGAGACGCGTATTCGCATGTCTCGTCCCAACTCAGGCAAATGTTTCTGTCGTTCCAGACTGAAAACAAATAAAAGAAACTTTCCAAGTCAGTATATTTAATAGAATGCTTTGCAAATAAATTTTCTCCTACCAATCTCCATTTATCAGGAATTTCATAAGATATCTTAGCGTGCAAATTCTTTACCCACGATCTTGACCAATGGTTTCTACCGTCAATTGACCTAGCGTGAAAGTAGTCACGGTATAAATTTGAATTTTCCCCGTCTAACTTTGTTGTAACAACGACTTCTTTGCCTTCAAAATTCTTGCAGTCCTTTAAAACTCTGTCGTCTTTCGAAACACCCTCACTGAATGGCAAATGGTATGTTCTTCCATATTTTACATAATGTGTATAAAGATTTAAATTCGGCCCCATGGCCAAAACCTTCTGAACGCTTTCGTCATCGAAAAGAGGCCCCTTCATTCTCGTCCCGTTTGGCATCACAACGTCGCCCCACTTTGTATATTCGTGATCCGGGTAATAATCCTCTGGAAGCAAAATAAAATCAATTTTCGCCGCCGCCCGAATGTCGAAACACGAAAGCTCAGTTGTTTCCGCCGCAATGTGGCATGGCCCACACAAAGTTGCGCCATTTTGTATGAAATATCCCCCGTTTTCGAAAAGCCTTCGTTCAATGATGTGATGAACGGACAGATTTTCTGTCTCTCCGCAAATCACGCAACAGTTGCCGTCTCTTTTCAGGCAACCTTCGCGGAATTCGGTTCGGGTTAATAATTTCTGCTCTTTCATGCCGAAAGATTAAAAAATAATCCGGCCCGTGTCAACGAAATAATTTACAAATTTCTGAAATATCCGCCATCGCGCCGTTTCCGATATCGCCGCAAAACAATTTCTTTTCCTGCGGCTCAATGCAAATCGCGCCAAAAGATTTTAATGTTTCCGTATTTTTGATTGTTGCAGGGTGCGAAAGCATTTTTACATTCATTGAAGGGGCGAAATAAAAGGGTTTGTCGTAGTAATGCCAAGCCAATGCGCAATTTGTCAGAAGGTTATCGGAAATCCCGTTTGCCATTTTGGCAAGCGTGTTAGCGGTGCATGGCGCAACGAGGAAAACATCGGCCCATTTGATAAGGTCGATGTGTAATACTTTTCTATAGTATTTGTATTCATTCCATTCACTTTCATCGGTAAGATAACCGCTCCACTCGTCGTCGTTGAAATTTAAAGCTGAATTTGTAACAACCGTTTTAAATGTATGGCCCATTCCGTAAAGTTGATCTTGCATCTTTCCCGTGAGGGTTGCCGCAACGCTGCCTGTTACTCCTAATAGAATTTTCATAACAGTTTCGCGCAAGCGATGGCTAGTTTTTTCCCCGCAGCATTTGGAACAAACCGAGCCACAACGGCGTAATCGTCATCCAAAAAGTGAGGGTCCAATGTTTCAAAATCGTGCTGAGTAAAGTCGCCCTTAAGCAACATCATTTTATTGCCGCCGAAAGTCAAACTTCCGGGATAGTTTGCCGTAATGATAGTGTTTCCGTTTACAAGGCGCAACTCTACCAATTTGAAATTGTATGGATCGGGCTTCGCGCCCATTGCGATTTTATCTATTGAATTCATTTTAAATAAGTGATACGAGTTTTGTGTTAAGGTCGAAAACAACGGAACCGCCGTCGTGGTCTAATGGGGTCGTTCCGTCGTGGGTTGGCCAATTACGAGAAGCGTAAACGGTTAGTCCTTGCTCAAAATATCCTTTTATTTGATTTAAATCCTCTTCGTCGCGAAAGTGGCGCATAGCGTAATACGCCAATGCAAATTGAATTACATAACTTTTCCACCACTTACAGTCCTCGCCCGCCCTCTCAAAAAAATTGTTTTCTTTGGCATATTCCACCGCCGAGTATAATCCATACCCAAAATCATTGTCGCCAAAACTAAATACCAAAAAATTCATCTGCCCGATTTTTTTATAATGTAATCCACCAATTGGCCCGCATCGTTCGCTTCATAATAATGGGATCTAAATCTCCCAATAACCAAACGTTTTTGATTTCCCTTTTTTAATTCGGTTAAATCGTTATAAACAACTTGGTCAACATAATCGCCCTCAAGTGCTTTGTCAATTGCATTGTAATATTCGGTTTTCGATGGACTAACAAGAAGTTTAAAACCAACGATAAGCGCCTTCGGCGCAAGCTCACGAAAACTTTTAATAACTTTTTCGCCCTTTGTAAGTGTTAGGGTAAGCGTGTCGTCGGAAGAACTGATTTTCCCATCGATTTTCGAAAAAATATAATCATTAATCGCTGATGCCGAAATTATTATGTCTGGTTGCTCTCTAATTATTACCTCTTTGACAGATAAATACTCCCAATAATCTTTATATTCTATAAGTTTAGGAGCTTTTAAATTTTCGCCAACCACGTTAAGCTCTGGCGTTCTGCTTCCCCTTTCGTGAAAAAATATCACTTCATGTCCACTAAGGAAAAATTGTTTAAAAATCTCGGCTCCGTATCTCCCCGAACTAAAATTAGACATATGCCTTACATCATCTATGGGCATCCTGCAACCACCACTTGTAATTAGTATTTTCATTTATATATTTTAAATGGGATATTCCATATTGTAAATTACAATAATGGCAAAATATTTGCTTCTCCGCCGAAACCCAAAGTGACGGCAACCGCTTTTCGCCCTTAAAAAGCTTTAATTTACAGTTGGCGCATTGGTATAAAAACATTAAAGGCTAAGTAGTCTAACTTTTTGATAGTTTTTCATTAAAATAGCAATTAGATCGTTTGTCGGGTCTTCCAACCACTTTGGCCTTGAAAGTCTGTTTGGCCAATTTGCCCAACCAGCCTCTTCATCGTATAGAAAATTCCATTTCTCAAGATGAAGCATCACATTTGAATGCTGAGGGATGTAACTACGGATTTTCTCAACCGGAAGCACGGGAACAAGTTCGCCAATTTTGCTTCCAGCCTTGACAACATCGCCCGGTTTTAATCCGCTTTTGAGTTCCCCGTAAACGAAATATTCCGTATCGGATTTGATTGTAACGGCATCCGTTTCATACCACCAATCATGCCCAACAGATGGTCCGGTGAATCTTGAGTTGGAAATCACGACGCCGGGGTTGATCGCATAAACCCACATCCCCTCTTTTCCATAAAGATCGATTCCTTCATGGAAATTATGCTTTCGAGCCGCGCCAAACGCGCCGGGGTGCGCGTTAATCGGAAGGCCGCGCAGATATTGGGTGTTAATAGGGAACCTTGACATGCGTGAAGATTAAGAAATCATTCGCAGCGCGTCAAGCTTTTTTCGCCCATTCGACGCGTCTTTTTTGCGCGAATTGCTTTTTGGCTCGCCTCGCCCTATGAACGCCGACAAAGATTGTTTTTAAAATTATAAAAAATAGTTTCATCCGAATGCCTTAATAATATTTTGTTTAACTTCTTCAAGATACCCAAGATCATGCTCTGGCAAAAAATACCGAACGTCAAAATGTTTTACTTGAACGTATTTGTCGGGTGAAATTCCACTCAAGAAGTCAACCTTATTGAACTTGTCTTCAGTGTGATAAATGTAAGTCTCGTTGTCAACTAAAACATTGTTAAATTTATCAAAATTATGTTTCGGGTATTCAATATTTTCTCTCGTGAACACGCTTTTCTCATGGAAGTCAAGCCCCGTCACCCTCAACATTTTGAAAATGTAATCCGCCGTGCCTTGAGTTAAAACCTTAACGTTCTCTCGCCCAAAGGTTTCATAGCTCCATGCAATTGCTTCCCTCGCCCACGGGCGAACGAATGTTACATATCGTTCGTTCGCTGCGTCCCAGCCAACCCCGGATGAAGTCGAATACTTGTGGCCCTCCCAATGTTGCCCGTAAAGATCTATCAATTGGCTTGAATGAGAGTCACTTTGAGAATACATGCTTGACACCAAAGCCTCATCAATATCCCACCAAAGAAGCTTTTCCCCTTTTTTTTGCATTATTTGTTCTTTTTTGATCCATTGTGGTGCAACTTATACTGTATGAGCAAACCTATATATGAAGAATCGGAAGTTGTCAAGCATTATTTGCTGTGCGGAAAACTATCGGAAACTAGAGAAAAGTTTAAAACTACGGTTGGGAGGATAAAGAAGACTTTAAAAAATAACGGAATTGTCGTCTCCCTCAGAAAAGTCTCCCTTAATGTTGATTATTTTAAAAATATCGATTCAAATGAAAAAGCTTATTGGCTTGGTTTTATTGCGGCAGACGGATGTATTCACAAAAGCGGATATAAGCTGTCTTTTCAACTTAAATCAACAGACAAAAAAAATTCTTTTGGATTTTCAAAGGGCTATCAACTCTGGAAGCCCGGTAGCAGAAAGGGCTAATTTTGACGATAGGACCAAAAAAACGAATTATTCGTGTGAAATACAAGTAAACTCCAAAGAGTTTTGCCAGTATATTAAAAATCACGGTGTTGACGAAAACAAGTCAAAGGTTTTTATCTTTCCAAGTATTGAGGAAAAATATTACTCTCATTTCGTTAGGGGTCTTTACGACGGTGACGGGAGTATTTACGTTAAGGTTTCTCCCGTTAAAAAAAGAATTTGGTTTAAAGTTAATTTAATTAACTCACAATCTTGTGTGGGTTTTATTAAAAACTATCTATCCAAATTAGGTATTTCAACAGAAAAAATCTTCGCTAAGCCCGCTGAAAATATTTTTTATCTAAATTTGGGAAAAGACTCTTCAAATTTCTTAAAATGGATTTACAAAGATTCAACCCCGGAAATAAGACTTGAGAGAAAATACAATAAATTTATATTAAATTTAAATGAATTCGAAACCCAAGACAGGATTTCAACCATTTACCATAAACCAACCGGAGAAACTTTTGAACTGACAAACCTTTCGGAGTTTTGCAGAAAACATGGGTTATCTAATGGATTTATGAATCAATGTTTTATTAATAAGAAAAACCCGAAATCAGGGCGACACAAAGATTGGGAATTTATCCATTAAAACCTATCTAAAGTATCGCAATCGTAAAGGCGTGCGCTAACCATATCGCTAAGGTGCAAAATCCAAGCGATTCGCGTGTTTGGAGATACCGGACTGCCATAGGCGCGGCATCCGTGATGGGACAAAATATTATGTAACACACGATCTATCAAGTCTTCCGGCAAACCGCGTTTCTTTGCAACCTCCGAAAAGAAAAGAGCGGAGCGGGAAATATGATGAATTTTCCTCCTATGATCTGCTGAACCCCATCGGTCGACCCAAGTGGCATACTCTCCATGACCACTTATATAGCTAGTGTTTTTGTAGTCAAAAATCTTTCCGTAGTCGTGAAATAACGCGGAAAGGAAAAACTCTTGCAAATCAAGCTTATCAAACCCATAACGGGATTGATTAACATCCATAATCATTACTCCATTCAAATAAACTTCATAAGTATGAAGTAATAATCCAAACTTTCCGTAATGATGACTTTCCGGTTTCGCCGCGCCCGTCCAAACAACAAAATCCTCGTTGTTAAGAACTTCATTCGCAATTGCAGTTAGGTCTAATTGATCCGCAATACTTTTCAATCCTTTGAGCGCGGCATCCGCGTTTTCCTGAGTTAGATAGGGCATGCGTGCTTTTTGCGATTCAATAGTATTCATAGTAAATAAATAGTTTCGGCGGTGAACGGTTGTCAACGATCTAAATTTTAAACTTTGAAATTTGAACTTTGATAACTAAGTTTTGAGGCTTGAGTTTTGCCCATCCCGAAGGACTTGATCGTTGTCAGTTTCATTATCTTTTTTCCGTTAGGAGTTCGTTCGCACTTAAGCGAAAGTGTCAACTCCCGTTCGCCGCCTAATCCCATTCCGAGGTTTCCGAGGAAACCTTAAATTCGTGTTGTCGCGTTGTATGCGTCGATTTCATCTTGAAGGGCTTCAATATATTTTTGACAGCTTTCCTGAAGCTCAACCACCTCCTTCGAAGAAATATAGCTAACGTAAATAAAATCTTCCTCAACGTATTCGTTGCCACGCCGAACAGATTTGGAAACGATTTCCTTTGCGGGTCCAGCATTTGTAAATCCATTCCAATATGCAAGGCTAGCTTTGGCTTCCGTTAGCTTGATAAGCGCTGCCGCAATGCCAACATTCGCCGCCGCAAGACGCGTTTTAATGTCAACCAAATATGCCCACTCTTCTTGAAGTTTTAGATAAATATCTCCCGGCTCGAAATCTCGTGGCTTACCCTCCTCCATGCGGTTGAGGTTCTTTAATTGAGCTTGAAGCTTAACAATGCGGCCCGCAATGCGGTTCTTTTCTTTGAGCGCTTGGCTGATGGATAATTTGCTCATGATTTTATTTTTCTGTGACTTTATTTATTTTTAAATAGTTCTTTTTCCCACTCAGATTGGATTTCGAAAACCTTAACTTTATGCCGTGCGCAAACGATGTCAACGTTTCCTTTTCGCCAAAACCCATGCGGACAATAGACAACACATTTAGCAGAATCATTAGCTAATGTCAAGCCTAATTCTAATAAAGTTATCGGACTTCTCGAATCAATTGCAAAATAAAAGGCAACAATGTCTGCATTATCAATGTAGTCCAACCCCCAATTTACTTGATCAACAAAATCAGGATTTTTTACTGATTGTTCAAGATCCTTGTTGAAATCAAGGCGGCGCGGGTTGAATACATTATAATTGTTTTCAATACATTTCACCGCGATTTCCTCCTGCCAGTTATAGGAATCGCCACCGTCAATTGTTCCCGCTAGAAAAATAGATCTTCCGCTAACGAAAAAATATCTTGGCGGATAATACATTTTACTCATAATCTCTAGGTATTTCAATGTTTACCCATGGTAATTGAGGAACCCCATACTCCGATTCGCATTGAAAATCAACCGTATAAATTTTTTGTAGAAACTCTTTTTCATTTTCAAGAGCATACTTTAAAAATTCCATAGTTCCGTAAATATTGCTATTGAATGTTTCGCCACTGTCCATTAAACATGTCGCCTTTTTGGCGCAACCCGTCCAATCGCCGTTGCCCTCAACAAAAGCAATTACTTTGAATTCTTTGGAGTCTGATTCCTTGAATTTAATAATATCCGTGGTTCTTTTATGGAGATAGGGCATGTTCATCATTTTTACAATCGCGCCTTCCTGCCCATCGGCTAAATTTGCCATGAAAAACTCCTGAATTTCGTCTTCATTGTTCACAACTGTCGTTGGCGCGGGGAATAAATATTTAACACCTTTTATTTTTTCATGAATTTGAACAATTCTTTCATGGTATGGTTTGCTTTCCTCTCCCTTGGTATAGCCGTCATAAACCCAAAACTGAACGATTTCTTCCGAATCCCTAATTAATTCCCCGTCAAGATCTTTTTCTTTTCGAGTAACAGCAACAAGCCTAACCAAGCGATTCAAATTCCGCCGCATTTCATAGTTAAAAAGCTCTCCATGGAGAACAACGTCTGGATTCTTAATAAAGAATGGTTCCAGCGATTTATTAATATGTTTCAAATTATAAAAAACTTCACCTTTGCGGCTACGCGAACCAAATTCTTTGTCAATAATACAACAAACGCCATTATACTTCGTTTGTATTAATGCCGGAAATACTAAGGGTTTCGCCCTTTTTTTGAGTGGGCTCGCCAATGTTGGACTTATAAAGCTCTGACAATCAATATCTTCGATTTTTCTATTATATTTTGATTTAAGTTGTTTATCGAACTTTGCTTGGGCCTCAATAACAGCCTGCTCCTCGGGTGTCGTCTCGTTAGATTTTCCAACGTTCATCGCCTTGCAAACGGTAGGTTTGCTTTGCTTTATTTTTCCTTCAATTTGGCCGGATTTGGTATAATACGTTGGCCCATCAACTATAATTTTCCAAATTTGGGTTGCGCCTGTTGAAGTTCTTTTATATAGTGTGGGGAATGTTGCTGTCATTTAAAATGTTTTTTTATGTTTGTGAACCCAATGAATAATTTGATCTTGCACACTTCGCGGATGCCAAAGTCTTTGCGCCCGTCGCCTGATATGCGCGTCTGAAGGAAGGTTTTTATATATTTCCATCGCATCTTTATGTATGACAGCGTTTTTCAGAAACACGCTCTGTGATTCATTTTCTTTTAGCACTTTAAATAACTATAGGGGATGTTTCTCATGTCGGCAATCACCACGAATCCGTTTAAAGGGTCGCGCTCACCCTTTTTATGAATTGTTGATTTTTCCATGAATTCTTCGTAACTAATCATTCCACAATACCATACGGACTCAAGTCCAAAGTAATGTTCGCTCCCCTGTTTTACCCGTTTCCCCTCAAAGGTCAAGCTTAAAAAGGCAAAAAAATCAGGGTGTTGGTGTCCGCTGGAAAGCGCTACACTTCCTTCGTAAAAATCTTTTGGGTTTCCGCAACGCCTTTTTGACTTCACCTCGATTTTTAAATCTCCAAGCAACAAATCATGATTAAATTTTGATTCTTTTTTCGCGCCAAGGTAGTTACAAATCGCTATTTCCCCCAAAAATCCTGCTTTTGTCCCACACCCCTTTGTAATTGAATTTTTTAATTCGCCCATTTCGTCCGCAAGAATCTTAGCTTCATTGACCATTTCGCGGGTGTAAGAAAGTTTGATCATCCCCGAATGTATTGATTAATATATTCTGAAGCCTTTTTTGTAGTTTTGTCGAAAGATTCTTTCTTTTTAGCCAATGCCCAATTATGTGACCATCTGGCGCAACCAATATGTTGTAACAACAAGGTTTGTTGCTTGCTATTAACATCTAGTTGGACTTTATAGGCGCGGAGAATCATTTTAGTCTTTCTAGGCAAATATCATAATATTCTTTTTCTTTTTCAATGCCGATAAACTGGCGATTTAAATTCTTAGCGGCAACTAAAGTTGAACCAGAACCGACAAAACAATCCAAAACTACATCATTTTCGTTAGTATATGTATTAATAAGATATTCCAAAAGTTCTACGGGTTTTTGACTAGAATGAACTCTCGAATAATTATCTACGCATTTAAAATTTAATATGTTATCAGGGAATCGGGTCGTTTTCCCACCTTCATAATCTCGCGTATTGGTTCCATGATATGCTTTTCCATTTGAGCATCCTTTCGCAGAATTGGTAGGAATATGTCCGTCTGTGATTTGTGGATTATATGTTTTGCCGCCAAAAATAGATATTTCTTCGACTTTTCTAATTGGCATCCTTTTGGCATGAAAGAAATTTGTTCCTTGGTTTTTATTCCAATACCAACAATACTTAAACTCGTCTATGTTTGAAGAAATAACTTTGGTTGTAAATGGCTGACAGCCGAAAATAGCCGCAACATATCCGCTTTTACCTATTCTATCAAACTCTTTCCATAAAGAATCAAAAGAAACAATAGAATCCCATTTCGGGGCAGTTAAACCGTATGGCGGATCAATACAGATGAAATTGATTGACTTGTCGGGGATATTTTTTAATAGCTCAAGACAATCACCATACAAAATTTCTTGTCTCATTCCGATTCCTCCTTTTCTTTCTTTTTGCGGTTCTGACTAGAGCGGCGACCATAAATTTTCGCACTAAATGATGCCATCAAAGATAAAATATCTTCTACAAGTTCATTTTCAAAACTCTTACTCATTACTTCTTCAACTTTTTCAATTCTTTTGGAATTTTAAAGGAACCGTATTCCGGCCTAACAAGCATTCTTAAAATCGCCTGCTCTTGCTTTGGAACCGTGAATGGAACTCTATCCGCAATTAAGGTTGGTGCATCAAGGGTGGCGAAATCCTCAATAGATTTTAATTTTTTATAATTGCGATTCATTTAAAATGCTTGGGTTAATAATTCCACGCTCTGCACGCGAAATAATCCTTACGTCTATATTTAGAAATCTTGCCGCGTCTCTTAATTTAAGACCCAACCCGATTCTTCCGTCTTTATATTTTTGGCCCTCTTTTTTCCACTCCAGCATGATTTTAGGGCAGAGTCCCTCGCCGCCGCATCGATCACATATTAAAGTAATGGGAGGAATAGGTCGAAATGGCAGAAAGACAACTCCTTTGCCATCGCAATCCCAACACTCTACTTTACTCTGCGTATCTTGTCCACTCATCGCCAAATTTTCCCTTTAGGGGATCTAATATTTTTGTGTTTTGATTTTGTTTTCTTTGATTCTAACCCTTATTCCTGCAAGGAATAACTTATCGTTTGCACCTGTTCCGGCAGGTAATACCTATGTGTTTTTCATACAAAATTATATTGGTAAGGCCCGAGTCGAACGGGCAATGTTCCAAACTAGCTTCGCCTTGCGGTCCAACAAGGGAATCGAACCCTAAACGGACTGCCGCCCGGTGTTTACCATTTCACCACTTACCGTCCGCCATCCCGAACTCGAATCGGGAAAATCCACCCCCTTAAGGTGGCGCTTTACCATTTTGCCAATGGCGGATTATTTTTTTAACGTGAAGCCGCCGCGTTTACCATTTCGCCACTTGGCCATCCAAAATCAAATCTTTGATGCGTTTAAAATTGCCTTATCTTCGTCGCTAAATTGTGCGGCTTTTGCGTATGCGTCTGGAGTCGACGCGCACCTCATAGCTGCCATTTTACTTCCAAGTAACGTAAATGTATCCCCGCTGTTTTTGGTATCATACACAGATGTATTCGCGGCTTGAAAACCCCAAGATTGGGCGTCCTTTACTGAATCTAAAGACGCTCCAATGAATTGGAATTGCCAATTATATTTAGAGGTTTGCTCCTCAATTAGCGTTTTAATTTCGTCTCTTTTAAATTCTGTAGAAGCGTTCTCCTGCCCATCAGTATTCACAACCACAATAACCTTTTCTGGTCGCTCTGATTCCTTCAACTTGGCAAGCTTTTCACCAACAGAAACAACAGTGCGGCCAATCGCATCAAGCAATGCCGTGGAACCTCTTGGCTTGATCGTCAAGCCATCATTAACATTTTGAATATTGGTAAAGTCTTCAACAAGTTCGTATTCATGATCGAATGCCGCCAATGTGAAAGTGCAATCTCCGGGCGTAGCTTTGTTTTCCTGAACCATGCTTTTATATCCGCCAACAACATCGTTCCAAGTTGAAGTCATGCTACCGCTGCGGTCGAGAATCATTGAAATGTGAGTATAGTTCTTTTTCATTAATTAATTAATTTGTAGTGGGCGAACCTTAACAGGATTCGCCCATCTTGTCAAGATGAAAGTTAATCTATTGTCATATTCTCGAAACATTCGGCGTTTTTCTTTGACACCTTTAAAACCTCACAAGCCGCTTTAAATGTTTTTCCTTTAACTAAAAAAGTATCGGTTGTCCATTCGTAACCTTGACACCAATATTCGTAGCGACATTTAATAAGCCAATATTTCATATGCGCCTCATGAGGTAATCGAAACCCCTTTATTTCGTTCGAAGCGAAATGTTATATCCATTCTACTAATGAGGCTTTTGTGTTCATTTTAAATTGATTTTATAAAAAGTCAATAAATTAATTCTCGTTAGCACACTTTCTGTGTAATGTTTTATACTATGAAAATTAAAAAATCAATTATTTATTCAATCCTTGACGAAGAATTTGTAAAATTAGTGTCATCCAGTAAAAGGATGAAAGATATCTCAGACTTTTTTGGTGTCAAGAATGTCGGCGGAATTTCAAAAAACATTCAAAATAGAATCAAAGAACTTTCTCTCGATACCTCTCACATAATGTCCAGAACCGAATCCTCTGTTTTCGCACGAAAAATAACGAAAGAAAGATTCCTCACGGAGTTTCTTGTAGAAAACTGTCAAAAAGATAGGCAATCAATTAAATTGAATATAATAAAATTTAATTTAATTGAACAATGTTGTAAAAAATGCAAAAACTCTGGAAATTGGATGGGGACATCATTAGTTTTACAATTAGAGCATAAAAATGGTGTCAATAACGACAACCGTATCGAAAATCTTTGCTTTCTTTGTCCAAACTGCCACTCTCAAACCGACACTTTCGGAGGCAAAAACAAATTTCAAGAGGGTCGCAATTATAAAACCAAGAACTTCTCAGATGAGCAAATAAAAGAAACGATCCCGATAGTAACGTCCAAATCGCATCTCGATTGTTATCTTGGCATTAGTTACGACAGAAATTTTCATATTCGTGTAAAGAAAATTATGAAAGAAAACCCATTAATTCGATTTAAAGAAAACAGTAAAATGAAAAAAACTAAAGCTATTTGGCCGAGTCCGTTTGAAATGCAAAAACTTTTATTTGAAAAGACAACTGTAAGTATTTCCAAAGATCTTGGCGTTTCCGACTCTGCTATAGGCAAATTCTGTAAGAAACATTCACTCAATAAACCCCCAAGGGGATATTGGCAGAAATTAAATTCTAATGTGGCCAGTGGAGGTAACGCACCTCATGTCAACTTTCCAAGTGTTTAAAGACGGGAATTTTACAGATTCCGTTTGGAGACACCGACCTATTTATTTTATTTTTCTTTTTTTACTATATTGCCGTCTATTACAACGCCCACACTTCCCATGATTTCCAACAAGATCACCGTCGCACCATCGACACCAATAAAGATGCTTTGTTGCTACCTGAGATTTCTCTCGATTTGTTGGAACATGTTCCATATGTGCTCCCGAACGGTTCCGACCCGTCTTCTCCGATTTGAAGGACCGGCGTCCTAGCCACTAGACGACGAGAGCTAAATATAATCAATCGGGGTGCAAAGCCCGCATCTTCAACCCACTTTCGGGCGCTATAATACATTTATACTATTGATTACGTCGAATGCCTAGGTAATGCTCCTAGTGTCTCTAATTTCCAAAATTAGCGGGTTTTCTTACTCCCTCGCACTCGTTATGTTTGAACTCTATGTTATTTTTACTTAACGGTCGGGGTATTCAGATTTGAACTGAAACCAGAACGTCCCAAACGTCCCGTGCTACCAAGTTACACTATACCCTGTTTAATTCAAACAGAAGAAGTTGACCGCTTTCGCACCCTCCTTAAGTTTGAATTTTGTCGCCGGATTCTCTCCAACGATGTCGTTATACTATCCAATTTCTCAAATAAGTCAACGTTTATTTTTGTTTTTTTAAGCGAAGCGTAGGAAAATTGAATCCCTCTCACAAGCTCGACAGGCTAGGGTAATAACCACTATACGAACGCTCCATATGCAGAGGATCAAGGACTCGAACCTTGACTAAGAAATTCAAAATTTCCGGTGCTGCCATTACACCAATCCTCTTTTGTTAAAAAGCACGGCGTCAGAAAATTGAATTCTGCTAAAATCTTTTGGAGAGATTCTTGTTCCCAGAACCCGCCGTGTTGATGTGCGAACAATACCGGAAAATCCGATACTGTCAACACCTTTTTGAGTTATTAACTCAAAAAATAATTATGAATATTTCAAAGAACATAAATTCCAAGTTAGCTTGGAATAGGTCATTTAAACAAACAACCCCAAAAGATCTAGTCTCTTGGGGCGGCACAAATAAATGAATTTTAATGAAAAGTATTAAACGTCACTCGCCCCGTGGTTTTGCAACCACTCCGGGAGATACTGTTGACGATCTAATAGATTCATTACTTTCTTTTACACCGCGTTTTTTGTTTGTGAAGAATTATTTTGTAATTCGTCCCATTTATTTTTGTTAAGGTCGTCGGTTATCAACACTTCCGGATTGTGATAACACTCTGTTCGGCAGAAGACGGTAGCGCACGCCAAATGCGACTCGCTGGAGTCCCCGGTGAATAACATTTGGCGATGCTACGACATGAATTTTGAGCGAGAAGAAATCGCCCGTTGGTGCGTATTCCCAGATCGCGGCAGGATAGCGTTTAAGGAATATCGCATCCCCCTGTTTCCAGTCTTTCCTCGTATTACGAGGTTTCCGTCCTGTGAGCCACGTAAGAAGCCGAACAAGACGCTCCTCACGATGGGAGGAAGTCACCTGTTTATCTACGTTTTTCGCTTCGTTTTCGTTTTTCATTTTGTTGAGTCGTTAGTGATTATTCCTCCACGGGAGAGCTAGGCGTTCGGCAGAGATAGTGGAGTAATCGGCCCCATGTAGGTTCCTGCGTATTTCCTGCATCGGAGCCAGCCGTCATCAATAGCGTCTTGGTCGATTTTAACGAACTTTTCGCATTCGTATTTATTCTGAGCTGATGGATAGAAGAAATACCATCCGGGTTCCGTGCAGTCCGCCAAGCGCAGATCCAAAGACACAGAACAAGACGCTGCATGGAACGCCGAGGAGCGTCCTTCTTGAAGCGGAGATTTAGGGTCGGCGTCCATGAGCTTGATCGGGTTCGGCAGAGATGGAAGAGGCATCCAAACAGACGGTTGATTTTCGCGATCTCGGGTCACTGAGATTTGATCCACCGCGCACCAGTAAGGCTTCGGATTGGCGTGATGTTTTTGGTCGTTCCAGCGGGCCAGCGTCACAATTCCGCCCATCACGACCAAGATCCGTGATCCGTCACGGGGAGCGGATTCAATGGGCAACCATGAAGATGCCGAACAAGCCGCCGCAGATCGACGGGCAATTAGCTTTCCAGTCACGGGCGGCATCTGCGTGTTTTTATAGTCTGGGGACCATCCAACGTGGCCCACTGTGTGGTTAGTTTCCATGTGTCATTTACTTTCCTTTTCGCGCCCGCGTCTGGGCTATTTCGTTCTCGGCAGAGATTTTCCACACGCTTCAAGTTTAGCCATGACCCCCGCGCACCCAGCTAGTAGCACTTCCATGTCGGCTGACGGGAGATCACCTTCGCCACATTTCGGGCACTGGAAGTTATCCCAGCATCCCGTCCATGATACGCGGCAGCTTTCGCACTGCATGGAGCGCGAAGCCCACGCTGGAGTTGCGGAGAAGTCGCCGAGATACTCGAACGAAAAAGGCCGAACAAGTCGTGGCTGGCCAACCGGCACTAGCTTTTCAGTTTCACTCATTCGCGCTCCTTTCACTGCCGGTGTCAGCACTTTTGTCGTTAGCCTGAATAGCCTCGCGGAGTCGGCGCACCATTCCCTCGGGGTTCGTGTAGTCCGGCTTGTCGATGATTTCGGCGATGTCAGAGATTCGCACGGTTTCGCCGTCGAACGGCTCGCCCCATACTGTATCGTGGGCATCATCGGCGGATTGTTCGCGGCACCATGTCGCGTTGAGCTGGCTTTGCAGTTCGTCGGTCGTCATAATTAAGAAAGGCTGACAAGTGGATGCTGGCAACGGCGGGAGCTGCCTTGTTGGTTTATTCGGAGTCCAGCGCCCGCCGCGCCAGATCCTTGTCGTCATCTGAGAATGGACTTGCGACGTTCGACCATCTCGCGGATTTGCTCATGCAGCTTCGTGATCTGCTCATCACGTTGAGCAAGGCCGCGTTCCAGTCGCTCGATTTGATCCTTGGCTACATCCCCCGATGCTTTCGCGACCCGTCGCCATGCTTCGTCCAGCGGCGTGCCTCGTGATGCATCGGCGGGGATCGTGCAGTTCGATCCTCCCGAGCATGAGTTCTCCGTCCATCGGTCGATGATCTGGGCAGCGACGTGCTTGATGATCGCGTCATCACACGCGAGGCTTTCGAGCATTTCGATTTTCTTTTCTGGCGACACGTCCTGAAGGATTGAGTGCATGTCGATTTCCAGTGTTCCGGCGTTGTAGTTTACTTTCATTGTCGTTTGGTCAACCGGCCATAACGTCGCTCGTGATTTCAGGCTCCAGCGTGGCCGGTGCCAGCGCTCTTGCGTTCGCCAGAGAATTTTCAGAGCCATCATTTTTCATTATCACGTTTTTCATATGCATATCGTAGTTACAAAGCTTGTTGAGGGATTAAAGAAGGAGAGTCGCCATTATACCAAGACCCCAAAAGGTCTGGAGTCGAATGGCCTTTTACTGGATGTTGACCCGGATTCCGAAGCAGAAGAGCCACACAAGTTCACCTTGTCATGGCAACAGACGCCGGGTTTCTCAACGGATCTAATATATGTCACACTTTTGATTCTTTTCACGTTGGGGAAGGGTGTTGACTACTCGGCGTTGATGGAGCGGATCGGGGCCGCCCTTCCGTAAGAAGGAGAAGTATTCCGAGGATTTTCCTGACTGGTTCCTGTTTTCATGGCAGGACAAGGGGAGGTGGTTCATCCAGATTGCCAAACGCTGATTTGGCAGCTTCCAACATTTTTTCGGCCTCTTCCCGTGAGACTTCGGCAACATCACTCAGAATCTCAATAGGCGAACAAGACGAGACACAGCAACCGCCGTGAAGCTCCTCAGTTGCGGCACAATCGCTTTCCAACGGCGGCGGTGCGTCCTCTTGGACGTTCGCCAGAGAATTTTCAGAGCCATCATTTTTCATTATCACGTTTTTCATATGCATATCGTAGTTACAAAGTTTGTTGAGATTTTCCGTCGGGCGAGCCGCCACATTTATTTGTTTATTATCGTTTTTCATTCGTTGAGGTAAACTTTAAAAATATTATCCTTTTGTTGAGCTAGTCTTTGCAGTTGAGTCCTCGAAGTAACGTAAACGTCAATCACAGGCAGTTTACCCCGACTCGCTTTTCTCCCCTCCACCGCAGGTCCGCGATCATGAACAACGAAACCTCCGTCTCCACCAACCTTCTTTTTTAAATCAGGAATATGAAACCTATGTCCAAACTTATATTTTTTCTCAGCCGCGATTGTTATACCTTGAACGGGCTTTCGTCCGCTTGCGGTTTGTGGTCCCGTGTAATACGTAACCCTCGCCCAAAAGTATTCAGCTTGCTTCCCCGCGCTCTCGCAACAAAGCAGTAAGCTTAACCCAAGTATCTTCAATAACAATTTCATATTTGGTTCCAATTCGAAGTTCTATTTCTTCAATGTCCCCTCGCCGGGAAAAGTATCTTGTGGCAAAGAGGTGGCCTTTGTCAAGGTAAAAGTGTAAATAATCTTTACCTGCGAACTCTTTTTTCCAAGACTCGCGCATTTCATTTCTCAGCTCATCAAGATTCATGGTTGTAATTTATAAGTATTTATAAGTAACATTCGCGCCGTTTTTCTCAAACAACCGTTTCGTATCAAACGTCCAAGGACAAAACTCATGGGCGGGAAATTCTTTTTTTGCCCTTTTGATAACTTTGGTTGCGCCGCCTTTTCCACGGCAATCCTGCCGCACAAAAACGTGTATCTCTCCATTTCCAAAAGCGCTTGCCCATCCGACAAGCTCTCTTTTATGTTTTATTAGATATCCGCCTTGAATCGAAATACCATCGTTAACCCAGTCACAAGCGCCACTACTCAAACTTCTTTTTGGCGTTTCCGTCAAAAGATTGTATTTAAAAATAGCAGGCTTGATTTTGGATTCATCGGCCCGGGTTACCCGTAGTTTCATAATATATTTTAATAACTTTTAATTGAATTTTTGCGGAACCATATCAGCCGCCCGCCCTCACGAGCGCCGCGCATTAAATACCCAACGCGCTTGCAACCCGGGCACTTTATTTCCGGAAACCCTTCGTGAAACGTCGTTAAGCTATATTGGACTTCGGTAGCGCATTCGCTACACGCCACCCCCAAGGGTCTAACCCTCGCATTGTCGGAGATCGTTCCGATTGCTCCATATCTTAATGGGTTACGCAAAATCTTCACATTCTTGAATCCATGGTGAACTTACATCTGATATTTCGCAATCGTCATAATCGCGGTTTCCATTAAATGATTCCGAATAACTCATAATTGCCAGTGGGTCGCCATCTGCGGGATTCCATAATCCGTTTTCAACCACCCATAAGAGTTTTTGAAGTGATGCTGCAAGTTTTGCGCCGGATTCGCCGTATTTCGTTATTGACCATCTGCGAGCCTTGGCCTTTCCCTTAATCATCACTGACGCAACGTAATAATCATCTTCCCTTCCGTAGCCGTCGCGGCTGGTTTGTCGAGTTACCCCCTTAACAAGGCTTGTCGCGGATTTCCTCTCTGAACGTTTTTTTGGAACACTAATCGCTGATTTTCTTCCTCTTTTCGCTTTCGGGTCGTCCAACGGAATTCCCACGCGGAGTCGATAAGTGTTCCTGCTAGCTTCTCTGGCGTCGCCAAGACACTTTGGACACATTTTTACCCCCTCCGCTGCTTTGCTTCCGCATCGACAGATTCCAGCCGCAATCTGCGCTTTACGCTTTACTACAGCTTTCGCGTTTTGAATTTCGCGTTGAGTATTCATAAATTATGCGGCGCTTTCCGCGATGAATTTAGTCCACTCGGCTTTAAGAATTGGAAAAACCATTCCACCTTTCGGGGTTGTTGGCTTTTTCAATAATTTCAATCCGCTGTCCTCAAGGCTTTTATCGGCCTTGATTCGATTCACCTCGCGTTCTGCGGTTACAAGGTTAGTCCAAGTATTCTCGCCGCCCTTTGAAACGGGAACAATGTGGTCAACGGAAATGTTTTCTTTTGTTAATTTTTGTCCGCTATACTGGCAAATCCAACCGTCTCGGTTCCAAATGTTGGTTTTTGTTGGGAAAAGAACTTTGCCCCATTTGATACGCGAATATTCCGAGCAGACGACCACGGAGGGCATTCGAACCCTACCCTTGGTTGTCCCGATAAAATCATCGTAAGATCGAACCGACAGTTTTTCCCAATCCGACCATTTTTTTATGGGTTCAAACCACTCGTATTGTTCCAAAAATTCGCCCGTTTGATCCTCGGAATACTGAATATCAAGTGGAAATGCAGCTAAAGAAAAGATATTTTTAATAGCCTCCCGAAAACTGCAAATTCCAACAGGAAAAAAGTTCTTGTTCAATTTTAATACTTGGCCTCTCATTCGGGCAGCAGAATACCACCTTCGGAAAAAGAGTCAAGACATTTTTTATTGATTTCAAGCATCGCCTCCATTTCGGCCCTTCCAAAGTGATTCGCCGAGTGTATAAAAATTTTTGGAAGAGGCATTTCATTATTTTTGCAAATATTTAAAATTAATTCCAAACAGTGAATGCCCATTTTGGGCGACGCGCCCCGCCATTCAAAAACTCCGCTGGCAACCGCTTCAAAATAGTATTTTACGTGATCCTCGCACAGATCATTGTCGAAACTGATTGTCAGGGGCACCCCGTTTTTCCGAATGTAGTCCGCGAATTCGTCATAGCTTCGAACAATATCCCATGAACCTTGCGGAATTCGTGACTCATCGATAAGATTTTTTCTCTGCCCGTATAGATAAGCGACGTTTGGCATTCTAACATCATCGATAAAAAGCGCGTAGGGTCTATTTTTATTCATATATAGTTAAGATTCGCAACTCTTACATTCCATAATTGACCGAACGGCGTCCAGACTTGGTGAACTACTTCTTTGATAATAAAAGGTTTTTATTCCATTTTCCCATCCGAAAATCATTAAATCACTAACCTCTTTGGCTTTCGCGCCGTGTGGAACCATCAAGTTCAGAGAAATTGCTTGATCAACGTATTTTTGCCTTTGAATGTTCTGAATAACGATTTCTTTTTGGCTTATCTCTCCAAAGGTTTTAAAAACATCCTTCTCCTCTTGAGAAAGAAAATCTAAATGTTGAACCGATCCCCCTTTAGACAGAATACTTTTCCAAGTTTCGTCACTATCGCGACCCTTAGTTTTTAAAAGTTCTTTCAAATAAATGTTTTTAATTGTAAACGTCCCTTTTGCGAGTTTTGACGTGTAAAAGTTCGAATTAATCGGCTCAACCCCTTGGGAAACTTGCCCTAAAATAAACGAAGACGAGGTTGTTGGAGCAACAGCAAGCGTCGTTACGTTCCTACGCCCATACCCCTTCAATAATTCGGGCTCCCCAAAAATCTTCGCCAATTCCTCCGTAGCTTTATCGGCGCGATCCCTGATTGTGCTAAATATTTCTGAATTTAAAAATTTTGCTTCCATAGATTCGAATGGAATCGATTTCGACTGAAGTAACGAGTGCCACCCCAAAACTCCCGCACCCAAAGCTCTTTGCGTTTTAGCGAAGTGGTTCGCAGTTTCCATGAATTTAACCCCTTCCGTTTTATTTACGAACTCTTCGTTCACCGCATCCAAAAAGTAAATCAAGGTTTCAATTGCGTCCGTTTCTTTTATTTCATCCCATTTTAAAAGATTAAAAGAGGACAAAACGCAAACGAAGGAATTAAATTCGTCGGAAAATAGCTGAATTTCGGAACACAAATTTGAAGCCTTAATTTTCATGCCCTTATCTTTATAGACTTGTGGCGCGGCGTTATTAGTATTGTCGGAAAACATAATATAAGGGAAGCCCGTTTCAAATTTTTTCTGAATTATTTTCGCCCAAATTTTTCTTTTAGCTTTGTCCCCGTTTTTAAGGTCATTCATCCAATCGTCCGATATCGTTACGGCAAAGCTCATATTCTGAATCGGATTGCCCTCCGCTTTGATATGGAGAAATTCTTCAATATCTGGATGTTCGACCGGAAGATACGCAACGAAGCTGCCTCTTCGACTTGAACCTTGGGAGATAACATCTGTTGTTTTGTCAAACAACTCCATAAACCTAATGGGTCCGTCTGTTTTCCCCCCGGTTGAAATGTTAGATCCTCGCGCCCTCACGTCACCGAAATATGCTGAAGTCCCCCCTCCGAGCTTGGACATTATTCCGACCTCACCAACCTTTTCAAAAATCTTTGTTGTGCAATCGCTTATATATGATCCGTAACAGGCAACAGGTAGGCCCCTTTCGTTCCCAAAATTATTCCAAACCGGGGTTGACATGGAAAAGAAGCCCCTCTCCATATAGTCCTCAAATTTATCCGCAAATCCATCAATTTTTAAAATTGACTCCGCTCTCTCTGCGATTTGTCTTATTCTAGCCTCTGGAGTTACCCCCTCTTCAAGATACCCACGAGACAGAAAGACTCTGCTCTCTTTATTTAGCCATTGATATTTTTTACTCATAAATTAAAAAAGCTCGTCCTCAGAAAAGCTTTGATTCGCAACTCCGTACTCAGACGGTCTTGCATTGAAAAAGTCAGACTGCGAGTTTCCCAAGATTTGCTCGTCAAACCACTCGGTTTTCTTTAACTTGTCTAAATCAACATCGAAGACATTCGGGTATCCTATCTCCGCAAGGGAGAGATTTAACCTATTTTTAATGAATTCATGAAGAACGGCAGGATTTAATGAATCCTCGTTAATTTCGCCAAGTATCCATTCGATAATTTGACATTCATATTGAACGGCCAGCCTTGATTCTTTAAGAATTTTTTCTTCAAGCTCGTCGTCAAATAACTCGGGAAACTCCTTTTTAATCTCATTAATCAATTTGATTCCAATGTTTTTGTGAAGCTCCTCTTCTCTTGTTGTATATTCGATTTGCTTGTTGGCGTCCTTCAAAACATTTTTTTCACGCCCAAACCACGAAATAGTATAAAACTGAGAAAAAAGGGCCACGTTTTCAACAAATAACGTAAAAAGAATTAGAGAATAGATAAATTGCTTTTTATTGTCAGAATGAAACTTATGCAAATATTTTTTAAGATAATTAACCCGGCCCTTTATAATATCTAACTCTAAAATTGATTCAAATGAATCGTTGATCCCCAACACCTCTAAAAGTTTGGAGTATGCTTTCCCATGAACTACCTCGTTCGAAGCCATCGTGAATCCAAGATCTATAATCGACGGATGGGGAAGGTTTTCACCAAGTTTCGCCCAAAACTTTTTGACAGAAATTTCTATCTGTCCAATTGTCGAGAGAGCCCTAACAATTGTTTCTCTTTCCCTATCGCTTAAATTAACTTTAAAGTCCTGAACATCGGATTGGAAAGTAAACAGCCTGTGAGTCCAAAAGGAATTTTGGATTGACTCCACATAAAAATTGGTCCAAGGGTATCTGTCCGGCTTCAAACCAATTTGCTCGTCAAAAATGCTTTTCCCACTATCCCTGATCCCTATTTTTTCCATGTTTTTTGTTTAAATTTTGAGACTAAAAAGGCCCGGAGGATTTCCGGGCTTTCTAATTCGCCTTGCCTTAAAGTTTACACCATTAATTAATGATTTGCAAGATTTTTAAAACACAATTCTAATTTATTTTTCCCACCACTAACCCTCAACAAGTTGCGGATTTTTCTAAAAATCGAATGGATCGTCACTCGGAACAGAATAGCCATAAAATTCAAGGGCCTTTGGGTTGGCGGTGATTTTATTAATATTTAAATTTTTAATAATTATATTATTTTGATTTTCAACACGAGACAATCCAACGTAGATAAGCCCGTCCTCAAATGCCCCCGTTGCGTCCAAAACTACCCTACTTAATGTTTGGCCCTGAGAGCGATGTATTGACAAACTATATGCTAGTTTAAGAGGGATTTGGCTTACTGTTGCCGCCACCTTGAATTTCGTCGAACCCCCCGCCTCTATAGATTGCTTTTTAAGCTCCCAGACCCCCTTAGAGAGGGTTTGCTCTCCGCTTTCAAACTTGACTACCACAGACTCGTTAGCAAGGCTTACAACGACCCCTAACGATCCATTTACAAGCCCCAATTCTTGATCCAGATTTTTCAACAATATAACCTGCGCTCCAACCTTGAGTTTTAAAACTGGCGGCGCGGGACAGTTTTTTTCCAGTGATTCCCTGCTTTTCGCGTCCCCACTGCTTTGTGAAAAATATTTCTTTTCCATTCCGGGAAGTTTCATCATTTCCGCCTCGTTATGAGAATCAACATATTTATTGAGGCAGTAAAGCACGACAGGGCGAATACCGTCATCAGGAAAAACAACTTTATTATCAATTAATTTACGCGCCGCTTCTTTGTTGCCGATTCTAATCTCATTTAATATCGTGCCAAATTCATTGTCGCCCTTCTGCCTAACAAGCTCGGTCAACAATACAAGTTCGACTTTCGCGTTTTTCCACCCTTCCGACTCAAAAGGAAATTTGATAGGCTTTCCCTTGGATACCGCTGGCAGTTGTAACATGTCACCGGAAAATATAATCTGCATTCCCCCAAATGGCTTGCGGCTGCCCCTTATTTTTTTAAAGATAAAATCAATTTTATCAATCAACTCGCCGGAAATCATTGATATTTCATCAATAATTAAAATTTTAGTCAATTGAATCCGCTCCCTGATATTTTTCATCTTGCGAATCCGGGAAACTAAAAATTCAGCGTTTTCTTCGCCCAAACCTATCCCGCACCAACTATGCAGGGTTGACCCCCCAATCGAAAGCGCGGCTATTCCTGTCGAAGCTGTCACGCCAAATGCCGCGCCATTTTTTGACAAATCATCTATCAGTTTTTTAATGCAAAAACTTTTTCCAACCCCAGCGGGGCCGGAAATGAAAACATTCGAGCCTCTTTCGAATGCTTTGAAAAATAATTGTTGTTTTTCGTTTAACATATGGGGGACTTGCGGGAATCGAACCTTATCCTACGTTTGTAATTACTGCGCTAGCCTTCGTTACAAATTTCAAACCACAATCTTTGCCGAGTGGCAATATTTTACCTTTAAAATAAACTCCCGTTTTTATCGCAACTTCAAACTGTTCCTTAGTTTTTGCTCTTGCCTATCAAGGGTAGCTTCAGGCACGCCATGTGAATTAACGTTATTATGCCTTCTTTCAATAACCAAATAAGTAACACGAATATTTCTTTTAGCCGCCTGATCTTCATAAAATTTCATATCCTTGGGGTCGCAATTCGTATTGCTAACGATAATCGTCTCAACGGACGGTTCATTTAAATAATCGACAAATTGATTTTGACAAAATTTATGGGCCGAGCCCAATTTAGCTGGATCAAAATTGTAATTACCTTGCTTATCGTAGAAGAATAAATCTGCCTCGCAGATTGTCCAGCCGACCCTCTGCGAGCAAAGCAAGTTTGCAAGCGACGATTTTCCACTTCCTGAAACCCCCTTAAGGATCAAAATTTGCTTACTTTTCATTGTTTTGTTTGGTTTGGTGTGAGCACCCGACTCGATTTGAACGAGCATAAGTCGTTTCCAATTACGGTATATTTTGAGACTAAGGTTTAGAAGACCTTTCCGTTACGAGTGCTTTGTGAACTTATTCTTCATTTTTTTTGCAGAAAGTCAAGAATTCCCAAGTTTTTTCAATCCCCTCCTCTGACTCCAAATCGGGTTCGAACCCTTCTGGATAAGCATCCATTGCTTCTAACTCAGACATAAGAATTGTTTTCTTTATTTTAAATTCTGGACTCATATTCTTTTTTTACTCTTTGCACTGTTGATCCGCCTTTACCTGTAATTTTCGCTATGTTTCTTATAGACTCTTTGCCCTCCTTAAGAAGCTCAACGATATCGGAATGATTAATTAATAATTCTTTTTTAGCTTTTTGTCTTTGGCTTTCCGCCATCAATATTCTTCTAACTACTTCTGGACGCCACGGTTTTCCCTCTCTGGACGGAACGCCGTCTTGATTTAATATTTCGGCAACCCTAGCAAGCGAAAGACGTTTTCCTCCCTTTGATTTTCGGCGCAGGGCGCGTATCATTTTTATAATTTCTTCTTCCCCATCAAACTCCCCAAAACAAGGTCTGCCCAATTTTTTTTCTGTTTTTGCGATGCCAAGTTTAATTAAATTTCCGTGATTTGAAAAATCAAGACCATGTATTTTGCCATGACATTCAGGACATAACAAAAGAGTTCGCTCGCCTCCCAGCGACCTAGGAATTACATGGTGTTTGTGTAAGTTTTCTGTTTTATCACATTCAAAACATTGATTCATGAGCCACGAACAGGAATCGAACCCGCCTCTCTAATATACGAAAATAGCGTTCTACCAATGAACTATCGCGGCGAGCCTCGTAAGGGAATCGAACCCTTTCCTCCGCAATACCACAGCGGCGTGTTGGCCTTTAACACTAACGAGGCGTTTATTCGCAATGAGACAAGCCCATTGTAAAAATATATCTTGGGCTATATCTAACCATTGAAAATGGAATTTCCCAAGGCTTATCTCCGTAACTTTGGAACTTTTGCTTTGTTATCCTTCCAAAAGCGTATTTTGAATTTCCCCTAAATGCATGCTCACAATGATCTTCAGCGCATACTGTAATAACAAAATCGTTTAAAATTATTTCATAGTATTTCATATTAAAATGGATTCCAGTTTCTAATTGAAAACAAAATAATTCCAATTGTCGCAACCGCGCCCGCTACGAAACCAAGCCAAAATGGCCCGTTAAAAATCCAATCAGGAATATTAACTATAAGGGATAGCATGTTAATTCGCGGCCAATTTAAATGATTTCAAATACGTTTCAAATTCCACTTCCCGCGACGAGCGCATTCCGTGTTTTTCAGGATCGTAAGCGTAAATCTTTTCTCCGACTAAAAATGAGATTGCGCTAATTGAATTATTTAAATCCGGCTCTTGAAACGAAGCGAACTGAATATTAAAAGATTCAAGCTCTTTTTCACGCTCTACCATATCATTCGATCCGCCGCCACTAAGAATAATAACGGTTTTATGTTCATTTGCCCACTCTTTGAAATTGGCGTCGAACGGATATTTCAATGAATACTCTACGCAGCTATGAATGCACTGGATTCCCGCTTGAATTGGGGAAATATTATACATTGCAAAATTAAATAATCTCATGTTGTTTTAAATAAATTGTGCGGCGGCACCCCGCCATTTTCTATCGGCCACTACGCAATGAGCAATTGAATCATCAAAAATTACATAATCCCCGGAACTCATTCTTATAAAGTCGTCTCCGCATTGTAGATGCACCCTTCCTTCTGTCAACCAAAAAAGTGCCGCTCTCCTGAGCCCTGTTATTTTATCAACAACTAACGGGTCACGATGAGGCTCTACGTTTTTACACGCCAATAAAATCATCGAATTGAAATCCAATTCTCGTTTTTCGAAATTTGGGAGATTTTTGCCAAAAGTCTCAGAACAAAGGCGACTAAAAGACTCGTCCCCTTTCAGTTTATTTTCTTTTCTCTCTTTTGGCGAAGGAGCAATTTTTCCAGATTCGTAAATCATTTAACTAGTTCTAAAATTTGTTCAAATGCATCAATTAATTTGCGCCGCTTTTCTGGCGGGCAATACCCGGCTGGGTATTCGTTCGCAATTGTTTTATCAGCTAATGCACGGTTGTCAAGCAAAGCTTCGTGCGCAAGCAAATAAATTTTTTCGCGGCGATTAACTTCTTTGTATAATTTATTTAAAAGTTCAATTCTCTCCGCAAGGTCATTGCGCGACGCAGTTTCTAACTTGCTAATTAAATCATCGGAAAAGAACCGATTGCTTCGGTCATCCGTTGTCCATAGATTTTTTACATCTTTTTGGAAATTATTCATTTTTTGTGAGCCGCCCACTGGATTTGCACCAGTGACGTAGTTTCCCTTCTCGCTTACAAAACGAGCCCTTTCGACTTCTCAGGCAGGACGGCATTAATTAATCTTTTTTCGTTACATAGTCAACATTTAAAATTCGATGCATCGTTGACTTCGTGGAGATTCCGAATTTCTCCATTGTTTTTTTATAAGATTTATTTGTTTTGTAAAACTCTTTGATATTGGACATTTCCGAATCGGAAAATCTTCTAATTTTATTGGACGCGGCAATTGAAAACCCCTTAACCTCTTTAGGACAGCGATCCGCAGAGTTTTCTTTGTGGGTTCCCAGCTCAAGATTGTCCCAACTATTATTTTTGCAATTTCCGTCCAAGTGCCTTACAACTTCAGCATCAAAAATGCTTGAGCCGAATTTCATGTAGGCTTGGAAACGATGGACGGGAACGTTTTTCTTCTTCCCGCAATTCATGCAGATTTTGAAATTTAAATAACCCCGTGAATCATTAAATAAAGACAGGTTTATGTCATTTGGGGAAATCACCTCGCCCGATTTTGTTACTTTATATCCTTTGCCAAAGGCGACTAAAAGAGCCCTAGCCCCCTCTGATGCGTTTTTATTTACCATATGGAGATGGGCGGGAACTGCCCCCGCCGTCCGTAACTTCTTTATAATCAACCATCTACAACAATTTTAAGTTTGGACTTGGGAACTTACACCCTAGGCTTCTATCGTATATACCACGCTTCATTTTTCGGCTTGATGCTACCTATACGTTTAATTCTTAAACATCAAATATCTGCTAATTAACGGATCAAGCTTTCACAGAGAAGCTAGCCGTTCTCGCATTACGCTGCGAGTGCTAATTGATTTTCGCCAATTATTTTTGCTGTTTAAATCCAGCGGATCTTTTGTTGCAATTGAAAACGTGCAAAGTTACGTCGAAACTATTTCACCCCCTAAAATTCTTACTCAGTTAAAGTAAAATCAACATAATACTTCTGCCCCGGAACCAATGTTCCCCAAGATGCTTCGTTGTTGATTCGCATGTCAAGATTCGCCGTTGGCGTCCACTTTGCAAAGGTATTATCCTCACTATATCCACCGGGTTTGAACGGATCATTGCCGCAAACAGCCATAAATTTGACTTGCTCCGCATGTTTGGAACCATCTGGAAGATTGGCATCTTCAACCGACACGACTTGTAATTTTGCTCTCATATATTTTAATTTTTATTATAAAGGTTAAAATAACACTCTTTCGAATGTATTTTTACGTTGGCCCAAGTGGATTCGAACCACTGACTTTTCGAATATCGGTCGAAAGCTCTACCGGACTGAGCTATGGACCACTTGTTTTTACTCTTCACTCGCCAAATACCTAACGATAAATTGTGACCATCCTTCAAGGCGATCATACAGCGGCCCATTTAATTCTTTAATATTCGTAAATGTAAGATTTGCCAAACAATCCTCTTTTGCGGTTACGTTTTCGCTTGTCAACTGAATAAGGTGAACGACTCCAAGGTGAACTTGACTAACAAGAGCTGTATTGTCGTTTAAAATACCAATCATTTGATGGCCGATAATATCCTCCTGATTCAAATCTAATTCCTCCTGAAGTTCGCGATTAACGCTTTCGTCGTAAAACCCAAACCCATCGTCGTTGATATGCCCACCAACTCCAACAGAAATTTTAGAGTGAAGGCGGGATTCGTTACCCGATTTACCACGAGTATAGTTTAAAACCTTGTCGCCGCAAAAGAAAATACAATAAGGAATAATTTGCTTATAATTCGGATCAATTTCCGCCGCCCCGCGATCCATTAAAAATCCATCGGGATGTCCAATTATTTCCTCCTGAATTAAGTCTTCGCCCAAAAGCTGAAAACCTTGAACACCTTCAATGCCCAACAACGAGCTACGCGGAATCACGTAAACTTTTTCACCTTTGTATTTATCTGTATTACTCATTATTTAAATTTTATTATGTGCGCCAGAATGGAGTTGAACCATTATCGACCGTTTATTTTGCAAAATTTCAAGTTAATGTAATTCTGCTAAAGAGACGGCAGCTTTCACCCCTAAGCTACAAGCGCCTTAAAAGTTGGGATGGCGGAAGAATTGAACCCGCGTCTCAGGTTTATAAAACCTGTGCTATAACCACTCAGCTACACCCCGATTACTTTCAAATTTTTGGTTCCAGCTTAATTCCGCATTCGCCAAAAATCACTTGCTCTAAGTAGCTAAATTCGCGGAAGAAGTCAAGAGTTTTTTTAGTATCAAATTCAAAACACTTTCTCAACTCCTCATAAATTCGTTCGCGGCTAATGTTTTTTAATTTAATTACCAAGTTTTTATCAAGAAAAGCTTCCTGAATATCATAGTGAAGCGCGAAACCCTTGGTTATAGAAAACCTCACGGACCTAATCATTCTGAGGTAATCTTCTTCGAATCGCTCATAAGTGTCTCCCACGCAACGATAAAGATTCTTTTTAATATCTTCAATTCCATTGAATGGGTCAATAAATTCTCCGTCTTCGGTCATTGCAATGGCGTTGCAAGTCGCGTCTCTCCTACTTAAGTCAGATAGCAATGTTCCAATCCTTACTTCGTCTGGCCGTCTTCCGTCAGCGTATCCTGCCTCTTCTCGACAACAAACATAATCAACTCCACCAAATTTAGGGTGCCGCGCTCTGATTGTTAAGAATTTTTCATTCTCCAAAAATATTTCAACGCCCTTGGAAATAAGGTCCGCCCTCATTTCAGCGTATGAGTCGCATTCACAGCAAAAATCCACATCCTTACTTTTTACATTTAAAAAAAGGTCGCGAACATATCCACCCACGATATAGTATTTCGGTTTCATTGCGGCTACTCTACAAATAAACACCAAAAAGTCAACAACTAATTTTCGCCGCCGAGGCTCTTTTTATGAATTTTTAATTTTAAAAAACCTATCAAGCCACCAGTTAACAATGTCGCTACAATCGACGCATACACTCCAAAGCAAACAGGGCAAAATAATAGTCAGTAAAAGTGAGTGAAAAAACATTTTAATAAACTTCATAAATGTGAGGCTTTTTAGCTCTCGTATGTGCGCCGTGAGAAAATCGAATTCTCCTTATTTTTCGTTGGAAGCGAAATGCCATACCACTAGGCGAACGACGCATAAAATACCCCGAATTCCGCATGGCGGCAATTGTTTTTCTTTGATTTAAAATTGTTCCTAAATTAAACCGCTGCAATTTGCCGAAGAGGCGCGAGGTATGCTCCGGTTTTGGGAATCGAACCCAAAGTAGTAATAATGGGCTACCTTGCCCCTTTTCTACTTCCTGTAACTAGTTGGGAAATAGATCACTTATACACGAACCGAAGGCACAAAATGAAGATTCGAACTTCAACTCTCAAGCCTCCACGGCAAGCGCATCTCCAAGATGCTTTTTTCATGTCGTCCCACAATTGTAGTTTTGGGACAGGGGTTTGTTACCTACACGTAACAAAGCTATGGTTGAAGGCCCTTGCATCCTTCATCATCCCGTATAAATCTCCGGGACTTTACTATTTAAATTAAACCATAATTTATAACTCACTGAAAATCAATTAATTATGGTGGAGAATATCGGTTCTGCCCCGATCTGTATTCGCATTGCAAGTGCGACGACCACCCTAAGCAGTCCCATCCCCCATATACTATTTTTTTTATTTATTTATTTTGCCAAATGTGAGAGTTGCTGGGTTCGAACCAGCATCTTCCAGCCAAATGCCGGATGTTTTTCAGAATTAAACTAATCTCCCAAAAATATACAGTGTAAAAACTCAATCCGCGCAATGCATCTTGCGACCCTAACTTGTCGTTTTTACTGTTTGAAAAAAGTCAATGAACTTATCGAGTGCTTTCCTATTTGTTACTACTGTAAGCCGGAAGGGAAGGGTTTGAGCCTCCATCTACTCATTACAACACGAGCGCTTTTCTATAAGCTACCAACCGATATGAGGGCCGTCAGGGTTACGATCCCTGTCCGGAAATTTCACAAATTTCGATGCTACCATTACAACACCGGCCCATTAGGTTAAGAGTTTGGGTTCGAACCAAAATTTCCCTCTTACTTGCGGGGCGCAATATCCATTATACTACTCTAAACTGAGCCGGGAGAACGATTCGAACGTTCGTTTTCGCGTTGATTGCGATTTTCTACCATTAAAATATCCCGGTATTGTGAGTGGCGAAGATTTGATACTTCATTTCCTTCCGGAGGGGAAGGCGTCCTAACTTAGACGAACCGCGCTTTGTGTGCCGCCATTATAATGGACTTTTTGAATTTGTCAAGATCTTTTATTAATCTTTTTTTTGGAGACGTATGAGAATTTTGCAATCTCAATCAGGCGGTTGCAGCGCCTTGCCTTTCTTTTTGGCTAATACGTCATTGTTTTTAATAAATTAAAAATGTATCGAATGAGGTAATTGAAACCTCTCTTCCTCACAGGCAATGAGGCATGCTGCCGTAACATTTATTCGACGCGGAAAGCTAGATACTCGAAATCTATCCCAAATTTTATTTTGGAACCTTCTAATTTCCAATTAGACCCGTCACCCTGACGATTAACTTTCCGTAGCTCTATCCGGTTACGATCCGGCTTAAACGACTTATGAAATCATTTCGGAAACCAATTCCGACCTAGAGCTTTTTTAAAGGAGGACCGTGACAGCATCGAACTGTTATCCGAGTGGTTACGCATACCATAGTTTTCAAGACTATTTGGGGGGCCGACCCCGGCACGATCCAAATGTAGGAAATGAAGGTTACGTTCCCTCGAACTCTCGGTGCAAACGAGTAATTTTACTATTAAATTAATCTCCCGTGCTAGTGGGGAATTTCGAAATCCCGACCCCGCATTTATCGGACGCGTGCTCTGGCCTCTGAGCTACACTAGCTAAATATGTGCGGGCGGAGAATTTCGAAATCCCGGCCTTGATGTTAAAAGCATCTTGCTCTTCCTCTGAGCTACACCCGCGTTGTGCTCGATCCTACTGTATAAAAAATTCGGAGTCAAGACTCGCTCTCAGAACTGGCCACGATCCAGTAGTTAAGGTTCCCCTTTCTCGATTAACAGTCGAGTGCGTCTGCCAAATTCCGCCACCTGAGATTTATAAAAAGAGGAAAGATAGATACTCGAAATCTATGGCTTTATAGGCCACATGCTAATTAGCAATTAGCTCCAATCCCTGACTGGTTAACTTTCCGTTGGACATTAAGGATTTGCACCTTGTCTCCCGCCATAAGCGACGGGCATGTTGCTGTTACACCAAAGTCCTTCCTATCGGTGACTAGCCAATAGGCTTAACATCTAATCTCCAATAGTCAGTTGGATTTCATTGTTTTAGGTTCGGGGCGCTGAATCGAACAAGCCTCATCGGGATATGAACCCAATATGGTCAACCAGACCACCTGCCCCACACCTGTTTACACTTATTTTTGTTCTTTGTCAAGACTTTTTTTAAAAAGTCCACACTGGAGGTTCCGCCCCTCCCTTTCGATTTTTTCAGAATCGCACTTTCACTAGATTAGTTTAGTGTGGATATTTTATCACTGGAGAATATATTCTAATTTGAATTTATATTTCTACCAATGAAAAGGTTGTTTCGATGTATTTGTTTCATTACCCCGCTCGCCTCTAGCTCACACTCATTGTTTCAGGCACAACTGACAAACCTTCCAATAAAAAGCCCGCTTCCTATTTGGAGAGCGGGTAATAAAAATTAAAATATTAAATTAAAATAATTACGCCGCCAAAGGGTGATTAAACCCAAAGGTTGAGCCGCATTTCGCGGACACTGTGCTATTACTTCTAATTTTCATACCCTTTATTCTTTTACACACTTTTCTTCTTCTTGTGAAGAATTAATTTCCAATTCTGAAATATAATCAAACTGTTCGTTTTTAAGGCTCAGCTTTTCTCCATTCGCTAAAATCGCCAACACGCCCCGTGTTTCATTTGCCAAAACTCTTCCAGCCATTCCAGTCCTACGCTCTGGGCCGGAAGTTACAACAATGTCACAAATGTTACGAATTCTCACTATTAGTGTATTACACTGTTTCAGGCAATTTGGGAGTGTTTTCTTCCATGTTTCTAATCAAAGTTTTAATCCTTAATTTATGGTCGAAGGCCCAATCCAATTCCATTGCCTCCTCAAAGTCAATCCAACGAACCTCATCGACTTCACCTTCCGCAGAATTGCGCAAGTGAGGCTCATCGGAGCCAACGTAATAATGCACGAAATGAACTGTTACGTTTTGCAGAAACTTTAACGGACTGCTATCCAACTCCACAAAATCCAATTCGTGAAGATTTATTGTCAATCCAGTTTCCTCGTAAATCTCCCGAACAGCAGCTTGAGGCACACTTTCATCCCAATCAAGATATCCACACGGAAAGCAGTATTTTCCCGTATTCGTAACTTTCGGGCCGCGCTTGACTCCCAAAATTTGAATTTTCGTCTTATTTTCCGGCTTTGTTCGGATAATAGTGGTCGATGTGGCCACATTTCGCGAATGCCAAACTTTTTTGCCGCAAGTTGTGTCGTAGCAGGTATTATCTTTATTTTTGAATTCCATGGACGAAGAATACCAGAAAATTCCGCGCCGTCAATCTTTTTTTTAATTTTTTATGCAATCGTTACCCCCCTAGACCCAATCACCAACCAACCAACCGTTGTGAAATATTGAAGCGTTACCGTATCGCCCAAAGCGTTGAAGGTAATCGTCGTGTATCCGGTTTTTGTTGCTGGAGTTAAAATCGCCGTTCCGCTGCCGCTGCTGGCAACGTGTGCGATAGTCTTAATTTGCCCATCCTCCCCGTTCGCCAACGTAAGTGCATGTCCCGGCGCTGTTGTTGTTAATTTTGTTGTTGGCAAGAAAATACTAACTGCTCCCGCACCTGACATAGAGTTCGCGGAAAGGATTGGCGCGGCGTTTAATTGAAATTTTCCAAAAAAAGCAACATCGTTGCTGAACGAAACATATTGATAGAACAGCGCGTTTCCGTCGAACTCCATAACTCCAGCTACAAAAGTATCACCGTTTAGTGTTAAGTCACTATTGAAGATTCCTGTTCCTGAAAAAATGTTGTTCCCCACAAACGTTTGCCCCGCATCCGTTCTTGCCAACGTTGCATTTGCATTAGGAAGAGTAAAAACCTTAGTCGAGGTTGTTGGACCTGTGAATTGAACAAAATCACTTCCACCCGCCAACGCCGCAAGAGCCGCATCGTATGCTTGAACGTTCGTTCCTATGGTCAACCCTAACGCTGTGCGATGGGTTGCCGCAACTCCAGAAGCATAATCAAAGGTAAGTCCTGAGTTAAAATGCGCCGTTCCATAAAGCTCAAATCCGGCGTCGAAAGCAACTCCAGCCGAAAACAAATTCGACGCAGTAAAAACGTTGTCGTCTTCCAATCCTGCCGCGCCCAATGAAGCTCTGTGGAAAGCCGCTGCGCCTGTTCCATATGAAAAATATCCACCCTCAGCAAAAGTAATTCCACTATTGATAGATACAGTCTCATAAAAATTAACATTTTCAAGAAAACTACAATTATCTTCAAAAGTATTATTACTCAAAAGACTTGCTGCATTTAATGCAGCCCTATGGGTTGCCGCAGAATCACCATTATAAATAAATGAACTCGCCGCATCAAATGCGATTTGATTTTCGACCACAAGTGTTGAAGCAAAGGTATTTACACCATAATAAGTATTGTTTCCAGTTATCGAAGATATACCTAAGTCATCTTTAAAAGCAATTAAATCCCCGCCAATAATAATATTTTCTATATCAATCATTGTCGTTGGAACTTTTAACCAACGATACCCCGCGATAAGGCTATCTCTTGTGCTAATATAAGCCGCCCTAGATTCGTCCGCCTCCGCTTCTCCAATATAAATCGACCCAAGCTTACTTTTATTGGAATTGGAAAACAAAATTGGAGAACCGGATGCTCCTGATTCGGGATAAAATACCGCGTCTTCGGGTAGTGTCTCCAAATAGCCGCTAGAGAAATAAAGATCATACGGCGAAGTGAGCCCAAACTCCCAAAATGAACCATTGAATTCAATAAAATACCCGCCTTTTGAATACTTATAATATCCGTTGGAAACCCCGGAAATGGTATATACCCCATTCGCCCCAGAAGGAACCGTAATTCCAGAGACGGATATTGTTGCATCCCCCGTATTGATCGGCGCGTTTGAACCGGAGTAAGTTTGCGCTTCTCCGTCAACTATTCCATACCCCGCAAGCGTCGTAGGTTTACTTGTTAAGCTAGCGAAAGTGTGGGTGTGACTGATTCCAGCCGCATCTGTTATTCCATACCCCGCAAGCGTCGTAGGTTTACTTGTTAAGCTGGCGAAAGTGTGGGTGTGTCCCGCACTGGCGGCGTCACCAATACCATAACCAGCTAGTGTTGTGGGCTTACTAGTAAGGCTTGCAAAGGTGTGAGTGTGGGAAAGCGATGCGGCGTCGCTTATTCCATACCCCGCAAGTGTCGTGGGTTTTCCTGTTAGATCTCCAAACGCAAAAGAAAACGACGCTGGGAAATCGGTTTCGTTTACCGGGGTCCAAACGCCGCCTATTTTTTTGTGTAATAGTAATTTTAAGTCGCTCATACATTATATTACACTTATGGTGCAATAATAACGCTTGGGTTTGGGAATTTGTTTACAATATTATTAAGTATCTCGTAAAAGTTCGCCGCTGCGAATCCGTTAGGGTCGCCCGATTTGATTAAGTTTTCCTTAACTCCTTTTAAATTTTCAAGAGATCCCTCCAAAATGGGTTTAATAAAGTGAACCATCTGCTCGGGCATTTCAACCTCATCCTCCAAACACGCCGAAAAGAAGTTCTGCTGTATGGAAACAGTTACCTGTAAAATCTGCATAACTTGTTCGTGCCCCTCTTTGCTTGTTTGACCACGAAGAACGTCCGTCATTCTCATACAGTTTTCCAAAAGAACGTTATTCACGATGCCCTTTTCGTCTTTACCAAGCGTTAGTTTAATTTTTTTCATAAATTTTGTTATTTAAATATTGCATCACTCGCAGATTTGTGCGGCAGTGCGCAAATCCGTATCTTTGAATCTCCTCTGGCGTCTTTTCCGCAATTCTTGATAGAAAGATATCAAACAAATAAAGATCATCGAAATTCTGCGCCGTTCCCATGATGGAAATGTTTTGTGTTAGATTGCCGCAAATCGCACTTGTAACCATGTCTTCAGGATAATTCATAATTTTCCAGTTATGGACAATTGCGGGGAATTCTTCTGGAAATTGATTTATAATGTTTGATTTGATAAAATAAGCATTACCGTTAAAGTGATCGGGTGGAATCAGGTTCTCCCGCGCCATTGGGAAAGCGCCCAAACAATCGAAATTATTTTGATTTAAAATATTATAAGCGAAATCGGAACAATCCAGAATATCGCTATCCTTTTTGAGCACGTAATCGCACCCTACCGCAGCAAGCTTAAGGCAATCATGCATATCCCGGATATTTTCCAATCCGTAAAGCTTTTGGCTTCCAGCCACACGGCAAATAAATTCAACCCCATCATCAAACTCTGTTGCGTTGACTATATCATTTGGGTCGGAAAAAACAAAAATCTTATTGAAATTATAATTTCGCCGCGAACTCTCAATTGAGATTTTCAGCATTTCTCTGTCCCTGTCGCAAGAAAAGTAAGCCAAGTTAACTGAGTGTGATTTCATATCGAAGCGGCTGATTTAGATATTGGTGAAGATTGAATTGCTTATATCTATAGTTAAATACATATAAATAAATAATTGTTGCGGCGGCGTTGTCAAAGGTTGCGTTCATTCGAATTGGGATAGTCTGTGGATTTTTCCTGCTCCTCTAATCGCGGCTTCCGATCCACCTTCAACCAGAAACCAGAAATATTTCTTTTTGTCCTTTGGAACGAATGACGAAGCGAATCCGTCTGTTACAACGAAAACAACGTCCGGGTTGTCCTGTTCAACTGATTTTTCAATACAGTTGAAGTCCGTTCCGCCGCCGCCTAGGATTCGATAGGAATTGTTAATTTTTGGAATCTTGTAGGCGCGAGTGTCAAAGGAATAAACCTCCACTTCAAACACCTCCGGATTCAAAGATGCCGCCACCTTGCAGAACCTTTTGATGTATCCCGAACAGCTTCCGCTATTGTCGATGAAAAAGGCGCACTTATACTTTTTGCGGCACTTTCTTTCCCGCATCTTGTTTTTTGTTGGAATGTCGGGCGCGACTTCGCAAAGACGACGATCAAGAGTTGTCCAGCTTGATTCCTCAAATTTCTTTTTTTCAATAGCTTTAGCTACGATTTTCTTAACAAGGGTTTCAAATTTTGGCTTTTTGATAGGCTCAATCTCAACCTCTTCCTCAATAACCGCGAAGTCATTCCCCATTCCATGACTAGGGAAAGAGCCTGACATTTTTTTTCTAAGATCGTCAATCGCTTTTTGAAGCTCGGGAGAAACCTCGCCGTCTTCCGCTTCCTCCATGAAGTTGTGTTGATCAACAGTTAAGAAGCCCTCTTTGTAATTGCTTGAATCGATTGCATAGTAGCTCTCGAATGACGGCAATTCCTCAACGTAAGTTTTGAAAACCGTGTCTCTCCAGCAATATTGGTCCCATCCCTCAATCATGCCGCGAACGAAACCAAACTCGTCAACCAAAAGATGGTTGATTGAAAGGTCCATCGCAATGTTGGCTTTTTTGTGATCCTCTAATTTCGCGCCGCGCCTACCATGCCTCAAAAAGATATGAAGCATTTCGTGACAAAGAATGAAACGTGCCTTGTAATCGGAGCACGTATCAAAGAATTCCTTGCCCCAAACGAACCCAATTGAATCCCCGTCAACGTTCCAACAGATACAAGCCGTTGGAACCGAATCAGAAAAAATGGGTTTCCCGTGAAGAGCTAACGTTTCGAAGATTTCGCTAAAATCAACGATTTCTTCAACAATTTTTGAGTGTCTTTCCTCCCTTGAAATCATAATGCCTGCTCCCTCACCGAAAGCTTACCGCTTCCGCCTCTCCCTCCACGATTAACCAACCCCTTGTTTTTGAGCGCGAACGGCGGCGCTGAGGCAAGCCTTTCGCAACCCTTAACAGCGAAAGACGCACCCTGAAGATTCCCATCCCTCAAATAAAAGAAATTAAATGCAGAATAAATCAAAGAATAAGATTTCTTAACCCAATCCGAATCCTTGTTTGTTTCGCAGAAATCCCTGAAGTCAATTCTAGCAAAGAAAGCAAGCGCGTTCTTGGAAGAATCTTCGTCAAAATTATACATAGACGCCGATGGCAAACACCTGATTTCGTCAACGATTTCATCCGCATCCTTGTGAAGCAAAAGCGAGCAAAGATCCGAAACCTTCAAGTTCATACCCGAAGGGGAGAAAACATCTTTGTTTTCGAGGAAATCATCCAGCGCGGCGCGAGAGGATGCAATCACCCTATCGGCACTATCAAACCACGTTGGATTCGATTTGTGAATTGACCTGTAAGATTCCAGCGCCGTTTTGACATTCTCATTTTGAGTGGATGCTTGCGAAACCAGAATTGAGAAGGCTTCGTCGGAGTTGGCAAAAGCTAGAACCTCTTCCGTGTTTCCGTTCTCAATGAACAGGTTTGACAGCTCGAAATCCCGAAGAATTTCCTTCAAGCACGGTTGAACGTTTGCCTGAGACTTGAAGAATTTCTTAATTCCCGCAGAGTCTTGCTTGCCCTTCAAGTCCAACAGAAGCTTCATTTTGTCGTTGCCGCGAACATTCCGCGTAAACTGAGAAACGTTAATTCTTTCGTCGGCTAAAATGTCGCGAGCTTCGCCGCCGCAGTTCACAACCCAATCAATCGCATAATCAAGACGACGAGGGGAAATGATTCTTCTAATATCGGGCGCTAAGTTTTCATACCACTTGAGCGCACCGTTAGAGATGTCAATTCCGTATTTACCTGTGAAATACTTTGAACTAGGCTTTCCAGAAAGCTTGACGATGATATGAAACCTGTCCAATTGGGCAGGATCAATTTCCTCTACATCGTAATTATTTTGAGTGTCTGGCGGATTAGCTGCCGCCCAAACTACCTTCAAATTCGGGAAAGATCTATTGTTAATTGATTTAAATTGAATTAATTCCAACACCGCGTTCCTGACTGCGGCGGGGCTTCTGTTGTATTCGTCAATGAAAATCGCTTCAAGGTTTTCGTCAACCGTTTTTGGTCGAGCAAAGTGAATAACGGATTCGCCCCCCTCAATCGCCAGCTTTGGAATCCCGATAAGATCAACCCAAGGATCAATTGTCGCGCCACTAAAAAAAGCGTATTTTAGTCCTCTTTTATCCCAAAAGTCCTTAACCATCGTTGTCTTTCCGCAACCATGATCGCCATAAACAAGAAGATTTTTCCCATGCGTAAACCATTTTTCCATTTGGTCATCGGTGATTGTATCTCTTGCAGTATAGGTATTCATTAATTAGTGTAATTTATTTTTATGGACGCGTCTTTTGTTTACGACATCAACTTTCAAACCTCCGAAAGGTTTCGCGGCGTCGATGCATACTACCACTTTTTAATCAATGGTCAAGAAGAAAAATGGGATATTTGGTGGAATTCTCAGGCACAATCCTCCGCAAAAGAAATACTAAAAAAACAAAAAATAATGTTTTCCATGTTAAATGGATTAATTAATTTAAATTTATTTCGCCCTGCCGTTTATAAAGACGGCAAGCTTGCGGGAAACGAAGAATCTTTCCTAGCCTCTTTCCACCGTGGGGAAAAAGACTTTTTTGATATTTTGGATTAACGGAACTCTTCTCTAAGAATCCTCCATCGGGAAGAGTCTGTTTCCTTTTCGCCCGAATCAATCTTTTTTATAGCCTCAACCACCTCATCAAGGTTATTGTAAATGTATTTATAAGGAATCATTCCAAACAGCCAAAGCGGACATTTCGACTTTCCACCTTCAACAATTAAAAAAATTGGTTTTTTTTGTCTGTTTGCCCAGCTCAGCTCCTCTATGCTCCCGCATGTGAAAACTTCTGGATCTATATATGCAACAATGAAGTCCGCTTTGTCTGTTAGTGCAAGGTCGAAGCTGCGAATCCTTTTCATGATCCTTTCAACTTCATCATACTCGCCTTTTGCCCGAAGAAGTTTTAAAGATTCGTTGGCGCTTTCGGTTTCGTCAACGTCAATCACAAATGGCTTGCAATATGGGTCATAACAAACGATGCCCATCGGGGACAACTTGTCTGTAATTTCCTTTCGCCAAGCCCTCCCGTTTTTAAACTCAATCGGGCCAACTAAATATGTTTTTGTTTTATTTAAAACGTTCATAAAAATTTATCGTAAACGTGAAGGGTATTTTTTACAAAAAACAAGCAATCTTCAAATTTCATGTGCTCCCAAGAAATTTCAATATCTGCCGCCCCTTTTAACAAGGGGCTATTCCTTTCCTCGTCTTCGTTTGGCGGGGGAAGCAAATTTCCATTCTCAAGAATCATTGAAACAAAAAATAATGCGCCGCCTTTGTTTTTAATCCATTCGCACTCGTCGCCCGGAAATTCGCTGTATCTAATGTCGGGAATTATGCAGAAATCTATATTCTTCTTTTCGAGCAGAGCAATTTCGGACTCCATCAAATTAGTCCAATACTTTCCCTGCGTTTGCTTACGTCTTGCGCCCCCATATGCGACAAGAAGCGGCCTAATAATTTTCTTCTCTTCGTCAGAGCAATTAAAAACATCAATTCCGAATTCATCCATAATGAAACCCTTCATTTTTTCCTTGAGCGGCGATGCAAGGCTTCGAATCTCAACCGTTTTTCCCCGCTCCGAGAGAATGATTTGTAAACACTGAGCAAGGGTGTCTTTCCCGCTTCGGGCCGCATGGGCGCTAATTCCAATTAATTTCATATGTTTTAAAATTATCGATGATGGTCACGCGCATCAATTGGGCGGTGCCGCATGAGGTTTTTTACTTCATGAAAGCTAATCGGCCTTCCAAAGCTATCCCACCCCGTGTCGAGCCTTTTCCCGTCTCCCGTATCCTTGTTGGTTAAGGGAAGATTCGAATGTGTGTGTCCACTCAGATGAATACTTTCCTTAGCCATCTTGTTGTGACTGATAATTGGATAGTGACTTAAAACGTAAAAAGTTCGATTAATTGACACCTCGGCATATTGAGGCAAAAAAACAACCGTTTTCTCGGAATTTATATTCCATTCAAGGGGGTAAACCTCTGCCCCGACTCCAAAAACATTGGGAAACTTTTCTCTAAGGATTTTTTTGTAAGTTATTCCATGACCGGAATTGTGGTTCCCCCACAAGATGTAAAGCTTTTTAAAAACAAGCTCGTTCATCAAGCTTTCAAAGCGATCGCCGCACTCATCTTCAAAAATAATATCACCCAATAGAAAACAAACCGAATTAAACGAGCACACCGCGTTCCAAGACTTTACAACCCCTTCTTTATGAGCTTGCTTCGAAGAATATCCCCTCGAAGCCCATAGCGGGGTCGTCCAGCTAGAACACGTTTGGTTGATATGAAGGTCCGACGAAATGAAAAAATTAGATTCGTCTCCCGTAAATTTTAGAGTTTGTAGCATTTCTTATGGTTAAAGATGTAAAGTTTCCCTTACATCCTCAAAGGTTTAGGCGTATGTTTCGCCCGCATATGTGACGCTCGCCACACTTGACTTTTTCATTTTCACTTCCTGCTTTGAATTACGATCAAAGAGTCGAACGTAATTGTCCGTGCTTCCAATGTATCGCGCATTCATTGTAGCGCCCTGAGTCGTAGCAACCCCAATAAAACGCCCGCGACTATTTTCCATTACTTTGATTTTATCTCTCATCATCTTGTTCCTTTAATTATTTTTGTTAAAACCTGAGTGGCTTTAGATTTCGACATCTTACCGGACCCTACCAAATTGTCAAGCTCAAAGATTAAATAATTCATTTTTTCGTAACTGGATGGAACGCTTGGAATTTTTAAATGCTCATCCCCCAAGGGCTCCGCAACGATTTTAAAAAATTTATGCCTGAAACCATACATTTTCGCCCTGATTAAAAGACTTTTGTAGCTGGCAAACCGATCTTTTTGTAGCGGATCAAACTTACGGATTGCTTCGAAAAGACCCAAACAGCCCTCTTGGAAAAGATCCTCTTGCGGGCATCCGCTCAATTTGAAGTGCCTTTCGTAAATAAAATGAATTAATTTTTTATTGTTTTCAAATAATTGGTTCCCCGCCCTCTCGTCGCCTTTTTTGTAAGCCTCGATCAGCTCCATTTCTCCTATTTCCGCCGCCATTTATTTTTATTTTTCCTTGTAGTTGCTTGGTTTTGAAAGAAATTAACAGAAAATATTAAAAAAGTCAATCTTTTTCGTTGACTTATTGAAAATATCCGATATTGTTCCCGACATAACGTTCTCTTCGCAGTATGCTCTGTGATAGGTTTAAGAAGGGAGTTCGGGACCAAGGAAAACCCGACAGGACAAGAAAACGAGGCTTTCAGAATTATTATTCCCAAACGTTTGGCCGCTTTTAAGTTTTCTTGTGGAGCATCAATCGAAAGGTTGGTGAAATACTCGTCCCATTGGAAAAATACGATTTTATTCGTGATAGGGCTTATGGCTTCGCTGTGTCTTTCTTTTTGAAAGCAGGTGCGGAGCCTGAGCCCTTGGAATTAATATAATATATAGTAATGAATATAGACAGCTACAGTAGCAACAAGAGGGGTCTTTTGAGGGAATTAACGGCTTCAGGAGCATGTCGATTAAGGAGAGACTTATCGTTTTTAAAGAAAATAAAGAAGGCACAAGAAAGTGACGAAATTATTTTAACGAAAAGTTTGCGGGCGGCGCTTTTTCCTTGGAACATAGCTAAAGTAAAATTAATTCTAAAATGTGGGGTTCAAAGCCTTGAAGCCGGAATGCCTTTAATTTTGGGAAAAACTATTTCGTTAGATCTTTTTAATGACCTGTTTTCAAAATCGTCCGTTTACGAAAGAATATCAGAAATGGATTATGAAAAAGCTGCCGGGTATGTTGTTAGAAAAAGGAATGAAAAATGTTAAATAAAGTAGATTTTATCCGGCGCTACCACCAATTGTCTGAGCGTCTTTGGTCCGATGACGAGGTGATTGAATTTACCCGTGGCGAATTTTGGTCAAACTTTTTCTTTTGGTGGCACAATTCGCTTTTCAAGGTTTGGTTTTGGAAAACAACTCAGATCTTCATATTTAAAAACTTCCGGGAATACGCAAAAAAATCAAAATGGAATTAAAATATTATTTCGCGGCGTATTTTTTCTGGATTATTTTCAACCAGACGCCGCTTTTTGCGCGTCAACGAGTTAGACTAATTAATAAATTAATTTTATTAGAAAATAAATACAGTTTTTTGTATTATTTTAGGTATCCAACAACAATTTGTGCCGCATGCTTCGTCTTTTGGTGTAATATGGGGCCAAGCCTGTTTTTTGGAAATCTTTTTGATTTAATGTTAAGTTTTGTCTTGACATTTTCGATAGAAAGATTAAACTACGGGCTGGTAAAACCAAATAAAACAAAGTAAAGTATGAGTCTAAATAGTGTGAATATGACGGGACGTTGGGTTTCTGACCTAACCGAAAAAAAAGTTGGAGATAGTGTTAAAGCAGAAGGCCGCATTGCGGTTGACACCTTTAAAAAGGATGAAGCTCACTTCTTCGACGTTGCAGTTTGGGGCAAGCCCGCAGAAATTGCCCTGCAATATTGTAAAAAAGGTGATCTTGCGATTATCTCTGGTCGATTGACCCAAGAAACTTGGGAAAAGGAGGGCGAAAAGCGTTCAAAGGTTGTGATTGTGGCGGAACGAGTTGAGCTCCCTCCGCGCTCAGCATCCTCTGGCGAGGCGGCGGCTAAGCCCTCACCGCGAGCAGACGGCAAGCGCACCGCTCCGGTTGACGAGGTTGAAGATTGGTAATTTAACCCTTCCCCGCTTGTTGTAAAATACAAACGGGGAACATAAAATGATAATTAATTTTGACGCGCCGTTCAATCCGACATCCATCGGGCAAACGAGCTTTAACATCTATCGGGAATTAAGTAAAAACAACGATATTTGCCTTTTCCCGGTTCAAGATCGAATCGATTTGGGATGTTTTTCCGTTTCCGAGGAGGAAAAAAATAGAATTAGTAAAAACTCTAAATTCTCTGAAGAGAATTACAATCGTGAATCGCCGTCACTTGCAATCTGGCACATTCGAGGCTCCGAAAAAGCCATTGGTTCAAAGCAAAATCTGCTTACGTTCCACGAAACAGACACGCTTACCACTTATGAGGCTTCAAGATTGTCTCAGCTAGATAAGGTGTTTGTAACGAGTCGATACACAAAAAATGTGTTTGACGCACATCTGAAGGGTTCAACAGAAGTAATTTACTGTCCATTGGCTTTCGATTCGAATTCATTTCACAAAATTGACAAAGACCCGAAGGAAGAGGTTATCACCTTTGGCATTCGTGGCAAAATCGAAAAACGTAAACACACATTAAAGGTTATTGCGGCATGGGCAAAAACATTCGGCGGCGACCCACGATTTAGATTGGATTGTTCGGTGCATAATATGCATATGGATGAATCCCAAAATAACGCCATTCTTGACGCGATGCCAGACCGGACGATGCCTTGGAATATTAATATTTTGCCGTTTCTCCCAACGAACGATCTTTACAACAAGACTTTAAATCAAGCCGATATCGATCTTACAGGCATGAGCGGTTGCGAGGGTTTCAACCTTCCCCTTTTTCAATCAATGTGCCTTGGAAAACAAGTAATTGTATTAAATGCCCACGTTCACAAAGACTTTTGCAATGAAAGCAACTCTATTTTAATTAACCCAAGCGGAATGATTGACGCGGAGGACGGAATGTTTTTCGCGAAGGGGCAAACGACAAATCAGGGTCAATGGTTCGATTTCGATGAAAAAGATCTTATTAGTGCCATGCTGCTTTCTGTTGAAAGGGCAAAAGTCAACAATTTCGAAGGCGAAAAACTTAAAGAGTGGACGTTTGAAAAAACCGCCAATACAATTTTAGAAAATATTATTTAATGCCGTACTACGTTTTTGTAAACCACGAAACTCAGGAATATCGTGATGTGTTTTTCCAAATGAATGACCTTAAGGAGTATTTTGGTTCCGAGGAAGAGATTGCGGAGCTTGGAAAATCCGAGTGGAAGCGCGTTTACTCAGCGCCACAAATGGCAATCGATGTGAAGGTAAACCCTTTCTCAGGAAAGGATTTTGTTAGAAAAACTCAAAATGCCAAAACCTATGGAGAGCTTTTCGACCTTAGCAAAGAAATGAGCCAACAAAGGGAAAGCAAGCTTGGAGCGCCAGATCCGCAGACAGAGAAAGCAAAAGAGAATTTTTACAAACCAAAAAAACAACAATGAGGACTATAACGAGGGACTTCTTTTCGGAAGTTTTTGATGAAGCAATTTTGGATTACACTCGGAATCGATTCATTTCGCCGGAAGAATGCGATGAATTAAAGGCCGCAATCACATTAAGATTAAATGAAAAGCTCGAAGATGAGATATTGGATAATGCCAAAATCATTCTGACTTTCAGCGGAATCTAATGCCAAAAAACGTAATTATCACCGGAGCTAGCGGACAGCTAGGCAGCTACATGGCCGAATTCATCCTTGAAAACACTGATTTTCAAGTTGTCGCCGCTGTTAGAAGAGCGGGGCTTGCCAATTACAATAAAAATTTAAAACAATGTATTACTAATTATGGCGATAGAATTAAGGTTGTTGGCCTTGATATCACCGATAAGTCAGCGGTGAATTCGTTAATCAATAACGAAAGTCCGAATTATTTTATTAATTTTGCCGGAAATGGCTCCGTTGAGGATAGTTGGGTTTCCCCATATTCCAGTATCGACGCGAATCTCAATGGGGTTTTACATCAGTTAGAAAGTTTGCAACTCCACCCTTATTGTCGTTATATTTCAATGGGAAGCTCTGAGATTTTTGGAAAAGTTCATTGCGATCTTCAAGATGAATCAACGCCAGCAAACCCAAGAAACCCTTACGGAGTTGCAAAGGGCGCGGCGCAAACATTAATTAGATGTTATCGGGAAAAATACGAGTTGTTCGCATCCGAAGCCATCCTTTATAATGCTGAAAGCCCGCGAAGATCAACCGCTTTTTTGAGCGGAAAAATCGCATCAGGAGTTGCAGAAATTAAAAATGCAATTGATTTAAAAAAGAAATTCCGCCCGATTGCTGTTGGTAATCTGGAAAGTGTGAGGGATTGGAGTCACGCATCTGATTTCGCCGACGGAATTTGGAAAATCCTCAACGCGCCAGAACCAAAATCCTATATTCTCAGCTCTGGCAAAACCCATTCCGTTAGAGAGTTCATTGAAAAATCTTTTAGGACCGCTGGAATTGATTGCGCTTGGCAAAGATGGTTCGGAGAGGGCAGCGAAACGTTAGAAAGTTTATACGGAACATTGGTTACAATCGATCCTCTATTTTTTAGAGGGAGAGAAGAGTTTAGCCTTTGCGGCAATAGTTCCTTGGCTCGCACTGAGTTAGGTTGGAATCCAAAGTATAATTTTGATTTGATTATTGAAGAATTGATTGACCACGCGATATGCCAGACGAAGAGTTAATTCCCGGGCAAGAAAAGTTCGATGCCTGCAAATTTAGAAGCACGAATCAGGAGGAAATCGGGGATTTCGGATGCTGCGGAAATAATACCCTTCACCTTGGATACATTTGTTTCCGACGAAACATAGAAGACCTTCAACCGCTACACTGTTTGGAATGCAACTTATACAAACAAAAAAGAAATATTTAAAATTATGGCAAAAGAAAAAACAGAAGAGTTCCCCAAAGAGAAAAAAAATCCGCTAGAGTTATTCCTTAGCGAATACAAGGACGATCATTATAATTTTTGCCCAGAAGTATCGTTTAAGGTATCTAGCGGTAGCATAGAACTTGACCTCGCCATGGACGGAGGTTTCACGCCGGGAATCCATCGATTCGGTGGAGCGAGTGAATCTGGAAAAACGAGCCAAAGCCTTGAAGTCGTAAAAAACTTTCTTCAATCAGTTCCGAATTCAAAAGCCCTTTACGTTAAGGCCGAGGGTAGAATGTCGAAAAAGATGCAAAAAAGGAGTGGCATTAAATTCGTAACCGAACCGAAAGAGTGGGTTCCGGGGACATGCTTTATTTTAAAATGCAATGTTTACGAACCTGTCGCTCAATTTATTTACGATTTAATTAAAATTAATCCAGATAATTATCGGTATGCGTTTATTATCGATAGTCTCGATGGAATGATGAAGAGATCCGATTTAAACAAGGATTTTACGGACGCCGTTCAAGTTTGCGGACCTAACGTTTTAACAAAATTATTATTTAAAAAGGTTTCCCTTCCTATGTCTGAGCTTGGACATATGATGATTGTCATTGTTCAGGTTATTGCAAAAATCGAAGACAAATACGCGATTAAGGAGCAGATGGCAATTAGCGGCGGCGGCGGAAATGCGGCAATTCATTTCGCCAATTATATTCTGACATTCAAACCAAGATATAAAGAGGGACTTATTCTTAAAAGCGGAGATAAAGCCATTTTAGATTTTAGCGAAACAAATGTCATCGGGCATTGGGTAGGAGTTTTATTGGAAAAGACGGAAAACGAAAAAAGCAGATTACTGGTAAAGTATCCAGTCCTTTACTCTGCGGACGGAGAAGATGGACGCATTGCGACAGAGCTTGAAATTAAAAAAATGCTGTTGATGCTTGGCTTTATAACAACGGGTGGCGCGTGGATTTATTTTTCCGAAAATGCACTTGCAAAAATGCGGGAGGCCAAAATAGAGGATGTTCGGGACAAGGTTAATGGTGCGGCAAAATTTGACAAATATATATCTCAACCAGAAATTTTGAATTTCTGGAAATCGACCCTCAGTAATTATATTTCCGCAAAAGATCTTGTATGATAATTACAAACGCAGGCATCGGATATAACGGACGATTGGGAAATCAGCTTTTCCAATTTGCCTCCCTGTATGGCATTGCACGGCGTTGCGGGCTTGAAGTGGCACTGCCCTTCTCTAACATGCTTGAGAGGCTTGAAACGGGCGCTGACGGGCTGGAAAGGCCCGTCAAGTTCAACCTGCCCGACATATTCGAAGGGGTTGGCGAATTTGTTGATCTCAATATTATTCGCGGCCATTTTCGAACACTATCAGAACAATCGTTTACTTATGATTCGTATCTAATGACGGAGTGCGTGGCGCATGGAAATATCAATCTTCACGGCTACTTTCAAAGTCCAATGTATTTTGATGCATATCGGGAAGATTTGTTAGACATTTTGGAGTTCAATCATGAACTTATAAACTTCAAGAGGGGCAAACCGCTAGTTTCTATTCATGTTAGACGTGGCGACTATCTAGCCCTTCAGAACAATCACCCTGTTTGCTCTCACGAATATTACGATACCGCGATTAATTATTTCGACGGATGCAACTTTATGTTTTTCTCGGACGATATCGGATGGTGTAAGGAAAATTTTGTTGGACCGCAGTTTTTATTTTCTGAGGGTTTCAGCGAATCCGAAGATTTGCAGCGCATGAGACTTTGCGATCACAATATCATCGCCAACAGCACCTTCAGTTGGTGGGGCGCTTATTTAAATAAAAATAAAAGAAAGGAAATTATTGCGCCGCGCCGTTGGTTCGGGGATGATTATTCACAAAATAACCCTAGGGAGGTTTTGTCAATCGCAACAAAGTTAATCTGATGCATAAGTTAGTTTTATACTATAACGAAAAGTTTGAAGAAAAAGCGAAGAGGTTGGCAAGCAAAGGTCGATTGTATTTTGGCGAGGTAATAGAATATAAAGAGGAGTATTTTAAGCAAACTTCGTTTTATAATAGGTATTCTTATATTGCACAGGAAGAAAGGGGCGCGGGCTATTGGATTTGGAAGCCCTATATTCTTCTTGACTCAATTACAAGATCAACCGATGGGGATGAAATTCTATATTTGGATTGCGGCGACGACTTTAACTTTGATATCAAAAAAACTTTGAGCCAGTGCCTTAGAGATAGTGATATATGTTTAACTGCCGGGTCATTCAAATCCTCTAAATATACGAAAAGAGACTGTTTCGAAATGATGGAGTGTGATGAAAGAAAGTATTGGGATTCAATACAGATTGAAGCGGGGGTAATCGCATTTAGGGCGAACCAAAACTCAAAGAGAATATTTAAAGAGTGGCTTTCGTATTGCTGCGATGAAAATATCTTAACCGACATTCCAAATATTTGTGGGAAGCCGAACTTTCCAGATTTTATTGATCACCGTCACGATCAAAGTATATTAAGCAATCTTGCTATAAGTTTAAATCTAAAAATATCCCAAGAAATAAGAAAATCCGTAGTTTGCAACGTAAATGATTAGTATTAATCTTACAATCCACAACAAAGGTTTCCTTTTGGAAAGGGTGCTTGACGCCATTAAACGCCTAACCGTTCAAGACTATGAATTAATTTGCGTTTTGGATGGGTGTAACGATAATTCCGAAATAATTCTTGACACGTTTATAAGTCAAAACAAAGACATCAAAATCAAGAAACTTTCCGCGCCAAACGTGTTTGAAACAAAGTCGAATAATCTTGCCGCTTCGGAAAGCACGGGCGAATATATAGTTATTGTTCAAGATGATATGATTGTAAACGAATTAGGGTGGGACAAAAGACTTCTTAAGCCGTTTCAAGCTTTTGATGATATATTCGCTGTAACTGCGAGAACAGCGCATAATTGGATTGCAAATCCCAACTCAAGCCACTTATTTGAACCTAACGGAAGAAGCGATTGTTGGAGTGACATTTTATTTCATACGGATCACGCAAACAGCGCCAACTTGAGTAGGGATATCTTCGGAGTAAGGGATTGTGTTAACCGTGGGCCGTTGGCTATAAGGCGCGATGTGTTTGAGCAGGCAGGGGGATTTGACGAAGCTTTCTGCCCGCAAGACAGCGACGATCACGATTTATGTTATAGGGTTCGCGCTTCCACGGGTTTTAGATGTGGTTGTTACCCTATCGAATTTATTTGTGATGATTCTTGGGGCGGAACAAGAGAGGGCGGACAAACTAAGCCTTGGATGCTACAAGCCAATCAAAAAAATACCAGAACACTTTACAATAGACACAGAGATATGATCTCGCAATCGCCAAAAAACGAAAATAGAATACTAATCGATGATAAATAGAATATCTCAAGATAGATGGGCGGAAGCGCAAATTAGCGAAAGAACATTCCATCAGCAAAAATTTGAAGAATCAGCGAAGCACTACGAAAAGGCTTATGAAAATTACTTTCGATACACCGGAGTAAACAGAGACTTAAAAGGTTCATCTGTTGTGGAGATTGGTCCTGCAAAGGTAGCAGGACTTTATTTCTGTGAGAATTATGGTGAGTCATATATTATAGAACCGACTATCTATGAGGACGCTTTGCCACTTTATAACAAAAAAATAACATTCATCCACGAACCCGCCGAAACGTGTAATTTCCCCTCTGTGGACGAAGCTTGGTTATTTAACGTGTTGGAACATGTTATCGATCCTACTGAAATTATAAATCTATGTAAAAAGAACTGTAAGATAATTAGATTTTTTGAGCCCGATGGACACGGGGGCAAGGACGCAGCGCACCCCCATTGCATCACCTTTGATTATCTTGAATCCCAATTCGGGGAGGGTTGCGTGAAGAGATATGTAGGGGGAACAGTTAAGAAAAATTTTCACGGCGCTAATTGTAGTTATGGAGTGTGGATAAAATGAAATTCTCAGAAATATTTAAAAGAGATTATTATGATTTAATGTTGCGTCCCGGCCACCCGGCCAATCCAATTAGAAACAGGGCGGACAGCTTTCTCAAAGTATTTCAACTTCTTGAAGAGAAAGAAGAGGCTCATTATTGTATTCTGGAGACTGGGTGTATGAGGCAAGACCACGGAAGCATGTGTTTCGGAGACGATGGGTGTAGCTCGTTTCTGTTTAATGAGTTTTTAAAATATAATAATGGGCAACTAATATCTGTTGATATTAATCAGAAAAATGTTGATTACGCCAATAGCTTTTTTACTAAGGGAGGCTCGGCGAAAGCTTTTTGTTCCGATTCTGTTGAATTTATTAAAACGGATTATTATAGGTATGGTCAAAACGATGAATCAAGAGGGGTAATAATTGATTTGTTATATTTGGATTCGTTTGATATTACAAAAGAAAATCCGGGTCCGTCCCAAGAGCACCATTTAAAAGAATTTAATGCAGCGCGACCCTTTCTTGGAAAGGGATCTATCATTGTTGTTGACGACCACAATGCGTTTTTTACAGATCCTCCAATAGGAAAGGGAAATCTTGTAAGGGAAGCTATCGAAAAAATGAGTGCAAAAAAAATATTCGAAGATTATCAAATAGGATGGGTGTTATAAATAAAAGCTGTGTAGCTTATTTGGTAAGGGCGACTCAGGAGGATGTAGAAAGCCTAAATAAATCGCTTGATCTTTTGGAAAAAAATGTCTCGCCTTTTTGCTCGGAATTTGATATCCTCCTTTTTCATGAGGAGGACTTGGAGCCGTTCAAAGATAAAATACTTAAGCGCGAAAGAATAATTTACAAAAAAGTATCATTTGTTCTTCCTCCATACCAGCAAGATATATTGGATGAAATTCCAGAATTTTATCCGCACCCTACTCATCAAAATGGCCCAATAGCTTATTGGCATAAAGGGTTCACCATGGGTTATAGACATATGTGTAATTTTTTCTTTTCTGGAATTTTTGAATATCTTTCGGACTACGAATCATACATGAGGTTAGACACAGACTCTTTTATCCTTAGCCCGATTGGTTACGATATTTTCGAATGGTTCAACTCTAACAACCTTAGTTACGCGTATATTGCGCCAGCGATTCAGGTTGATAACCAAGCTGTTTGCGAGGGTTTAAACGATACCGTTTCAGAATGGATAGATCGTAAGTCAATAAAAACAAAAATCAACATTAAGGAAATTGAGAATGGAACACTTTACTACACGAATTTTGAAATGTGCCGAGTTTCCTCAATGAGAAGCGAGGAAAGCCGCTCATTTTACACCCTCATAAATAAAACTGGAAGAATCTTCTCAAAAAGATGGGGCGACCACGTTTTAAGGTATCTTCAGGTAAACCTATTTTTTGAAATAGGTGAAGTCTCGCCAGTTTCCGGTATTCACTACCAACATGGAGCAATTTACAATACATGAAAGATCTAGCAAATGTAACATTTATTACTGCCATTAAAATCGAGTCCAAAGATCGATATTTAAACGCTAAGTCAGTGCTTGGGTATCTTAATAAACATTTCAAAACAAATGTATTTATTTACGAAATGTGCGATGGAGAAACCAAGCTTGACTTTTTGGGGGATTTAAAAAACTTGAACGTAAGCATAATTAAAGATTCGGAATCGAAGTATTTCCACAGAACAAAATTTTTAAACACGCTTCTGTCAAAAGTCTCAACACCAATCGTTTCCAATTATGACATCGACGTTATTTTGCCTGTTGATTCTTACGGGCTATGTTCGAAAATGATTGCGTTTGGGTTTGCGGATATAGTTTATCCTTACCCCGTGGGAATGTCTCAGGTTCAGATTTGGGAGAGTTTTGATCGAACTGAATTCAACGAGGAATTTGAAGAAAAATTAATTAAAAGTAGTGGCCATAAAAATGTATCTGATGCCTATTGTGGACATGTCTTTTTCGCGTCAACAAAGGTTTATCGGGAGAGCGGAGGGGAAAACGAGGGGTTTGTGTCTTACGGCCCCGAAGACCGAGAAAGGCTTTTCCGATTCGAAAAGCTTGAGTTGAGGGTTGGAAGGCTTGAAGATGGAACCGTTTACCACTTTGAACATTCAAGGGGGGGCGATAGTGGGGGCGGAAATCCCCATTTTTTTCAAAATAACATTGAATTTGAAAAGATTAAATTAATGTCCGCCGAAGAAATTAAAAAATATTTACCGCCGATTAAATGAAATTTATTAAATTAACCGGAAACGAGGCGAATAAAGACGTTTCCAAGTATCGAATGAAGTGGGAAAAGAAATCCCGAAGCAAATTTCAAGAGGGCGTAAAGTTTTTTTTGCAACCTTTTTGGCGCACTCACGTTATTTATGAGGAATTTCCTGTGGTTGGCACGAAAATGACGCTTGACATTGTGAATTTAACGCGTAAGATAGCGTTGGAGATTCAAGGGGCGCAGCACTCCGAATTTAATGAATTTTTTCACAATGGGAATAAGGGCAATTATTACGCTCAATTGCAGAGGGATGTTGAAAAAAGGAGGTGGTGCGAATTGAATGGATTGAGACTAGTCGAAATCTACCCTTCTGATCTACCATTAACGAAAGAATTCTTAGAAAAACACGACCTAATTTAAATGCCGCAACAAGATCCGCAAGAATACACAGGAGAACTCCCCCCAAACGTAAAAGCTCAGTTAGAAGAGCATTCGGCGGGAGGATTTATATTATTTAGAATTGGACCGAATGGTAACGTTATTGAGGATTTATGCTTCGATTCAGAGATTCACTATCTGGCGCTTGCAAAAAAAGCTCTTAGTATTCTTTTAGCTTTAAATACTATTGATAACGCATTGGCAGTTAGATCGTTATCAACTCCCTCCGATTTCGGAGATTTTGACCTTAGTGATATCGAAGACGATGACGATGAAGACGACGATGGAGAAGAAGAGTTCGAAGAATCCTGACCTTTCGCCAATGAGGGAAATGCAGCTTCTTATTGAGAAGTTTTGCAAAAAAGAATCAATTAATTGGCCCCGCGAAATGAAGTTGATTAAATCGCTTCTAAAGCAAGAGCCTCTTGAGTTTTGGAAATTTCTAGTGTTAGGTTTCAACCTAGCATCCCTTGCTTGGTTCAATTCCAAGGACGGGAAACAAGAGATTGCAAAAACAAAAAAAATATTTCTCCAGCTCCAGAAACCTGAAAAAGTTGAGATAAAAAACGATATCAAATATGTTCGAACAACCGAACAGAGTTTGAGTTCCATTCCATTAAAAGACAGACTGAAATTACCTTGAAATTACCGCATTCGCTAGACAAAGAAAGAACATTCCTCGCAACATTAATTAAGAACCCTGAAATAATTTCAGATTATATCGATCATCTTTCGGATGATCTTTTTTATTCCGACGTTCATAGGGTAATTTGTGGTGCGATTAGATTCCAGTTCAAAAGCAAGAAAACCGTTGACGTAATTATTCTTTCTGACCACATTTCTAATATTGGCCTGAAAGAGCAGGATGGCGTTGACCTTCCCGATTATATTAGAACGATTTCCGCCAGAAGTGCTGTCACGAAGGAAATGGCCGAAACGTATTTTAAAGAATGCTATAAATATAAAATCGCACGTAGCTCTATCCAAGCTTGCCAGAATACAATCGCCTCGATCAACAAGGCAATCAATGGTGATGTAGGGGATATTATAACTGCAACGGAAAAGGGTCTAGCAACAGCCATGACAACTTCAGTTGAAGATGGATATGAGTTAATCGACCTTTACGAAAACCTTGACGAGTTCGCGGAAAACCTTGGCCAAAAACAAGGTGCAGACGGAATCATGACCCCTTTTAAAACTTGGAATCGTTGGTGGGGTCCGTTAACTCCCGGAGACTTCAACATTATTGCTTCTCCACCAAAAACAGGTAAGTCCACGATATTGAATTATCTAGCAGACGTTCCGTTTTGTCGATACAATCAAGGCAAAACCATCAAAGTTCTCATTCTTGATACTGAGCTTGAAACAGAACGCGTCAAGACTCGGAAGATTGCAGCGCTAACGGACGTTAACGAAATTTTCATCAAAAACGGAAAGTGGCAGAACGATTCCGATATGGTGGACAAGGTAACTCAAAAGTTCCCTGTTATGAAAAAGCGTTCCGGCAATATCAAGCACGTTTATGTTGCTAACACGCCGATTGAAAAGGTTTGTAAAATTGTTCGTCGTTGGGCAGCGACTGAAACGGAACCGGACGATCTTCGTCTTGTGATTTATGACTACATGAAAATCACGGGAGAAAATATCACTGGATTCAATCAAGAGTGGCAGGTGTTAGGTCAAAAATGCGACACGCTCAAGCATCTAATGTCTGAAAAGGGCGTTCAAGCATCTGGATTGGCGGCAGTTCAAACAAACGCCGCTCATGATGTAGCATCTTCCCAACGAATCAAGTGGTTCGCTTCCAACATTCTGTTTTTCCAAAAGAAATCTCCAGAAGAATTGGCCCGCGATGGCGAGGAGTTTGGAACTCACGTTCTTTACCCTTGTGTGCTGAGAAACCAAGGCGAGGATTGGGACGATGAAATGTATGTGAAGGAAAACGGCAAAGCCGGAATTACCTACACGATTAATAAATTGAATTTAAAAGTTAAAAATTTCAATATTACTGAGTGTGGAACATATGCGGACGTTGTTGCGAAAGGACAGGAACAAATTGATATTACGGAAAGTGGACCCGATAGCGGCGGAGATAACGAGGGGAAGCCTTGGAAAGATAGAAAAAAACCGTTGGTAATTGAAGACCCGTTATGACAGATATTGAAGATCTTTTAACAAAATTAGGTTTCGACCTGAGAAACGAAAGCGCGAGTTTCTGGAGAGCGATCCCGGTTTACCGGGAAAGCTCCAACGCTTCGTCGCTTCGTATCTCCAAGGAATACGGTTCGTTTGTCGATTTTGCGGCAAATATTAAAGGGAACCTTTTTGAACTCGTTCAACTCTCCCTCGGTTTAACCTCCATTAAAGAGGCGAAGGATTGGGTGAAAAACGAAGGGTATTCGCCTAGCACAATTGAGAAAAAACCGAAAATAAAGCTTGACAAGAAGATTGATATGAAGTATGTTACGGGCCTGATGCCACATTTCTCGTTTTACGAGAAGCGCGGAATCTCGCCGGAAACATTAAATAATTTTGAATGCGGAGTCTGTTTTTCTGGAAAACAAAGCAATAGATTTGTCTTTGTAATTCGCAATGAAGAGGGCGATGTAATTGGAGTTGTTGGGCGCGACCTTATCGGCGGCAGAGTTAAATGGAAAAAGTTAGGAGATTCGCGAAAGTGGATTTTTCCGCTTGCTTCGCTTGACAACGCTCAGGAAGAGCAGGAGGTTTTTCTGGTGGAAAGTGTCGGAGACGCGCTCGCCCTTTACGAAATTAGTGTAAAGAATGTTATAGTGCTGTTTGGAATTGATCTTTCCCCAAAGGTTTTAAATATTCTATCAACATTAAATTTAAAACGGATATTCGTATCCACAAATAACGACAAAGAAAAAGAAAAAAATTGGGGCGCTCTTGCGGCAGAGGGAATCAAAATGAAACTTTCTAAGGTAATTGACGAAAATATAATTAAAATCTGTCTGCCGCCCAATGGCGATTGGGGGGATATGGAGGAATCGCAAAGAAAACAATATGTCAAAAAAATACGAACTAACTGAAAACGGATACACAATAACGCTGAAAAATGGAAGCAAACTTTCTCTTGGCCGCGATTTACATAAGAATTTAATTGTTGATTATTGTGCCAATAAAACAAGCGTCGAAAATATCTGTTTAAAATACGGATTCAGCAAATCAGGCTTTGAGTCTTACCGCAGGGCACTTGGGTTTACAAGGGATTCCGTTCCAGTGTCCGACGAGGAAGTTTTGGAATTGAGTGAAGATGATCTTGCGCGTGTTATCGTTGAGCGCAAAGCGGCAGCACTTGAAAAAGCACAAGACTTTTATATTGAAAAAATTAAAAAAGATGCAGAAAGTTGGCAAAACTTCCAAAGTGGAGTATTGAACCCATTCGAAAAAAGTTTAAATAATTTTAAACCAAGGGAATCGTTAAAAATTGCGGCAAACCAAATTAATAAAAATGGGCGATATTTTGTTGTGTCTTTAAATGATCTTCAGATTGGTTTGGTTGCCGACGAAAGAGACTTATATAGGCAAGTCGGATGGAGCACAGAAAAAGCGAAAGAAGCTCTAGGTAAACTTTTAAGTAAAATTGTCGAAGATGTTAAAAATGACAAAGTAGGATTTGAGGGGTGCGTGTGTATTCTTGGAGGTGACTTATTTCATGGTCTTAGAGGGGCGACAGAGAAGGGGACTCAGCTTGAGGTTGATTGTTATAGGGCCACCCAATGCGATGCAATATTGGAAATTCTCTATAGCTTTGTCGGTAAGCTTAACGAGGTTTTTGGAAAAATAGTCGTGCATTCAGTTCAGGGAAATCATGGGGGGAGTTACGATTATCCGGTTGTTATGGCCCTTAAGGGCTATTTTAGGGCGGTAAAAACCATAGAAATTAATGTCTATAGCAACAGAACTGCTGTTTTCAAAATTTCCAATACAATGGTTATTTTGGATCACGGAGCGAGTGCCCAATTCAAAGCGGATGTTCCAAGCGGCGGAAAACCCAGAGAAAGCTATGTTCAAAGTTTAATCTTGGCGAAAAGCAGTATATATAGTGAGTGCAATAGCGCAATTTTTATCCAAAACGACAAGCACCATTGGGAGCATCACGAATTTAATGATTTTGAATTCATTATGATGGGCGCATTACCAATGGGCGACCAATATTCCGATAACCTTAATTTACATTCCCGTGCCCGTCAAAATTGTCTTATTATCGATAAGACCGGACTCAAATCCGTTAACCATTATTATATTGACTCACTATGAATTCAGAACAGTTCGCATATTGGATTAATGGATATTTTGAAATTTCTGGAGCTACAGTTTTAAATGAAACTCAAGTTAAAGTAATTAAGGATCACCTTGATTTGGTTTTTAACAAAGTTACTCCAACTCGTGAGCCATTGCCAACAATTACAAAGCTAGAGCCCAGAAGATATTGTTCACAGGTAAATCCCGCCCCCTACAATGAAGGTTTGGATAAATTAGATATGTATTCGTTTAAAACCGAGGGAGCATTTTTTAGCAACGAAAATACCGGAACTCCAAGTTGTTGATATGTTCCTAAGCGCGAGCAGAATAAAAACGTTTAAAACCTGTAGTTGGAGTTATCATTGCACCTACAATTTAGGCTTTAGGTCTATGGACGAAGGAAATTCCGGCAGCAAGCGGGGAACCATAGTTCACTTAGTTTTGGAGTGCATACAAAACCCAAGGCGACATTATTTAATAGAAAAATTTCAAAAAACAGGATTTGCGGGCTGTCCAAACATTCACCGACTGGTTTTGAAAAACGCTAAAACTGTTGGGATCGAAAATGAGGAAGACATGTCCTTGATGGAAAATTTCATTAAGGTTGGGCTTGCGAGCGATTTTCTTTGTGAGGGTTGGAAGCTTCGTGAGCCGGAAATGAAATTTTGTATTGAGAATGCAAGCCCCGAATACCGGGTGCTCGGATTTATTGATAAAAATGCGCTCTCTCATTGCGGACAGAACGTCCGTATTGACGATTATAAAACCTCCAAAATGAAGTTCTCAGGGAAAGACCTTGAAATGAATATTCAGGGTCTTATGTATGCCCTCGCCATGTGGAAAGAAGGGGGCTATAAGAATTTCTTTGTTAATTTTATCTTTTTGAAATTCCCAATCACTAAAAGAAGCCCAAAAGGCCCAATTCAAAGTTTTCAATATAGCGAAAAAACATTAAGGGGGTTTGAATATTATCTTGCAGAGATTTACAAATATTTAACAAATTTTAACAATAAAAAAGCTTGTTCCAATTTTGCGAAAAACAATGAAAATTATTTTTTATGCGGAAAAGAGCCCGGCGATTTAAAAAAAGATGGAAGCCCCGCTTGGGTCTGTAGCTTCAAGCGACCGTTTCTTTATTGGGAGGTTAAATCATCGGAAGGAAAAATTAAATATACATCCAAAAAAGAAAAGGATTCGCTTGACAAAATGAGCGAAGGCGATACTATCGTGCAGAAATACTTCGCTGGGTGTCCCGCTTGGAATAAATTTAAATAATGTTTGCTACATCACACACCCCATCAACTTTAACAACAGTTACTTATAACGATGTGGGAACCTGCGGCACTGACACCATGCTTGAAGTGAATTGGCCGGATGAACACATAAAGGAACCTGAGCCGCGCCGCAAATCAGGAAAACACACGGGCAGTTACGGCCAAAAAGGGTGTTTTGGAAAAAAAGAAAAACAATAAATAATGACCCCGATTTTCTATTCACAATACAGTGGAAAAAGTTTGTTAACATTTGAAAAGCCCGAAAAGGCTCTGAAAAATCACAAGCAAAGTATCGCTACGATTTGTCTCGACAACGAAATCCAAAGCCCGGTTGTGGTTGATACCAAAATGACGGGAGTTGCGGAACTGTTTCAAAATTTGGTTCCCCTTGGCCTTTCGCCGCGTTTCGGGCTTAACTATCGATTCGTTCACGAGAATAATCCTGACAATGCAAACAATTGGCACAGGGTTGTTGTCTTTGTAAAAAATACACAAGGCTACAAAGATTTAATTAAGATCCACAATGTATCAAACATTGATTTCGGCGGTTTTATTACAGCGGAGGTTATGGAAAAGCATTGGACAGAAAACTTAAAACTGGCAATCCCGTTTTACGATAGCTACCTGTTTCGCAACACAATGTATGAAACCTTTTGCCTGCCTGAATTTGGAAACGTTGAGCATACATTTTTCCACGAAGACAACGGACTTCCATTTGACGATCTTGTTGCCTCGAAGATTCCAGATAACAAAACATTGGTTAAAAGTATTTTTTACGAAAAAAACGCCGACTTTAAAACTTGGTTAACCTACCGATGCTGTTTGAATTTTTCGAACAAAGGGAAAAACAGAAGTTTAGAAAATCCAATGTTTGATCATTGTCACAGTAAGGAATTTAGCTTCGAAAGCTACTTAAATCATGTTAACTCTAAATAAACACTTTAATATAAAGTCAGACCCGCTTGAAAAGCATCCGAAAATAATTTTGGTTAGAAAGTTTAGCGAAATTAGTCTTGAAGAATTCACTAAAGATTTTATATACGCCGAATCTTCTGGCCAAGAAATAATTCCGATACAAATCGATTCTCCGGGAGGCTGTGTTTACTCGCTTCTCGGCATGCTTGACGTTATCCAAAGGTCAAATAAAAATATTTGCACCTTCACCAACACAAAAGCATTTTCATGCGGTTCAGTTCTTCTTGCCGCTGGAACACCGGGATTTCGATTTGCCTCAAAAAACAGTTCGGTTTTAGTTCATGAAATGTCAGCAGGAACCTTTGGCAAAAGCAGTGAAATGCTTAACGATATGGACAATATTGTTGAGTTAAACGAAAAATTATTCTCGATCCTTGACAAGCTTTCTGGAAATTCAAAAGGGTTTTTTAAAGAAGAATTGAAACAAAATGGCAACGCCGACTTATACTATTCTCCGTCTAACGCGGTAAAGGTTGGCTTAATCGATAAAGTTAAATCTCCGTCTTTTGAGATTTTCCTAGATCAAAAATTCAAGCTTTTATAACTATGAATAACTTAGTCCTAGACACTGAAACAGAGTCGCTTTCGCTTGGCCTATCAAGACCTTGGCAGTTAGCCTTTATTTTTGAGGAAAACGGCAAAATTAAAAAAAGCGTCAATCACCACATCGATATCCATGATTTGAATGTTGGCAAGGACGCGGCCCGAATTACCGGATTTAATATAGACAAATATAATCAAATTAAAATTCCCGCGAATGATGTTATTGACGATATTGAGCCTTATTTGATGAATGAAAATAATCGTTTAATTGGCCATAATATTCTTGGATTTGACATTTTTATGCTTGCCACATTATATAAGTATGCGGGCCGTAAGTTAGATTTTAAGAAAATTGTTTACCGATTTTACGATACGCTTTGCATTGCCCGCGCTCAACATTATGAGTCGCCACCGCCAAAAGATAAATACGAGTGGCTAGCTTGGCAGTATAAACACCTCGCAAAATTCGATAAATCATTTAAGGGAAGCCTTGCGGCCTGTTGTAAAAGAAACGATATTGAGGTTGACGAGACAAAAACGCATAACGCGCTTTATGACATTGAATTAAATTTAAAACTTTTTAATAAATTAAAATATGCCCTCGACCTTAATTAAGGATTCATTTTTCGATGATTTTCAAGACGTAACTTTCGACGTTAAAGGCGTTAGGTTGCCAAAAATTATCATTCCGCATCACTATTACGCGAAATTAGGTATTGATGAGTCCACCGACAACGAAGAGTTCCTTAAAATTCTGTGCCGTAACGGAATTAAGTCAAAAGGCTTAACTGGGAAAAAAGAGTATATGACTCGTTTAAAATACGAGTATGAAATCGTTAGTGAGATTGGCTTTTCAGATTATTTTATTCTAATTTGGGACGTTATTAACTTTTGCCACGAAAATGATATTCCAGTCGGAAAAGGCCGTGGAAGCGCGGCGGGTTCATTAATCTTGTATCTCATTGGGGTGACAGGAATTGATCCAATTCAGAATGACCTTATCTTTGAGCGGTTTGTATCTCGCACGCGGGCGAAAAGTCAAATCATTGATGGTGTTAGATACATTGACGGCGACATGGCTCCAGACGTTGACCTTGACATTTGCACAGATCGACGCGAAGAAGTAATTAATTACTTAAAAAATAAATACAGCGGCAAATTCTGCAAGCTTCCAACCATTTCTACGTTGGCAACACGAGCGGCCATTAAGGACGTTTGTAAAATTCATGGTGGCTTTACAGAAGACGAACTGAACGTTTTAACAAAAACAATTCCGGTCAAATACGGCCAGCCGCTTTCCATTGTTGATAGTATCGAGGCGAGCGAGGTTTTCGCGCAGTTCGCGGAAGAGAACCCTGAAATCATAGAGTGCGCCAAGGTTGTTGAAGACATGATGCGCCAAAAGGGCAGTCACGCTTCTGCGTATCTTATCGGATATTATGATTTTGACCAATATCTTCCGTGCGAACTCGATCTAAACGGCGAAGTTGTTTGCTCGTTTGATATGAGTTACGCGCAGAAGGAAACCATCAAGCTGGACTTGCTTGGGCTTCACGGCGTAACACTTGTTTCAAGAATTGAGAAAAGTCTTGGAATTAGTTTTGATAATTTTGACCCCAACAACCCTGAAATCTATCAACTTTCAGAAGAGGGCGACTTGCCATACGGATTGTTCCAAATTGGTGCGGATGCTAACTACAGGGTATTTAAAAAAGTAAAGCCTCAGAATTGGGAGGAGCTTAGTGCAGTGGTTTCTTTAGCAAGGCCCGGAAGCCTAGCATACGTGGATGATTACATTAAAAACGAATATAATGACTATTGGGGCAACGCAAAAATGCGCGAACTACTGGGAAAAACCCACGGAGTTCCTATATATCAGGAGACTACGATGAAAATATGCTCAGAAGTCTTTGGCTTCTCTCTTGATGAGGCGGAAGTTTTAAGAAAAATCATTGGTAAAAAACAGGTTGAAAAAGTAAAAGAGTGGGAAGCTAAGATTTTTTCGGCGGCAGAGAAAAGACAAATGCCAAAAGAGCTAGCGAAGTTTTTTTGGGACTTGCTAAACGAGTCGGCTAACTACTCCTTTAATAAATGCCTTTCGCCGGAAACTGAAGTCGAGACCCCGAATGGAAATAAGCCAATTAGGGACGTTTCAATAGGTGAGAGGGTAAAAGGGTTTAGTGTCGAAGACTCGCGCCATGTTTGGGTAGAGGCGATTGATGTAATGAGAAGTGAATCCAAGCTTTTTGAATTCACTTTTGAGGACGGAAGAACAATAAAGTGTTCTATGGAGCATAAATTTCTAACAGACGAGGGTATGCTACCAATAAAGCTTATTGTTGAAAAGGATTTAGAAGTAATTTGCGAAAACCTTGAGGTTTTCAAGCCTGTTATGGGGTATAAAAATTATTATGAAATATCAAATAAGGGAACCATCAAGAGTCTCCCCAGACGGGGGAGGGTTGGACTGAGAATCTATGGGGGGTCAATAATGAAGCCTGAATTGGAAAAGGACGGATATCACAAAGTCATGTTGCAGACCACGACACACGGAAGAAAAAGATTTTTTGTCCATAGGCTTGTTGCAGAAGCATTTCTGCCTAATGTTAAAAAATTGTCATCAGTAAATCATAAAGACGGAAACAAAACTAACAACTGTGTAGAAAATTTAGAATGGATTAGCGTGAGGGACAATAATCGACATGCATTTTCCACGGGTTTAAATAAATACAATAACGCTCTACCCGTTTTAAGGGGCGCAAAACACAACATGGCAAAGCTAGCGGACTCGGACGTAATAGAAATTAGAAGAAAATTTTTATCTGGCGAACGAATCAAAAACATATCACTTAGCCACGGAATAACCTATGATAATGCTTGGTCTATTTGTAAGCGCAAATCTTGGAAACATATTTGATGAAAAAGATAAAAATTATTACATTTAAAGAAATTGAGGACAAGGAAAGCTACGACTTGGAAATAGACAGTAAGGATCATAACTTTTATGCCAACGGAATCGTTGTTTCTAACTCTCACGCCGCAGCCTATTCTCACCTTTCGGCCCTAACCCTTTATTTGAAATATAAGTATCCACAACACTTTTATACTGAGTGCCTTAGAATGGCTGAAAATAAGGCGGACAGTCAAGACCACGTTGCTCGTATCCAACAAGAGCTAGCGTTCTTCAACATCAAGTTGCTGCCGCCCGATCTAATCAATAGTAAGGAAAACTTTACAATCGAAGGCGACAACATTCGCTATGGGTTCTCAAGTATCAAGGGTGTGAGTGAAAAATCACTTTCTGCGATGAAATCCTTTTTGGTTTCTCCAAAGACGAACAAGTTTGAGGTTTTCAGCGCTGCCGAAAACTGCAAGTTGAACGTTGGTGTTGTTTGCGCCATGATCCAATCGGGAATGTTAAGCAACGTTTCTCCAGACCGGGAAACCCTTGTTTTTGAAGCTCAAGTATGGGGTAAATTAACCGACAAGGAAAAAGTTTTCTGTCTTGAACGCGGACAGGATTATGAATATAACCTTTTACTTATGGTGAAGAACATTCATTCATGGGTAAATGATGCGGGCAAAAAGATCGCGGCGAAAACAAGGCTTGAGACAATTCGCAAGCATTGTGAGAAATACAAAGAAATCTATTTCCAAAATAAAAAGAACGCCCGACTTGCTTCATATTACTACGAAAAGAAAATTCTCGGATTCTCCTATTCGTCAAACCTGAAAAGTGTTTTCGTCAGCGAACGCCCATCGATCAAAAATATCCAACAAATCAAAAATCTCTACGGGAAGCAAAAGATTGAGGGCGTATTTGAGGTTGCTGAAGTCAAGAAAGGCGTTAGCGGGCGCGGAAACAAGTATTTGAAGCTTGTTGTTCAAGATGAAACGGGACATTTCGACGCGATGATTGTTGGTGAGAAATACGATAATTTTGCAGCGAAGTTTCCTGACCCCGATGTGGGCGACGTTGTTTTCATCATGGGCGAGAAAACGGAGGAAATTATTTGGTTAAATAGCGTGTCTATCCAAACTCAAAAAATCTATCTCAAATTGGCAGATATTAAATAATTTTTCTTGACTTTCGCTCAAAAATAGATTAAATAAACCAACAAATTATGAAGCTCTACAAACCAAATCCACGCGGCACAGGAAGTGCATGCTCGTTTTCTGTAACCTCTTCCGGTAAAAGCAAGGGGATTTATGTCGAAATCATCAAGCAAAAAGGTTGGGATGAAGCCAGCAAAACAGGCAGTTTCGATTCCACAAAAGAAAAGAAGCTCAATCTTAAGTTTACGCCAACAGAAGTTGCGGAAATGCTAATCGTTTGTCAAAGCAAACGTGGTTCGGCTAAGTTTTTCCATAACACGGGAACGATTACGAGTCAAATCAGCTTTGGAACTTACAATAAAAAAGATACTGACATTGTTGCGGGGATTTCCCTGTCTGCAACAAAGGGCGAGAAAAAAGCGTCGGTTCCCTTGACTTTTGCTGAGGCGCATCTTTTGGGTGAATGGATTAGATTTGCGCTTCACCGCATTTTCACTGCGGAACACACGGAGGAAAAGAAGCTTCTTCAAAACCTACCTGAAACAAAAATTGCCTAAGAAAAAATTACTTTTCAACAGCGATTTCAGCCGCACGAAGACGGGCTTTGGCAGAAATGCTAAAGCCGTTTTGCGCTACCTGTATAACACGGGCAAGTATGAAATCGTTGAGTTCGCTTGTGCGCCCTATCACTTCGAGGACAAAAGGCTGAAATCTGTGCCTTGGAAGGCATACGGCGCGATTCCAGAAGACCCTTTTATTCGGAAGGAATTGGAGGCAAACCCAATGTTTGAAGCAACCTCACGATACGGTAGTTTTTACCTTGACGAGGTTATTAGGCGAGAGAAACCGGATTTCTTTTTGGGGGTCAATGATATTTGGGCCTTTGTGGATGTTTATGACAAGCCATGGTGGAACAAAATCAATTGTGCGCTGTGGATCACGCTTGATAGTCTTCCTATTTTTGAAATGGCGATTGAGCACGGACACAAGGTTAAAGATTTTTGGGTTTGGAGCAAGTTCGCAGAGAATGAAATGAAGCGTATCGGCTTCGATCATGTTGAAACCCTTCATGGCGCATTTGACGTATCTGACTTCTACCCCTTGGATAACAAAATGGAATTGAAGAAAAAATTCAAAATTAATGATAATCTTATCTTTGGGTTTGTTTTCCGAAATCAAGGGCGCAAATTAATTGGAACACTATTAGAGGGATTCAAAATTTTCAAAGAAAACAGTCCAAACGATACTTCAAAACTACTGCTTCACACTTGTTGGAGTGAGGGCTGGGATATTCCAAAATTTATCAAGGAATTCGATCTCAATAATGATGATATTCTAACGAGCCACATTTGCACAAATTGCAAAAAATACGATGTGCGCCCATTTGAAGGCGAACAAACGGCTTGTCGTTTTTGTCACGCACCGCATTCCTGCATTACTCCTCATGGCGCGTTCGGACTTTCCGAAAAGGAAATGAACGAGGTTTACAATTTAATGGATTTTTATATTCACCCGATTACTTCGGGCGGATTGGAAATGCCCTTGGTTGAAAGCTTGCTTGCTGGAACACCAATCGCCACGGTCAACTATTCTTGTGGGGAGGAATTCTGCGAACAACCATTTGTTACAAGGCTTCCGTTTTCGACATACCGAGAAATGGGAAGTCAGTTCATTAAATCGCAACCCTATGCTCAGGGGGTAGCGGATGTTATGCGGGGATTCAAAGACTGGATAAGCCCAAAAACCCTATCCGAAGTATCACAAGAAGGCCGCGATTGGGCGCTTAAAGAATTTGACCTTAATTTGATTTGTAAGCGGATCGAAAGATGGCTTGATACCTCCCCGCCAGCAACCCACGATTATATTTTGGGCAAAAACGAGCAAAACGAGAACTATCCGTTTAATGATACCGTTGAAGACCCTGAAGAGTGGGCGATTGATTTAATTAAAAACATTTTTGGATATAAAGAGTCTAGCAAAAATGAAACTGTTCAAAAAATAGTGACCCACATTCAGAGGGGCCACCCTCGGATAGAGATTCATAACGACGCTCTTTCCAAAGCTAAAATTCACAATGATTCGAAGAAAGCAAACGCGGCCAGTAACTTCTTTAAGGTCGAGGAGGAAACAGATAACGTTTGTTTGATTTGCCCCGCAGAGCTAGAGGAAAAACTAATCGTTTCAAAATTCTTCTCAAAGCTTTCCCGGGAAGAGGCTAATGTATTTTTGGCCGGAACAGAATCGGACGGAAACATCTTTTCCCAATATGGGAAGTTCACCCTGATTCCAAAAAACAACAACACGGCAAATATTGACTGGCTGAAAAATGTGAAAACTGAGTCGGGCAAACCAAGGTTTAAGAAAATCTACTTCAAAAACGGAAACCAGATCGAAGAAATTGAAAATAAATAAAAACGATACGTTAAGGTATTCGATTTACGGAAATCCGGACGCCAAGTTTGATCCGATTCATTGGAACTACCTTCCTTTGAATTTCGATAGATATATCACCATTTGCGTTGATAACTCCTATCGATACTGGGCGGACGTAATAGAGCTTATTTGTCCTATTCTATATGGGCAAAACATCGGCGTGGTGTGCTTTTCGTGCGCGGATAAATCAAGGTATGAGAACTGCCAAAATATCAATGGGTTAAATATCCGTTCGGCGGCATATTTAATTAAGAAAAGCTTGTTTCATTTTTCAGGGCAAGATTGGTCATTGACTCTCTGCCAAAATAATGAATGGCTGAATTACTCATTTTTGGAAACCGGAAAGAAAGAGGATTTATTTGCAAAGGAATACTCAGGCTCCATTGAGAATCTTGACAGACCCGAATTAATGGCGGTTGAAATTTTCGAAAGATTGGGAATAGACCAACAGATAGAAACAGAAACAAAGTTAATCGGCCCGTCTTACGGGGTCAAGTTGTTGGAAATGATTCCAGACTTTCCGTTGGAATCGCCGCCAAACGTGTCTCCAGACACCTTGATTGGCATTCGATGCGACCTTGTTGAGAATTGGGAGTTCGTTTTGGCCGCTGTTTCGCTTGGACTTCAACCGATTGTGATTTCGAACACTTTACCGCCGCTGCCAATAGCTTCATTTTTGGTTGGTGTTTCAGGAATCAATCTGTTTGTTACGGAGGAAACCAAACCGGAAGATATCGTTAGGACCGAATCGTTGGGAATCAAAGTCAAGCTTCTCACTCGCGAAGCTAATAATGAAAAAATTAAATACAATTTATTTGATTATGAAGTCAAGGTTGTTAAAAATTGGTCGAAAAATAATGTTGACAAATTACTAAATTTGAATTATGACACACGAATCAGATCTAAAAGAATTTTATTCAGTCGAGACGGATTGTTTTTAAGCACGTATCACTGGAGAAGAAATTTGCCTTCAACCGCCGACAAAGGAAACTTTATTTTGGATGGCGCGGAGGACGATGAATTTCTAATCGAAGCAGATATGCTTTATTACTTTAATTAAAAATATGGAAACACAAGAATTGGCCGCGCCTGCGGTAAAAGAAAAAAAGATTCGCGCAAAAGCTGCAAAGCTTATTTGTGAAACTGCCGCCGAATTGAAGCCCTCCGCTCGGACGATTACAAAGGTTATTACAAAAGCCACCGAAATCTTTGACTGGAAAGAGCTTATTCCCGCAAAGTTTGTTGATATCTCTAGCAACTGGTTGACAACCAACGGTATCGACCCTAACGGAGTAACCGATTCTAACAAAGAGGAGTTGAAGGAAAAATGCGGAGAGGAAAACCTTATCATTAAACTTGGTGGGTTCAAGCATTTGGCCGCTCTTAGGGGAATCAAGTCAATCAAATATGACATGACCGGGGCCGATAAGGCAAAGCATGTTACTTCGATTTGCTATCTGAATCTTGACGAGGTAATTTTCAAGACCGAAAGCGGCGAGGAAATCTTTTTTCCCGAAATTCAGGCTTCTGGAATCGCGAACGCCACATCCGAAAACACAAGCTATCCGTTCAACATGTATCTTGAAAGCATGGCGGAAAACCGTTCGTTTATCCGAGCTGTTAAAGCGGCATTCAATATCAATGTGCTTGGTGCGGAGGAGGTTCAAGCGCCGCCCGCTCAAACTGTTTCTATTTTGAGTGAAGAGGGGACAACAACCCCTCAAGAAAGCCTACGCGCTCTTGTGTCGGGCAGGTCAAAAACCTTCTCTGATTTAAAGGAGAACCTTCGCAAGAAAAAGTGGGAAGGGTTTGATTCCGATTGGAACGACTTTAACGACGTTCCTGCGGAGCAATGCTTTTTGATTATAGATAGTATTATCACCAAAAAAGCTGAATAGTCTCAGGAAAGGGGAGGAATAAAAATAAGGGCGGCATCATTTATTGGTGCCGCCTTTTTTACGCTCCCGGCCCGCCGTTCACAGGCGCGCCGGTGGAGGCATTCCACGCAGCGGCCCCGGTGCTGGTGGCATACTCGAACCATTTGGTGACCGCGATGGTGGCAGCGCTGACAGATCCACCGTCGCAGCTCGTTTGCAAGGGGAAAGCGACCGCACCGCCACCGAGGTTGATCGTCGCCGCGATGGTGCCCGCCTCGGTGGTGGATAGGATTACCCTCAGATCCACGATGGCCGACCCGGCATCCCACGTCCCTGTTTCCTCGTCTCCACCTGCCTCCCACTCCAGCGTCTCGGAGATGATGGCCCCGCACGAGGCCTGCGCGTAGCCACCGACTGGTGCCAGCCAATAGCCTGCTGCGTCTTTGAGCAGTCCGTCTGAGCCGAGGCGGACATACATCGAGCCGACCCCACTAGCACCGGAGCCGACCCACTCGGCCTCATATTGTCCGTAGTTGGATGTCATGAGGCTCCGGAAAACGTCGAGCTCGTCGCCGGGAGAGGTGACGCCAGAGACGCTATGCACGCGCACCAGAGTCACGTCGAGTGACAGCGTGCCGGTTAAAGGCTCCGCCCCTTCCACCTCGGAAAACACGTATTCGTAGTCGCCGCTTGCTGTGATTTTGATCTCCTCCGCCCGCCAGAATAATTCGACGAGCTGGGCGCGGGTAAATGGTCCTGCCCAGCCGGTTTTGTCCATCGCGGAGGCGTCGTTCGTTTTTCCGCGTCCAACCGGGAAATCGAATCTCAGCCGGGAATGTGAGGAGATACGCTTGCCCATGATATTAGATGACGGACGGATGGGTCGGAGCTGCTTCGAGGACCAGCACTTCCACCCCATTAAGGATGCCGTGGACCACGCGCACGGAGGACATCCACCCCTGCCAAGCTGTTGCAGTTAAAGGAGGGTCTTCGGGCGCAACTTCTTCTGGATCGCCACTTAAAGTAATTTTTCCGATGCAAAAACGAATTTGCGTTTGTTGGGGAGGGTCGCCAGTTAAAACTACCTCTTTCGACGCCTCTTCGGCGTCTGCGATTCTTGACGCCCATGATCCTATAGCTAAAGTGGCAGGAGTAACGGTAGCCTCTATAACAACGTAGCCCTCTGTTGTTGCTGGAAACGCCGTTTCGATAACTCCGTCTAGGTCAAGTGCCGCTCCGTTCGTTCCGTCTATAATTGTCCCTTTTCCAATCGTATAGTGAGCGGTATCACTAACCATAGAGGTTGTTAGTTTAAAGGGGTGGGACGACGTAACCCCCCCCCCGCCGTCGATGTTTCCCGTCCAAATTTGATCTATTTCTAAATAAGCGGTTTGCCCCTCCCCTTTCACGGATTTTATTTCAGCAAGTTTAAAAACAAATTCCCCCTCCGCTTCGTTCCCTGTTTTCACCTCAATCATTGCGTTTGAACCTGACTTTACGATGCAAACAAAATCGCCTGCTTTAACAGTTAGAAGTTTCGATTCTTCAATTTTTTTTCCCAAAAGTTTTTGGGGCAAAACATCCCCTGTAAAAGTATAACCAACCATGGTTCCAAAGTTAATTCCCACCTTTTTGTTTCCCAAATCAATAACTTCAAAAGGGGGAAAAGAAAAATCGTTATCGAAATTTCTTGATGAAGGTCCGTAGTTTTTTGGAGTCGCTTTTAAATTGCTCATGAATTAATATACAGGTTCGTGTTAATACTTGAGTTGTCGGTTACGCGGAAAATCAGATTTTGGAAAATGTCTTTTGCGTAGTTGTTGGCAAAATAAACCACGCCGCTTGTGGTTCCGCCAACGGGAACTCTGTAAGTAACTCCAGTTACACCAAAGCCGCTTGAATTTTTGCGCGATAAAGTTGTAAAGTTTTCAGCCCCACGTTCTGTATCGTAATAAATAATATTCCAAAGATCAAAAATAGAGCCCTGCCCTTCATATACATCAACATCCATTGGAATGTTGAAATAATTATTGCCCGAAACGACGCCCGTTAACGATACGAAGTAACTTCCGCTTTTAACTTGAACGCCAGTTGCTCCAAGTCTCCCGCCAATGCCAGTGAAGTTGCCCGTATAACCGTATGTAAGGCCCGTAGCCCCCCCTGTAACCGCGCTAAAATACGAGAAGCGACCAGAACCCGGAATTGGCCTAAAGAAGCCGCCAGAGGCGTAATTGAAGTATCCTGTGCCCGTTCCTACTCCAGTTGGGTATCGAGCATAGCCAGTAGAGATATCCTTAAGCGTTCCGCTTGAATAGTCCAAAAATAAATTCACCATCGCGTCTTGAATCCCCTCGTTTCGAATCGAAAATTGAGATTGACCAGTTGGACGAATAAAGTCGTTTGCGAATGATACGGAAATAGATCCGTATGTATTGATTGGTTGGCAATCAAAATACTCTGTAAATTGATATGACCCCGCATTGGTTGTTACGTTGAATATGCCGGTCCCGGAAAACGGTGAATTGCTTCTGTATGCAATTGGGAAGTATCCAGACGCGTTTGGAGCGATAGAGGTTGGAGTAAAATACAAATCAAGTGGGATGTCCGCCAAGGAAAGGCCGCTTATTCCCAAAGAGTAGGCTCCATTGTTTTTGATGAAAATGTTGCCGCTTTTTAAAGTGTTGTTCCAGCCAGAGAAGGAGTGGCCAATTGAAGGCTGACGACCCGCAAGCGACTCAGCAAACAAGCTTCCGGTTGGCGAATTACAAAAAATACTATTAAAAGTAAATCCAGAGGGAAAAAGGTGAATCAGCGGCCTCTCATTTTGCCACACAGTCACGTTTCCGCCGTTTCCGCACACGGAAAAGAACGCGGAACGATCTTCGTTGAGGCTAGCGCAAAGAGTTCCATTGACTCTAACAAATCCGCCAGAAACATCAAAAAGAACAGCGCCGCCCGTTCCAGAAAGTCCGAATGAACTTCTGGTATAAGCGGTATCGCCAACGAAGCTTAAATTAGCTTCGAAGTCGCCGTTTTGATTGTAAAATGTTCTTAAATAGCTCATTAGATTGAAGGGACGTTTCCGCCCGAATCGTCAATCAGTTTACCTTTCGGTATGCCGAATTGTTGAAGCCTTAGATACTTCAGTTTTTTAAGCAAAAGATCGGGGGTTAGTTTAAATGCGAATGTGTTGCTGAAATTAAGCGAGGTGGTAAGACCGGAAGAGCCTATAATCATAGAAAATGATGTTAATCCGTCAAGGGGGTTATACATATTGTAAGGAACGCCTTCAAGTTTGTAGGTTCTCTCTTCGGAGTTTCTAACAGAATAATTTAACAACGCGGTGAATTTATTGATAAGCGCGGCTATTTTAGATGGGCTTAATTGGCAAACCGTAGGACTACTACTTCCTACCAAAAGGTCAAGATCGTTCGCGGAAGCATCATATGAATTCAATTGAATTCCAAGGCTTGCCGAATTAACGGACGGCACAGCTCCAGAGGAATAGGCTTCATATTTTGGAATAGCGACCTCCTTGTCATCGCCAGATCTTTGAATTAACGCGATATATCCGGCGTGATTGCTGCCAGAATCAGATTGAACAGGCATAGTTATCGAAAACGCGGCGTCTTTAAATTGAACGTTGAACTTTTTTGAATTAGCGCTTTCCAATCCGTAGCTCGTGTATTTTTCACATGCGTTAATTGGAATTATTACATTCGGTAATTCTTCTGGATGTTTCGCAGAACTGATAGATAAGGATACCCCTGTTCCGGCTCCCATTTCCGATCCGACACAATATACTTTGTATCTTTTCGGATCGTATTCTGGCAGGCCGAAACTCGCTTCGGCAAATTTATTTTTAAGATCATTTGGGATGGATATTTCCGAGTAAGAGTATTTGTCGATACTTTTTTTGATATTAGCTTTAATTCCGTCACTTAGCGAGGCGGGAGAATACATCGCGGGACGAGACATGAAGTAAAACGAATCGTTATCAACCCTATTGAAAATTGCGCTGTTTGCTAGATTTCCGCCCGCTTCAGTTATAATATCCGCGAAAGGAAGGTTTATTGGGTTTTTGAAATCGTAATATTGAATGTTTCCATCGGGAGACATCGTGTTATAACTAAGACTGGTCCAATGTTGTTTATACTTGCGAATCCAATATTGACCAAAGAAAGAATTGCAAAGTGATTCCTCTAAATTATGAATTTTCTCATCTTCAATCTCGTCAATTTCCGCCAAGAAATAATATGGTTTTTCTTTTATAACATTCTCTTCGACGGAATCGAAATTCTTAGATGTTTCTATACGGGATAGAATTCTATAAATATGTCTATCTTCAGTGTCAGCCGCTTCATCGTGGAAAACTTTTTTAATTTTCATACCGTTGAGTGCTGTAAGTTTTTCATTCTTTTTCGCTTCAACGTCGGAAGGTTTATTAAATTTATACTCTTGATACCATAAAAACATATCGCGAAACTCACGACTAACACGGCCAGTTAAGGTGCTATAGAATTCGAGCCTATCAAAAAGATTCGAGGAAATAATTGGATCGGTTGCAAAGTGCGCCGCAGTAGTCATTAGATCGTCAATAACCAATGGCATTAACTTCAGTTTTTTACAAATCTTAAGCTCACAAGCATAGCTTCTTTCTTCGCCCTCTCGTTGAAAAGATGATACGCCAAAATAATCCTTAGAGCCTTGTCGTGACTTCTTAATACTTTCTTCAAGAATCTTGTGTTTAACGTTTGTGTCGTATATGTTTTTAACATTAATGTTGATGCCGTATCTAACGTCGACAATTTTAACAACGCCTGTTGCGGCATCATAGTAGAATGAGAGTCCGATTTCAGAGCATATGTTGTTTAAAACCTCGCGAACCGTTCCAAAGTAATCAAATTTAAGATCGTTGTATTTCAACGACGTTGTGAAGGAAATACCCATGGAACTAGAGCTGAGTTTCTGCAACAAATCCGTGAGTGTGTAGCTATAAGTTCTTTTTGTTTTTAAATAGAATTCAGCGCAATTAATGGCGTTTTTTGGTGAACTACTATCGCAAGGATCGCAAGGATCTTGTTTGGAAGAATTCAAAATAGCCTCTTTGCAGTTTTCATCACTTTCACCAATCCAAATAAGACGACCAGAAGATTGCACCGCCCCGGAAATGGTTGCGCGTTCGTCAGAGCTTAGTTTTAAAAGAGCGGTATTGTCGTATCCCACTTTTCCACGAAGACACACCAAGTATCGATCAAGCTCAACAGACTTATCCACGAATTTAACCTTCAAAACCTTGAATTGTCCGGTTTTTGAAGTCTCATACTCCGCAATGGTAAAGAAGCCAAGCGAATTGGACGCGCCGTTGCCCGTTGTTATTTTTATGTTAAAAAATGAATGTTGATTTAAAGACGAATCAAGTGAAGCGGTATTATAAAGTCCGTCACGACTCAAAAACTCCGCGTCAACACTTCCATATCCGCCAGAAAGGCCGGGAGCGTATTGAAAAGAGTAAAGCGAGTAATTTTGAAATCCGGGGATTACAACGGTATCAATGGATTTGACAGACATTAAATAGTTATGAGATTAGATTTTTTTGGAAAAACGATATTTTTGGAATAACAGAGATTTCCAGAGTCAAGGGTTACAAAATTTCCCGAATACCTTCTGCTTGAAGGGCTTATTAATAAAACAGCCTTGTCGCGAGGGAAAAGTCCGTTTGTGTGGCCCGAAAATGTCGAACCAACCCCGGAGACACTAACAGATAAGTCAAAATTGTCGAAAGTAACCATGTCAAGGCTTGATTGGGCTGGAAACCTAACGTAAGAATCGAAAATGGTTGGAACCTCTCTTATTCCGTTTCGATAGAATCGGGCTGCCTGCAACCCCGTTTCAGGGAAATACGAGAACCCACTTACAGCTTCGACGTAAGGGAGGAGAATAGATGTATCTGCGCCTGTATTATTGGTGATAACATTTAGCCCGAGAGAATCTGACTTTTCTTTAACGGAGACAAATTTAAACAAAAAATCGTTTCTTGGGGAAGATGCCGAGGTGTAAATTTCCTTACAAAGGTCGAGCAAAATAAAACTTGGAAATCCATTGCTAACAACCGCCATTTCATAGATGTTAAACGCAGCGTTAGGAAACTCAGGAGGGGAATATGCGGTGTTGTTTCCGAATTTAATATCCGAGGAGGGAAGAGTAACAGCCTCTTGAATTGTTATTGTTTGGCTTTCGAACGAGTTTGTTAAAGGTGAGTAAGAGGATAGGGAAAAATAATTACCCGAGCGGGAAAAAATAAGAATGGCGCGATTTGCCGTTCTAACTGATTCAAAAAATCTGATAATCTTGCCCTGTGAGGAGTTCACGTAAAGGAAAAAGTCTCCATTCTGAGTGCAACCAAGAAAAAACCCGAAACCCGAGTTGTTGTTGTTTGAAAGAATCAGACACGGGCTTGTTTGGTTGATCTTCTGAAAATCAAAAATAACAGAAATAGAATCGGCGTTAACCCCCGCCAAGGCAATGTAATGCCCGTTAAACGCGCCGCGCCCGGAAGCAAAAAGAGATGAGCCCGAGACATAAGAGATATCGTGATTATTCGGGCCGGAATCTTGAGCGTCATTGAATATATGCCAAGCGCTTAAATCCGCGCTAGACAAACCGTATTCCATGTATTTCGTGAGAAAACTCATTCAGATCCTTACCCTTCCTTTCGGGAATTACACTTAAAAGGCTTTACAGTGAGGAACGCAATTCTGCATCGCTAAAAACAGTTGTTGAAATCTGATTCCATGAAAATGAAAACGACAGCCTGTTTCTTGAGCTCCCGTCTCCCGTTTGAACGTTATCTTGAGATAGAAACGTATCGTATCCAGTTAAATACAAAGATTTTAAATTATTTATATGTTCGCGCAGGCTCGCTTTCGCCTGATCAAGGGTTGAACACGACGAAATTGTGCCTGTTCCGCTAATTGTAAGGGTTTTTCTCTTCAATCCGCCAAGCATTTGAACGGTAAAATCTCCCCCGGAGTCAAGACCTTGGAAGGGCACAAAGGTGGGCATCGCGGGCGTTATTGAAGCCGTATAACTGAAATCATCAAAATGGGCCGGAATAGTAATTTTTTTGTCGCAAAGAGTTGCAGAATGTGAAATTGAGCCATCCTGTTCGTTAAATGACGAAGAAAATGTTGTTGCCCTATTCGGAAAAATTAAAGTATATCCTAAATTTGCCAAACGAGTTTTCATCCAAGCGGAAATTGAAAAAGAGTCTGAGTAATTTTTAACTTTCGTCCAACGAGATTGAGGGCATGGATCAGTTGATCTTATTTCAACGGAAGCTTGGGCGCACGTTTTATTTGTCTCTGATTCCCAATTAACAGAAATAGAATCGATTAAATACGGGTCTTCTTGAAATTTATCAAGGTAAGCCACCGAAAACGTAATTGACTTATCTTGAGTGTTTTCAGTAATTTGACGACTGACTGGTTTTACAAAAAGTTCGCCCGGCGAATACTTAGAGTAAACCTCGTCCGCTTCTCCGTAAAGATCTATTAAATCAAAGTTCGCCCGCAAATCGTTAAATGACGAGTTTATCGCTCCCTGTAGCTTGCCATTAATGGCGACCCTAAAGCCGTCCTCTCCAGAGTCAATGGTAACCGCTTTCTCGTAAATACTATGACTAAGGTTGTTGCCGTAGTTGTTGTAAACCCAGCTTTCGTCAACCTGATAGGAGCCGGTAAATCTATTTATTTTCTCTTGGAGCCCTACTAAAATCGCGCTATTCATCCCCACGGATGAAACGAATGAGGGGGCGATAACGGAACCGATTCCCGTTATATTTTGAACGAACGCTTTTGCGTTTTCCAAAGCGCTAAAATTAGTATTGAATCCATTCGCGCTTGTTGATTTTGAAATAGTAACATCACCATTTTGCCCCTGATCGAAGGAAATTTTTTGCGATGGATCAACCACCCCATAGCTTGCGAAAGACCCCTCTCTAAAAACGTCAAGGGAAACCGTGAACGGAAGTATTCCCGCATATACGCTATCTTCAAAATCAATGCTTCTTATAATTGCAAATCCGTTAGAATAAAGAGTTCTGGAGTTCGAAACCGCCTCTTCAATGATTTTGAAACTTCTAAACGGCTTGGAGAAACGATCAATCAATTGGTTGCTTTTAGCCCAAAACCCAGAAAATTCGTTACCATCGGGGCAATGAGCCCCAGTGATTGTTCCGCGAAGGGTAAACGAGTCAACGTCGCCGTGTCTTTTGGAATAATATAGAGGCGTAATTGTTCTTGACACCAACGGAGTCGGAGCTATACCCTCAAACGGGTTCTGATTATCATAAAGAATCTTAAACATTGTAATCGCTGTAAACTTTGTTTCCAGTGTAGTTGTAGCCCAAGCTCAAAACAAATTTAGAGTTATCGGGTTCAAAAGAATACTCCGCCGACTCCATAAAGTATGTATTTGAATCCGGAACTGAGATTTTTGTTTTTGCCGCCGCAAGATAGTCATCAATTATTTTGCCCGTTGTGTTGCAAAGGACGGAAATTGTTTGTTTTTCGCTTGTTAAACTGCTTGTATTTTGTCTTTGGGCTATTTCACCGTCATATGGCGTTATACCAAGAAAGAAATTGTGAACGGATTTTGTTGTGTTTTTTTCGTTTGAAACGAAGAAGGCTCCGTTTGTCAAACTTGTGCATTGATCGCGAAAGACATAGGAGTATCCAAACAGTCCGTTATAATCGGAGTATGAATGTTCTATTCCTGCTCTTCTTAGGTCGCCGCTTGCAGCCGCGCCCGAACATCCGCAACCAGAAGCTTGAGAGTAGTAAGTATCAAAAATTCTACCGTTAATTCCTCCAGAAATATTAGAATTAAAATAATTAACCGCTGCCGTTAACTTCAAAGGGCTTGTAGCGCCGTTTGAATTACGAACAGACCCCCGCTCCGAAATTGTTGAGCTCCCGTCATCAGATCTTGAGAATTGAAGATCACGTTGGACGGTAAAAGCGCCGTTTGAGAGGGGATCACTGGAATAGTCAAAAGAATATTCAATCGTTCCCTCAGCTTCATTAATGATTTTGTTCCTTGTTTTAAGAAACAATCCGCTAAGGCAATCCCCAGATGAAGAGGAGTAAGCGGCGAAAAAACTGGATGCTCTTTGAATCGCTGTTTCTTCTGCGAATTCCATGCCCGCATATGCGGAGTCCAAAGTGTTTTTTCTAACGCCTATAATGGTTCCCCTTTCGGAAACGGTGGAGAACCCCTCGTTTTCGAAATTAACGGACATGTTGTTATTCCATCTGTAATTCCACCCCGAAGTTGGGCCTTGGAATTTCTCAGAGAAGTTATATGATCCTTGAAGGGTATCGTAACTCTCGGAAAAAAGTCTTGATCCTTCATTTTGGTAAAAGCTTGGGTATGGTTTGAAAGCAACTTCAAAAGCGGGGTCATTATAAATAATTCCCGATGCGAAGTTTTTGACCTTTTGTAGGTAAAGCCCGCTGGATAAATTAGGGTCAATACAATTAAAACCAAAGGAGCGGTCATATGAAATTACCCCGTCGCGATCCGTTTTAAGGTCAAAACTTCCATTGAAGTTCGAGGTATATTTACAAAAATCGTTATCTATAACCACGTTTGAGTAGTTTGGCCCAACTAAATTATAAAGATTTCCCGTTCTATATAGTTCAATCTCAGCTTCATATTTAGAAACTCTCGGATCTTTTGATTCTGGAAACGTTATTTTAGTGACGCGGCCCGAGCCAATAGAGGCACCATTCATAAATATTTCTTGGAAATCTGCGAAACGCTCTTTAATTGCATACATTTCGTCCCAAATGTCATAAAGCGGAGAATAGATATTTGATCCCGAAGAGAGACCGGATAAAATATTTCCAGTATCCTGAATATTTATATAAGTGTAGCCACCTTCGAAATAAAGATTGCCCGACATTTCTGGAGATAGCCCGCTTGATATGGTTGGCGATCCGTAAAGTGGGGTCCATTGGTTTTCGAGCCCGTTATAGGTTAAACCTGTTCCATTGTAAAGAAGAGGGGAGCCATTGTAGTAAATTTCCCCACCTTCACTTACATATGCGAGCCCAAAAAAAGTGTTGGGGGAGCCGTCAAAAACCCGGTCGCTTTGTAGCCGCCCTTTAATGCTAATAGTTGAACTATTATTATAATTAAATGCATTCCCAAGATAGTTAAATTTGGTGGAATATCCAAGGGTTTGCGCTTCATTGAAAATTATCATCCTTTAAGGTTGGGGGTAAATCCAGCCGCCACGGCGTTTGGATTTTTTTCCTTTGCTTCAAGTATGGACTTAACGAGATTTGCAATTAAAACGCCGTCTGCGTTTGTTAACCCAGAATTTTTCGTAACCACTTCAACAACATGGTTTCCATTAACATTTACTTCTGTTGGTTTACTTTCTAGCTTCACCGCTTTTTCCCGCTCGGTTTTGCTCGCGCTGGCGTTTTCAGAAATAGCGTCGGCAAGAACCTTTAAAGAATCAACAATTTCCTGCATTCTGTTTCCATCTTCAACTGAAGGGGCTTGTTTTTCAAGTCCCGCGCCCCTTCCGTAAACATTTAAGTTTTCCTTCTCGAATTTATCAAGAACTTTTCTCTGAGCCGATCCTTCGGGCGCTTTTGTTTTAGCGTATTCGAGTTCGCCCTTAATATAATCATAATCTTCTTTTGTGTTAGTTCTTTTATACGGGTCTATTTGGCCCGTTTCAACAATAGCTTTCGCTCTATCACCAAAACTCCTAAGTCTTGTGTCCCCACCTGAATAATAACTAACTGAACCCGCAGGGGTGGCAACCGCTGTCGTTTGACCATTCCCTAAAACATCTAAGCTTTGTTTGAATCCAACATTGCTGGAATTTGTTCTAGCCGAACTTAATTGTTCTGTGGTCGGCTGCCCATCTCCGTATTTTGCTTTCAAAGCCCCAAGCTCAGAATTCAAAGATGATTCTATTCCAGCGTAAGTATCGGCTTTTGAGCTAAACCCGGCCACCGCCGCCTCTTTTTGCATCATTGCACTAAGGTTCCTTATATCAACGCCAAGGTTCGAAGTGGCAGTAGTTAAAAGTTTATTCGACTGCGCCACTAAACCCTCTGTAGGATTTAATGGTTTTGTATCTGTTATCCCCGCCGCATCTTGAGAGCTCTTTGTTAACCCGTCATTTATTGCCGCGTCAGGCGATTTTCCCCCGGTAATTAAATCACGAATTTCCTTCATTCCTTGAAGGAACTCCTTAAAGGGTTCGGCTTGGGAGCGGGAGCCTTCTTGGTCTAACCCTAACTGGGTATTAACTTCGCTATCTCTTTTATTCAGTGACGCCAAATCAATCGCCGCGCCCGCGCCATCGCCCGCTTTTAATTTAACCAAAGCTTTTTGATAAATTTCTTCGTCTTGAGAATTTCGCTTATTTTCTTCGCTAACTTGCTTTGCGTATTCCGGAGTTTGGAAGGCGGCAGCATGCTTCTGCTTGGGGCGATTAGCTAACCTTTCTTCAATAATTTTTTGTGTATCCGAGTATGCTCGACCGTTCGTCGGGCTGGCCACAGCAAGAGCACCCTTTTCGTCGCCAAAACTCAAAAGTCTTTTGGTTTCCAATAAACGCTTAATCGCGTCTTCTTTCGCCGCGCCGGTAATTGAAGTGCTATCTCGTGTTTTATTTATTTCAGAGTCAATTTTCAACTGAGCTTCGCTATATTTTCCGCTTTGGCCAGTAAGGGGCTGCATTCTGCCGCGAATGCTATCTGCTTGATCAATCAAACGAGCCCTGTCCTCTTTAAATCTTGGGCTGTCGAGATTACTTGCCGCTGCAAGCAAAACGTTAATTCCCTTCTGCATACTGGCTTGAATTCCTCCACCAGAGGCAATTTCAAAATTACTTTCCTTTAAGGCCCTCTTAGCTTCAAGAGATTTGCTTGCCGCAATATTTCCTTTTGACTCAAAATCGTTTTGCATTACAAAATTACCATTGATAATATCTCTTTTGGTTTTTGCGACATCGGTAACATTCAATCCTTGTTCGCCGTTTTTCTTCTTCTCCTCATCAAGCTTAATTAAATTCTGAGCCTTAGTAACTCTATCTCCAATTAAGTTAACTAATGGGTCGCTATTTCTATTACGAATCGCTTCGGTGCGAATATCTTGCTCCTTTTTAACGGTTTTTGAATCCGGCTTTAAAACGCTATTTTTCAAATCGGCGAAATCAAGACTATCAAACGCCGCCTGCATTGGATCTTTGGATTGAAGAGATTCAATAAGTTGGTCAAATTTTTGCTTGCGACTAATTTCTTGAACAGCTTTGAGTTGCTCAAGCGCAATTTGACGGTTGGTCATAATTTCGAGAGACTGGGCCTTATACTCATTATTTAAAGTTTCAAGTTCTATTTTTGACTCGCCGCTAATATCTTCTGAGTTTTCAGCAACTTTTAGAAGGCTCGCAAGCATTTGATCCGCATTGCCCGAATCAAGCCCGCTTTTTAAGAAATTACTAACAAAATTCTCGCCTCCCGCTTTATTTAAAGCGCCGCGACCCTTATCGGTATATGTTTCCCCTACAATTTTGAGTAGGGAGGCAGATAGGTCACGTTTGGATTTTTCTTCTTGTTGGCCAAGATCGCCCATTTCTTGAGAATAGGCCAAAGCGTTTTTGACGCTATCTGAAGTCCCGGGCTGATTCGCAACTATACCCAAGCGGGCATTCATTAATGAGTTCGAATTAGAAGAAACCGTTCCTTCAAGAGCGTTTTTTCTGCCAAAAGATTTTTCGTATTTTTTAAAATCTTCAAAAGCCGCCTTGGTTTTTTCGGCTCGATTAGCGATTTCTTCTTGAATTTTTGCAACCTTTTCTTCGTTCTGTGTCGCTCTTTTGAAAGCGTTCGTTAATTGAGAGAGTGATACGTTCGTTGTTGTGACAAGCGCATCGTCAATTATTTTATCACTTACAATACCAAGACCCTTATTGGCTTTTAAAAATCCGTTAAAGTCCCCTTGTTTTGAAAACCCAAGCGCGGCTTTTGCCAGAGAGTTTCCCGGCCCGCCCCCATCTGCCTTTTCTTTGAGGGCTTTAAAGTCATAATTTTGCGTAAAGCTAACGAGTGATTTGTTGAGTTCTTCATCGTCAAGTTGTATTTTGCCGCCATCGTCGCCCTTACGACGAGTCAAGTCCCTCCAAAAAGAACCGAGGGCGGTATTATTTTTATCTGCATTACTCGTAACGCTAGCAAGAGCGGTTTCAGAATTTAATTTGCCTTGAGTTTTTTGTTCAAACTGGCTGATCGCATCAGACATATCGGACTTCCCCTTGTCTCCGCCAATTGCGTTCGCGGAAAGAATTTTGCTGCGAAGTTCTTCTGGCATATCTGCAATAGCGACAGCTTGCTTTCTGTTGGAAGCTTTTATTTCTTCTTTGGAAGCGTTCGGGTCTTTGGAAAGCGCGTCCCCGCGCTCCTTTGCGCCAAGATATTCGCTTAAATTACCTTTTGCCTTTTCTGCTTCAATATCAAGCTCCGAAAGGTGTTTGCTCATGTCGCCTAATGGGATTAGAGCCTCCTTGAGATAAGTCGAGTAAGCTGCGGTGGCTCCAACCGCAACTCCAATAGCTGTTCCCCAAGGGCCAAAAGTTGACCCAAAAGTTGCCGCGCTTGTTACCGTCGAAATAGCGTTACCTGCTTTTTGTCCGCCCTCGCCCATAGAGTCGCCAACAACAGATCCTGCAAAAGATAGGGCACCGCCTGTTATAGCAGTTCTCATTAAGGTTTTCTGATTTCTATTTCCGCGAGTCTCGCGAACCATCTCCCTAGTTCTTTTTTTATCAATAACACCGCCGCCCTTTGACATAGCTTCGCCCGCGAAAGCCTCCACCTCTTTTTTACTGGCAGATGGGTTTTTAGCTATTAATTCGGCAAAAATATTATGACTGTCTGCGTTTTTTTGCTCTTGGGTCATTTGCGAAACGGAGGCACCGTTTTCATCGAAAATCTCGTTAGACATAGCGCCCGGTTGGGAAGAGTTTCCTCGCCCCCCCTTAAGGCCGCGTAAAGATCTTTTGTTTTTCCTTAATTCCCAAAGTTCAGCCGCTTTTTCATTGCGCTGCCATCCAGCGTGATTAGCCTCCCTGCCTCTAAGCCTAGCTTCCCTTTTTCTTTGTTCGGAAGCATTGATCGCCGGGATTCCGCCAGTTGCAAGGTAAGGGGAAACCGATAGGTTTGGGAATTTATCTCTTGAAACATAATCAGTGGAAATATTTGGACGAACACGAAGGTTTCCGCCAACGTCAAATTGACTTTGCATCCTTGACCTAATGGCCTCTGATGGGGAAGGGACAGGGTTATCTATAGAGTCAATATACTGTGCGCCGCTAGACCTAACTGAAGCGGCGTTTATTTCTATTTGTTTTTTATTAGATTTTTCCGGGAAAGGATTACCATTGCCTCTTTCAGGGTAGTAACGACTAAAATTACTATATCCGGGCAGTTTAGGGGAGGCAGGAAAGTAAAAAGAGGTTGGCCTTGGTTCCGGCTCATTTTTTTCCGCTTCAAGCCTTTTGGATTCCTGTTTTTCGGCATAATTCGCCCTGATTTGAGCGTTTCTTTCCTCTTTTAATTGCTTTTTGGCAAGCGCATCTTGATCCTGTTTTCTTTTAGAAGTAGTTGGGTCGTTAATATCGTTCCACTTGCCGTATCGCGCCGCCCATTCGGGGGAAACGGAACCATCGTTAAAAGCGCCCCCGCTATTCTTTTCCCCCCTCTTTTTCTTTCTTCCTCGCGCAAAATTAGGCACAAATCCGCCAGCGAAGCCAAACATACCTTGGCTGTGTGGGTAAAGACCCCGGAAAGAGTCGGCCATTTTTAGTGCGTCTTCCGGGTTTTGAGGGAAACCGTTTTTGGAAAGAGGTAGGCCGCTTTGTTTAGCTTTGCTTTTGATCCATTCGGATTGGAAACCGTTGCGTCCAGAGAGCATGCGGGAAGAAGCGGACTTTGGAGTGTATCCGCCTGCAAAGTTATTCCTTGTTTTTAAATTTAAAAAGTTAAAGTTTTTTCTTGAGAACTCGTCAGGGGAAAGTTTGTTTACATACTTTTTAACAGTTCTTAACGAGGTGTCCTTATGCCAAGCAGAGTCAAGACCGCCCTTTTCTCTAACTCCGAACATCATTTCATTTTTTACTCCCTTTTGGTCGCGCCAAGCTAATTGTGGGTAAAGAACTTTTAATTTATCAAAATTTGTTTTCTTGCCCGACATTTTTCCCCAGTCCGCTCTCTGACTCAACAAGGTTTGCGAATGAATAGGTTTTTTCATTCGCTTCGATACGTCAAGAAGTCTATTAAAGAGTAATCGCCCGTCGCCCTTTTTGGCGCTTGTAATTAAATCAACATCAATTTTATCTTTTTGGTTGTAAACTTTTAAGAAAGACCCGTTTTCTGTTGTCCATGCTCTTCCGCCGCCAGACTTATAAGCATTAATTTTAGGCTTTAAACCACTTGCGAAGGTGTTTACGCTTCCAGAAACCTTTTCAATTTTTCCAAGTTCTTTGACCTTGTCCATGCCGCCAGCTTGGGCGATCATGTTTTTGTTAAATACGGCGTCCGCGCCAGTTCCAAGGTAATCCCGAACAATAACTTCGTGGCTATTGACAACAACATTCTCGGGCCTTCCGCCCTGACTCATGCGGATCTTCTTAATGGCAGGCTTTGCCCCCATACCGGCCCCGCCAACGCCTTTGTTGATGTCGCGGGCCTCACGGTTAACCGCAGGGATCATACCCCCCGCAAACGCCTTTCTAGGAACGATTCTTGTTCCAGAGTTGGTTCCCATGATTGGAGCGGCAGCTTGAGCCATGGAAGAGGAAGCTATTTTAGCTACCAGCGCAAGCCTTTGTTGAAGAGCAGTGTTTCCTTGCAGCAAAGAAGCATTGTAAACCCTTTCGTTTTGAATGGAAATAATGCGCTGTTTATTTTCCTCAATAATCCCCCCCATTTTTGAAACGGTTTTTTCGGGGCCTTTGCCCAAAAGGGTTCCGCCAATGTCTTTGGTGAAGCGACCAAAAATAGAGGTGGAAAGCTTGGCCAGTCCAACCGCGAGCAGTGCTAGTCCGGGTCCGCTAATTGCGTTGATAACCCCTTTAACAACCGACTGTCCGATTTTTTCTCCAGCGCTTGCCGTTTCTGGGTCTTTGTTTAAAGCTTCACCAATGCTTGATGTTAAATCGGCAAATTGGGATGCCAAATCCCCAACAGAGGAGTTTACCCCAAGTTTTCCAATTGCCGCGCCAAGCTGAACGAATCCGTTTTTAGCCTCATTAATTTTATTTAGAGAGGTACGGCCCAAAAATTCACTTTTAATGAACGCTTCGTTTTGCGCCCTCCCAACAATGCCAAGCGCTTGACCGTATGCACTTGTAGATTTGGCGAGATCACCAATTAAGGCTTTAACGATGTTGATTTGGTAAACGCCACCAATTTTTTTGGAAACGTTTGCTTGTTGGGAATCGGTTAGATTGTCATAGCCCTGTGCAAGATCTTTTAATACGTCAATTGCGTTCAAAAAGTTCCCCTCAGAATCTTTTGTCGCGATACCAACATTCTCAAGCGCCGCCGCAGTTTCATCGCTTTGAAGCTTGGTGAAAATGGTTTTGAAGGCGTTACCGATAGCAGGTCCGCCACGGGCCGTTGTTTGCTGAACGGAGGTAACAGCCGCAATAAGTTGGTCAAGGTTAACGCCCGCGTCTTTCGCGGTGGAACCAACACGACTGATCGCTTCAGCAATGTCTTTGGAGCTAACCGCAAAGTTGGTGTCGGCTGCGGCCATCTTATTGACAAGACCTTCGTAGCCGATGGCGTCTTTACCGAAGGTGTTGATTGCCGCAGTTAGAGTTTTAACACTTGACGCAACATCCATGCCCGAAATCTGAGTCAAAACAAGCGCGGAAGAAGTAGCTTTTGCAATATCCGCCACTTTAAGACCTTGACGCCCAAATTCCGCTGCCGCTTCCGCCGCAACGTAAAAGGAATTTCCGGTAGCGTTCGCGGCCTTGAAAAGGTCGGACGTTAATGTGGTCATTTCTTGGTTGGTAACCTTGACGTTAACCTGAATGTTAGCCAACGCCTGCTCGGCCTTTAACGCGTTCTGATAAAGGGATAAAAACGCTTTGCCAACTCCATAAACAATGGATGTGGTTGCCGCAAACGCAACCATACGGTCGTTCGCGAATTCAAGGGTTTGGCTGAACGCCCGAGCTTCACGGTTTGCTTTCGCGAATCCAGTGCCGCCGCCAACATTAATCGACCCAAGTTTCTTTTGGGTATAGCTGGCCAAACGGTTAACCGAGGCGTAGGCCGGGGACGAATCGAAATCTAATGGAAATTTAACTGTTTCTGACATACACCTTACCTTGCAAAACCTTTGCCTACTGTGTATTACACTTTTTTATCCTATTAAATTAAAAAAATATTAATTTACCAACTTTTGAACAGCTTTCGCGCTTGCCTCTGGATTCTCAAGCATAGAGGCTTTCATGATGCTTTCTCTGGAAAGGGCTCCTGTTCCCTGCGGCGAGCCCCAATCCTTTTCAAGTTGTTCGCGACCGTTTTCGGATGAAGCGGCCCACTTATCAAGTTCGCGCCAATCCGACAACGTTTTACTGGAAACCTTGCCGCTTATATTTGAAATAATATTTTTATAATTCTCCATCAAAAGCAAAAACCTTTGTTGCAGGCAGGTAAGGTCCACTATGCTCCGGCCATAAAAATAAAACCCATTGCCCGAAACGGCGTAAAGATTTTGGCAAAAAGTTGAGCATGCCAGTTCGCGCAGGTTATCGTCTCCAATTTTAGCGCGATAAAGCATAAATTCTTTAAAGGCGGCGTCAACGGCGGATTGCTCTAACATTTCAGCCCCCTCGTCATCCCAAGACCTGATTAATAATTTTTCATCACGATAAAATAAACTTAAAATATATCGCTCTATAGATAGCTTTGAGGCGCGGTCTTCCGCCGTTTTCCCGATAGCTTTATCTTTTTTGTCGCGGAGGTTTCTAACCTTTATGGACGCTTCATTAAGGGCTTCAAGAATTGATTTCTTTTGGGCCTCAATAATTTTCTCATAGCTTTCTTGAAGTCTGGCTAAATAAGCTTCGCTAGAATCCAAATCCCTTTGGTTCGCGTCCGTCCAAGTTCCCGCTTTGTTCGCGGCAGCAAGAGCCTCCCTTTCGAGAGGTATTTTTCTTTTGACAGCTAGTTTGAGAAACTTTTCATCAAGCTCCTGAAGAAACGATTCGTCTGTTATGGTCGGATGCCTTATCCAACCCTTCGAAGATTTTGTTCGGCCAAGCCTAACCTCGTTAAGCAAGCCTAGGTTCATTCAGGCGCGATAAGATCATAAAAATCCGCCCGTGTCAACTCGTCGTATTCTTTGAAATTTTCCTCGTTGATGGATTTGTCGCCATAATACCAAAAAGTAGTAAAAAGACTTATGCGGGAAAGCATATTATTGGTATCGTCAGGATTTTCCTCCTCTTTGTTGGAAAAATCAGCATACCTCTCTTCGAACTCATCACCCTTGAAAAGCGGCTCCCAAACGGGATCGTCGTTTTCGTCGGTTTTTTTGTCAATCATTCCAATCAACAGCGCAAGGTGCATAATGGTCTTATTCCGAGCGATAACGTCCGCAGTGCGATCAAAAAGGTGTTCATGTTCCATTTCGATATCCCGTAAAGAGCTATAGTAAAGGTCGATTTCCTTTTGAAGGGTTTCGCGCTCTTTTTTGTTTTTAGCCTTATCAAGCTTTTGCTTCGCCTCAACAAAGCTACCAAAGATCTTGGAGTATTCTTTTTCCTCCTTATTTGACAAAACGCCGCCAAAGTTTTTAATTGTTTTGACAAGCATTTCCTTCGTAAGAATGCCGCGTTGAATGCATTCAGATTGAAACTTTGAGAACATCATGTCACTGTCATCAAGCTCCAAGCGAGTTGGTTTCCTAAGCGCCAAAATAGCTTCTTTTCCGTCTTTTAATCTGTGGGTAAATTTATATAAAATTCGCATATTTTCCTTATTCCTTAATTTTCCAATTCTCTAATCAATTCATTGGTAAGATCTAAAACTCTTTTCCTAATTATCTCCTTTTTACTGTCATCTATTAGAAATAGAAAGGGTCGCAAATGTTTAGTTTGCTCTCCAAGCCCGTTTTCTTCGGCTATGGCAAGCATTTTGTCCACTTTTGAGATGTCCTCTTTTTTTAATTCGTCAACAATATCAAGAAATGATTTGGCAAGCTCAATTAGCTTCGTCCTTGCAGAATGCCTGATAATTTCTTTGTATTCCATAACGTTTTAAACCTTAAACCTAACTAACGTTACACATTAAAAAATAAAAGTGAACAAAAAATAATTAAATATCGCCGCGCCCACCCAATAAAAAAGCCCCGGAGGTCCGGGGCTTTAGTATTTTAATTATATTGTTTGTATTTACAGAGACTTCAGCGTAGAGGCACCCGAATAACCAGTAACGCCACTGAAGAAAAGTCCGTTTGCCGTATCATTGGATGCGCCGATTTGGGACAAGAATTTCATAGTGACCGTGCTGCTTGGCCCAATAGATCCGGAAAGATCCTGAGAGGTAAGTTTAGCATTTTTGATGATGAACTTAGCGAAGATATCAGAAGCAACTGCGGTTGGACCGTCAACTCCACAAGCAGACTTGTAGAAGTCAAATGTGATGTCCGTTGTAGGTTCGGAACACATAAAGTCAACCATGCCGGTTGCCGCAGTAAGGTCACCCATGAGGGCCTCAATGCTGATGTCGATATCAACTGGATATTGAACTTCACGGGAAATGGACATGCGAGCGCCAAGTTTGTTAATTGCTTCAAGGTTAAAGTCAAAGTTGAAACTAGCCTTTTGAACAATTAGGTTGGTATCAAGCGTTTGGAAAAGACCTGCTCCTGCGTTGCTGAATGTTACCTTAACATCGCCGGGTCTAATAACGCTTGGCTTAAGTCCGCTAGAAAACGGAATGGTTGGAAGAGTGAAGTTGCCAACAGCCTTTTGGGCTGTGCTAGGATCAACCGCAGGAATCCTTTGGGCGCTTCCCGTGCTATAAGAAGCGGTGTTTAGTCCCTGAACACTTAGAGTCGCCATAGGGAAACTGCCAACGGCAGCTTCGATACCGTAACTAGCAATAAATCCATTACCAACGGCCAAAACGGCGACAGACGCAGGGCCTAGTCCGTTAGCGTCAAGTCCTTCTCCAGCAACGGCGCGGAAGTAGTTTTTGTCGTCCTGAGTTCTATCCGCAATAGATCCGATAGCGGATGTAGTTGAGGAGATTGTAAATCCAAGGTTGGCTTCATTTTCGAAGTCGGTAACATAGTAAGAAAAGTCAAGTTTGCTGTCGGAACCATCGGAGTTGATTCTGTCAATAGCCGCCATTTTACCAAGTTCATTGATATTTTCAAGCGCATATTCAATAGAATTGCCAACCGATTGAACACGGTGAATCTTCTTAATGTTTGAAGTGGTGTGTGCGCCCGTAGCTGGAGAAGGTCCAACAAGAAGTGCTTCGTTGTTATAAATTGTTCTAAGTCTAGGCATAAAGTTTTAGGTATATGTTATATTACACCAAAAGAACCCTTTTGTGTATTTTAAATTAAAAAAATATATTTACTGTCTAGGGCTCCTTACAACAAAAATAGTAAAATTGGCGAGCCCAACATAAACATTTTTTAACTTTGAGTTAATGTTGTCGCTTTTGATTGGGTTAAATGTTGCTGAGTCAATGTGAATGGTAGGGTTTCCAGCCGAAACGGAAGCGCCAACAGCGGTTGTAAAATTCCACGGGCGAGCCTTTAAATCATTAAATTCGTTCAATGGAGTCGAACTTAAAAGAACCATTGTGGTATTTTTTAAATCACGAAAAACAGACCCCAAACTAAGAAGTTCAGTTTCAGTTTTACAAAAACAAGTTACTTTCATTTTAAAGACAGTTTTATCTAGCCCTCCCAACGAAAAGCCCTCATTATCCGTAAAGGCAGATTTGATGAAATAACAGGGAGAATGGTAGGAGTCCGCTTTTGTGGAAGACGTTTGAACCCTCATTTCAGGCTCGAATTCAAAAATAGTATTTTGATATAATTCTTCATCATCTTTTGATGTAACATAAGAATTAAAATGTTTCACAGCTAGAGTCGCGGATGTTGGTAGCGTAGCCGTTACGCTCGCAGGAACAATAAACCTAGAGTTTCTAAAATCAGTTTTAGCGGCCTTCCAATCAACATGGGAAAATTGAGCCGGGTCAGCAATTGTTGCGCCGACGATAGAAGAGTCGTAAAGCCATTGCTTAGGCCCCATACCTATTTTTTTATAACCGACTAACCTATCGTCTCCTTGGTCAAGGAACAATGGCGCGGCAATATTTTCCCAAGCTTGAAGCTTGAAAGCAATCCTATGGTCAAGATACTCCTTAAAAGAGGATACTACTAACTGATCAAAAACTTGTGTCATAATAAAAGATTTTTTCTAAAATCGGCGATTAAAGGGGTAAGGTATAAATATCCGGCCCAATCTGTTGATCGAATTTCATTGCCATTAACTTGAATACCCTCGCTTGATCGGCCCTTTGAATTTTCCTTATTCAAATAATAGGGAAGACCGGAAATACCTTCTTCAATCATAATCGGCCACCCTTGGTCGGTCCATTCAAGTTCGAATTCTTTGGTATTGAAACTTTTTTTATCTGGGTAAAAAACAGACGAGGAAAAAAGCTTTCCGCTTGTTGAACTATTCGGCCTAAAGGTTATGTTCGTATCCAAAAAATCTACAAGAACCCCCACGGGATCATCGCCGCTATTAAACCCAAGAAATCCGAATAGCGTTCCACGGGAGGAATTTAGTCTGGAAGACGGCGCGTGAGACATTATATCTACGCTAATCGGATGACTTCTAACGGCATCCAAAAGTTCGGCTTTGGCACTTTCAAATCGCTCTTCAAGAATTTCACGAAGAATCGGCGCAACTCGGCGAGTTAGAATTCGCATCATGATTTCTTCATTTATATTTATATTATTGATTCTTTCTTAATATAATTTCATATCGATCAATTTGGGCAAGCATGCCAATTCCTCGCCAGTCAGATTCCTTGACGAACTTATCCCCAAGAACGTAAAATGCCTTCGCGTCCTTTAGCCACCCGAAGTCATCTTTTTTGATTTGAATGCGAACCTTTGCAATGGGATACGCCAACTTAAGGCTAATGTTTTCGTCACCGTCAAGGGACTTCAAAACCTCGCTGTCTTTGAAGTAGAAAATTCGGCATTTGATGTCTCTTTTTTGTGCCGTTTTTACTATATTCAGAGAGTAGGCGTCTCCAAAATCCGCATTCCAATTAGGGTCAGAAAAAACAATTTCTTCAGCCGCGCTTTTGTAAAAAGTAACAAGGTCTTCGCGTGCGAACTGATCGAACACCAAAGTCATTGCGGCGTTGCACTCTTCTTGAAGGCTTCCCATTAGTGAAGGTATCTTCCTACCGGATTTAAATCAGACCACGAGAAGCAAGCACAATGGATATTCATTGGGGTTGAGCGGCGATTGTTGAACGTTAATTGTCGAGGGCGGGCGAAATTTCCGCCCCTGTAAACCTTTACAAGCTCTTTGATGGAGGAATCGCAGTCCTTTGCCATGCTTTGATACGCGGCAGCTTTAGCAGTATGGCTGACGCGCTTAATGCTGCCCTGATCCTCACCCTGCATTTCTACCCAATCGTATTCCATCGCGCCAAGGGTTGTTCGGGCCTTTTTCTTCAGCCAAAAACAAATAAACAATTCATTATAAATGCCCGCCTGAATGTCGTTTAGGGCTGGCTCAATATTATTATCCTCGGATAGAGTAAAAGATGTGGACAATCTTGCATTCAACTCCCCTAAGTTGGTGCGAAGCCATTGCACAACCGAGCTAATTGAAGACGAAGAATCGCCAACGGATTCCAATAGTTCCGCCGCCCAATCTGATTGTTGCTCTGGAGTTATATAATCCATTTTAATTTAATGAATTAAAACTTTGAAGGGTCAAATGTTGGCAAAACCTCGGAAGTCTGTTCCTTGGCCGCGCCGTATGTTTTTGTAAGCCTATTAAATTGGTCGATACAGGCTCGAACAAGTTGAGGGCGATGGGAGGCCGGTTTGATTCCAAAGGTTACGGCTAATTTCTGAATGTCAGCAAGATTCATTCCTTTTAGGGCGGATTCTAACTGAGCCGAGGTTTGATAGGGAAGGTTTAAAACCTTTCGGATGCCAAACATTTGATCAACGGATGAAGCATCTTTTGCGCTTGTTCCGTCTGTTACGTATTTAAATACATTTTGTTTCATATAATATGCGTTACACTTTTTTGCTTGTCTTGTGAAGCCTTGACACGTTTTTCGCAGTAATCGACGTATTCTGGCACATCCCATTTACGGGAAAGATGCTTCTCAGGGATAAGTTGCCGAAGACTAAGATACATTTTGCATGCGGCAAGCCCACCTATTGTAAAGTGATAATAAATTTTGTCTTCACAGCAATAATTCCTAACGCTTCTTTTCGTTGGTGAAGGGTATTCTACGTCAGCCCATTCTTTAATGTAATCCAATACTTCTCTTGTAGCCAAAGCTATTTTAAAAACAAAACAAGAGGAACCCGAGCCTTTTCGTTTATTAATTGCAATGTGTCCGTCGCCATCTATGAAACCAATTAAAAAGTATTTAAACAAATCTTTTGGAATTTGTGTTGGGGCGGGCATATTCCAACTTTTTCGCGGCGCGATATTGAAGTTATTTTTTAAATCGCTCTGCCACTCCTTTGAAGCTGTATATCGAGCATAATACATTGGCGCTTCATTCTCACGAACGGGTTTATTATGAATGGCATACTCGCTTTTTGTATCTTCTACAAATTTCTCAATTTGGTATTTTTCCTGTAGCCCAAAAGAAAACGTATAGCTATCTAAATTTTTATTTTGATAAATGCAGCCATCTGCCGCAACCATTCCTGCCCAATAACAATTAACTGGATTGTAAATTTTCCAAAAGTCAAAATCGTATAAAAATCGCATTCCACACGTATCTCTCCGAATTCCCATTTTTTTAGCTTTCAAGATAATCGCCCGTTCGCTTCTTCCCGGTAGCAACGGCAACAACTCTTTAACTCCGCGCCGCAAAGTTTTATATTTGTTTTTAATTATATTTTCTTCCTCTGTTGACCAATTATATTTCATATCAAATAGACCGTATCTTGTTTCCTTAATAGTTAAAAAGAAAGGGTTATTTCTAACCCTTTCAATTGTTGTAACTCGTTAGTTACTATCGAGTTATACGATAATTCCTGACAAAGTTTTTGAATCAAGCCACGAGTACCCCGTCTCAAGACTTGCGAAGTAGCCGAATCGACCGCTTCTTTTCGTGAACTGATCGTCCTCTTCAACCTTAAGTTGCGAGCTGCGTTCCGAATCACTTGCGGTCATTTGAACACCTGCGTCAAGGCTAAGGTCAACCGCAAGGATAAGCTCGTCAGTTGCGCTTGCGAAGGCTGGTTCGCCGCCACCTGCTGTATAACCATTGTCAAACAGCGCGTTGTAAGCTTGTCCAACACCAAACTCATTCAATTGAACGAAGTTGGCAACACCCGGAATGCTAAGCAGACCGGATTCGTTGAAGATGCTCATGCGGATTTGATCCGGAAGAGGAATCGCTGTTGCACCACTTGTGGTGAATGAACCAGCACGAACGTTTTGTGGATTGTAAGCCATACCACGGATTTGCTCTGCGATTTCCGGGGAAATAACTAAGTGAGTGAATCCTTGTCCAACCTTTTGGGTCGGAGTTCCGCCCAACCAAGAGTTGCGAAGGCGAGAAACTTTCGTTTTCAAGCGGTTCACGTCGTCAAGTTGGAAAACGTTAGGTGTGGTTGCGGAGATAAGGTGCGGGGAGCCGTTAGTTCTTGCAGCACCAAGGGAAAGAAGCATTGTGCTCCAAGCTTGATACGCTTCCTTAATCATGAGCTCTTGCGCCATACGCTCAAGACCAGAGACAAGAAGTTCGAAACGACCTTGTTCCGCGTTACGCTTAAGCATACTAAGTGCCGTGTCGTATGGGAATGTGGTCATTCTAAACTCATCACCACCGGAGATGTGGTTAGTGGCAAGACCGCCCGGAGTTGAGCAACTCCAGATGCTAATGAGTCCTTCAGAGTTTCCTGTGAAGTTGTCAAGTGGAATGGTTGGAACTTCACCGAAGTTGTAGCTATACTGAGTATAGAAAGCGCGGTGGGTTGCGAATTGTTGGAGAACTTGAGTAATCACCGGACCTGCGAAAGCTGCAATAGCTTCGCGTGCTTGGCGACCGGATTCCCCATCCTTTGAGGCAAGAACCATGAGCTTAGTCAAATCCTTGACTTTCTCTGAGTCTTTACTGATATTTAATTTAATCATAATAATTTGTTATTCTTTAGAAGTTTGGGGGTTATTGATTACAGTTCAAGTTTGAAAAGTGCATAACCGTCTGGGTCTGCGGAGGTAAGGAACTTACCAACGTTTGCGACACCAGTTACGTTATTTGTAACCAACACTTGACCGGAAGTCGTGGAGGGAACCGCACCAGAGTTTGGGCCGGGAGTTCCGACAAAACCATTGACAGAGAAAATACCACGGGTAACAACAAGTGCCGCTTCACCGGAAACGATAATGTCGTTTTCGTATCGTTCGTGACGAGGGCGGAAAATAAGCTTTTCACCGAAAGGGTTGTTTTCACGAACGTCGAAAAGAAGAATTCCAAGTGGAACTTCACCGCTGGAGGTGTTCTTTACCTTCCAAGTAACGTGGTGGCGAGCTGCATATGCACGGGTTGGAACACCTGCGATTTGCCCATAAACTGCAACATGAGGGGTCGGAGGGGTGCCAGCACCATTCCAAACGTTAGTATTTCCATTTGCAGTGGTGATTCCGACAAGAGAACCTTTGTTAGCAACACCGTCAACGTGAGCGAAAAGATCGATAACGTCGTGCTCGTTGTAGTTGCGGTAAGGCTTCAAATTTGGCTTTGATGTAATATCCATAGTTTTTTATTTATTAAAAGATTATTGTTTGTTGATTGAGATCGCACCTGCGAGGCTTCCAATAAGCTTGGAGATTTCGCTGCCCGATTCCGGGGAAGTGCTGTTTGTAAGTGCTGGGGTTTCAGAAGCAGTTGCATTTTTAAGTGCTGCGGCAGCTTCTTTTTCTTTTTCGTCTTCAACAACAACTGTTTCTTCCTTTGCGGAAGCAACAACTTTTTTCGCCATGAAGAGTTCTGCGTTGGACTTCCAAGCGGTATAACCATCGGAGTCAAGTTCTTTGATTTGGGAAGCAACTGCTGCGCGTTGTGCGTCATTCAATTCATACGTAGAAGAAACTTCGTCCATGCGGGAGTTGAATGCTTCTTGCTTAACTTTTGCTTCAACCTGCTTGTTGAGTTCATCAAGCTTGGTTTGAACTTCGGAAAGAGTTTTATTAGTTGCTTCAAGGGTTGCTTCAACAGCCGCCTTGTCTTTTTCTGCTGCTGCGACTTGCTCGGAGAAGGTCTTGCTTGTTTTTTCAAGCTCAACCGAAATGAAGTCTCTAACAACGGACGCGTCCGCTTGCTTCATGAACTCAGGAGTGATATCTTCTGTGGATGTCAATTTCATATTCTTATTTACAGTATTTTTAGTAGTTTGTGAATTAATTTCAATGTTATTTAATAAATTATTATCATTTTCACCCTCCAAAGAGGCCTTTTCTTCCTTTTCGGGTAAAATTTCGGGAACTTTGGGGTCTGTTGAACAGCAATGTTCTCTATCGGGATTTTTAGGGTCTTCCTCGTTCTCGGTTGAAGTCGGAACAAATACGCCCTTTACTGGCGCAGCCGGATTGCCGGTAAACGCGCAGCCAAGCGGGCGGGCGTCTCCCTTAATAATGCAATAAACAGGCGTTCCATTTGGCATAAATCCTGTCCCCCCCTCCATTTTTAAATATTGAGTGAGTTCAGCGACTCGTTTGGGGTCCGAAATAATTTCCGCGTCAGCCAATCGTTTACTACCTAAAGCAATATCAAATTCGTTAAATCCGATTTCCCATGAGGTGCTAACGCATCCGTAATACGGGCTATCCTTATCGCCAGACTCTTCGATAACTTCGGCCATATACTCGCGAACAATTTTATACACAACCGAGCCTAGGCAAATATTAAAGGGTTCTTGCGAGCCAATCAATTCGGACTCCTTGAGCATTTTATTGTCGCCAAAAGAGCTGAACCCTTGACTAATAATGTGCCCAATAACATCATAACGGCAGTGCTCGATATTCATGTGGCGATCAACAAAATATTTGGAAACAGCAAGAGCGGTTTCAGTTGTCATGCCATGGTCGTTAGCGTTAATTAAATTCGCAACGGCAGCGTTGAAGCTGGTGTAAAGAAGGTCTGGGTTGTCGCTAATTTTTTCGTCGTCAGGAAGCAAAGACCTCAAATCGTCCAATGGCGCAAAAACTTCTGTGCTTGCCTTGGCTTCCTTCCATTTTCCAAAATTATATTTGGCGGTTGATTCAAATTTAGTTTTATATTTAAACTTCATATAATTAATTATTACACCAATTCATCGAGCGTGTGAAACAATAAGCTTGCAGAGCGAAAATCAAGGCTATGGCTGCTAGCCTCCTCAACGACAAGTTCGCCAATCGGGCCTTGCTTCATTGGGTTTTCAATATACGCTTCAATCGATCTCGTCCAATCCTCCATTTTTTCATTTTGAATAATTGCAAACGCGGTATTGCGGGCGATATCTTTATGTTTTTTGCTTGCGCGGGAAATATTGAATTTTGTTTTATAGGAATCCATAACGGAGTCAATTAATTCGTCCGCCTTATAAATAACATCTTTTAGCTTGGTGACCGAGTAGGTTTTTGTATTGTCGCTTCCGCTTCCAACAGGGGTAACCTTCTTTTTCTTTTGCTTTTGGGGCGTTCCCGTTGGTCTTCCAGCGGGTTTAGCTAGCGCGTCTTTTTTTCCAACAGGTTCGTAAAGGCCCTTCTTCTTATTGGTTTTAAAGTTCTCCTGAGAAACAATGCTATCATATTGTTCTGGCAGAACATGGGTTTTATAGGCCGTAATGGTTTCTTCGTTCGTTAGGAAGCCAAGTTCCGCCAAACGGTTATAAAGTTTCATGTATTCAACCTCGTCTTTAAGATCAACGTCCTCGAAAACAGGGGTTGGGCACTCACGGAAGCCTAGTGTTTTCGAGATCCTCTGCATTTCAGGAATCAAAAATGAATTTAAATAAACTTTGCGCGACTCTTTAAGCCTCTCAAGGAAAACCTTCATTTTAAGCATGGAGTCAGCATATTTTTGTTCCCCGAAGAAAATGTTCATTAGTCCGTTGGAAATATCCGCGTTAACCGCTTCATACTTTGTTGGGCCAAGAATTTTGGCAAGATCCGGAATAATGAAATCCATCTTAGTCGTATAGTCGGAAACTAGCACCCGTCCGACACTTTCTGTCTTGAAAAGAGTTTCAATAGATTCAACAAGCTCATCATCAACACCGTTGTCCTTATCTCCAACCGTGATAAGGAGAATCATATACTCACAAGCGCGGGAAATTAATTGTTCCGCCTTTTTGAATTCTAATTTTAAATTAATATCAAAAAGAACTGAAAAATACATCGGCACTGCCATTGGCTCGTAGTCTTGTTTTTTAAAAAAAGCGGTGATGATTTCGTCCGGTTTAAGCGGTATGGCAGTTGATACGCCTTTTGAAATATCATCTTGAACTTGCTTTGGTAAGCTCTTTTTGAGAGCCAAGTTTTTTGGATCGGTTGAATTTTTTAAAACTTGAACTTCGTAATCATTTAAAATCTTTTTGTATGATCCGTGAAGGAAATTGGCAGATGATTCGCAAGCAATATCGGCAGGGTTCAAGACAATGTAGCGAATAGGAACTTTCGCCAATGGCTTATTTTTAAGATCTTTTAGTTCGCCTTCAACCTTATAAAGGATAACATTACTGCTTCTGAAAAGTTCGCGGAAGAACTGGTCCCCAAGATTCCACCCCCCAATTTTCTCATACCAATCCTCGAAGAATCGAACAGAAGCCTTATTTTTGCCAACAAAGTGAATGGGAGAGTTGGAGAACTCCGACATAATATCAATAGATAACTTAAAAATAGAAACATTCCAATACGCTTTTTGGCAAAGAAGAATCGCGTCACGAACATTAACATCGCCATTTTGATAAGCGAAGGGGCTTACACCGCTGCTTATATTGCAAAGCAGTCCGCTAATATCAGAAGACGCCGCTGCTCCAGCGGCCTTGTTTTTCGCTCTTGAGGACGCCATCCCGAACAAGGAAGCGTCGGCAACCATTTTAGGCGAATTAAAGCTCTTCTTAATTAAATTTTCCTCCTTAATTATTTCCATATATACTTAGTTACACCAATAATTTCTTATTAAGCTAAAAATCTAGCCTTAAACATGTTTTTTTTCTTCTCAGGAGTCTTAAGCAGGGCAAAGTAACAAATTAATCCCCAGTTAGCCAAAACAAGTGCGGAATAAGAGTCTTTACGTGTTTTTGTTGGACCCGTCTGTTTCTGAAGGTTGGACGGAAGGTCAAACCTTTGGGTTCCGGTTGCCCCTGTTGTAGCCTCAATAAGGGCGCACTGATTTTTTGTTTTACTAATAACCAAACTCTGATTATCAATAAAGTCGATTCGCTTGGTTTCAAGATCTTCCTTTTTGTTTCCGTAAATCTCAGTTTCGTTGAACTTGAGTTTTTGGATAGGGATGTCATCAAAATTAACTCCCTCAGCTTCCGTAGGCGCGGCAAACCAAATTCTTTTGCCGTCAATTGCGCCAGAAAGGCTTTCGTTAGCCGTTCTAATCCACTGAGCGCTGAAATACTGAGAATGAACAATACGCTTTACTTTGCCCCCATTGTTATAAGATTGGCGAGCCTTAAACATTTCTTCCTCATCGAATACTTCAAATTCAGCGTCAAAAAAGTCCAAAGCAAACGGTAAAACCCCAAGATCATTAATATCCTTCACAAATTTAGCTCCACCCGCTTTATCGACAATCATATAAACAATGTTAAAATTATCAAAAATATATCGAACGTAGTCCATTCGCTCAGAGAGGGAGCAAGACGCGACAGCATAACCATGAACCATATATCCATGTTGGTTGTCCTCATCTACCTCAAAAATTGTCATTGCGAAATCGTCAGACGTTTCGGACGCGTCATAGTTCGGGTCAATAGCTAGCAAATAATTCTTCGCGCCGTCCCCTTTAATTTTAACTGTTGGGCTTTCACCCTTTTTAAGGCTTATTTCATACAGCTTCTTTGCAGAGTAGAACCCCGAACTGTCGCCAGTAAATTTGGCCATATATTCTCGGTCGAACTGAGCGCGGGAGTAACTTTTGCGGGCGTTTTCAACGTTGCTTTCGTCATAAAGGCCGACCGGAGCCATTTCACAACTCATTTGCATGATAGCGTGAGAAACGTTCTTGGCCGATTGATCGTTGATTTTCTCAGAATAGTCTTTATACATTTCATAAAGATATTCAAATTCATAACTTGCGGAGGTAAGCCCAATAAGTTTATTATTCGGAAATATCGTCCTGTCTTCCGGCTTCATAAGCCCAGCCTCAATAAGTTCGATTTCCGCCTCGCGAACCTTTTGGCGTTCACGCGGATCAATCTGAATAGCCATGAAGGGAAGTAGAACTTCATTGATGACCTTTTCGGATAAAAGCAAAAGTTCGTCAATAACCAATAAATTAAAACGATATCCCCGAATTTTATCGCCTGAATTATGACTACAAAATCCATTTACGATATAGTTATTTTCTACAGGAACGCGCAGATCATAGGTCTGCCTTTCACCCAGTGGAGTAACATTTCTAACGCAATCAATAAAAAAGTCTTTTCCGAACCCATGCTTGACCCTCCTTTTTGGTGCGGCGGCAATTACACTTTCTCTAACTTTGATTTTTTTGGCATGTTTTTCAAAGAAATGGCTTTTACCATCCCCAATTTCCTTACCAAAGACGCGGATATTTTTATAATTTAATTTAATTGAATTGCTTATTCTTGAAGAAACGATGCCAAAGCACAGTAAATACTGTTGAATGTTCAACGCAATTTCCTCGTTAGCCAATTTAAGAGTCCAAACTTGATCGCCGCTCGCCCTCTTAAAAGACTTTACCCCTGTTTCAAAAAGGCCAGATAGAAAGCCCTTTCCGAACTCTTTGGTGCAACTGAAAATACGCTCCTCTTGAACTGAAGAGAAAAATTGCTCCGAACCGTATTTATATCCAAGATCATACCCTAAATTGTATTCAGGCTGCGAGCATTCATACCTTTGCTTACTAAGCAGAATTCTATCTTGAAAGTTAAGCTGAGAGCAAATTTTCCAAACAAATTCTTCCCCATTATAAGCTAAAAATTCATGGTTTTCTCCAGCCGTTACCTTAAAGCCTTTTTTAGTAATAACTTCGTAACACTTTTGTTTTCCTGCGTTCAAAACGTGAGAAGCCCTAGAGCGAGACTTTAAAGTGTCCACAGATAGCGGGGAGTTCTCCCAACTATTGGGTTCGTCCTTTGCGTAATCTTCAATTTTAACAAGGCCCCGGTCAGATCTAACACGACTATTCGCGCCAAAACAGCCAAGCGGAATTGCAACAATCTTGGATTGTCCAATTTGCATTTCCCACGCATCGCTTCTATGGCTAGGTTTGCCAACCAAGCACTGCCTAAGATATTTACCCCCCTCAGAGTATGCCATGCTTTCAATTTTAGAAAATATCGATCTTGCTTGACGGAAAGTTGAGCTGGTAATCCCGATTGTCACTCCGGGGTTAAAAATAGCATAAAGAGGAACAAATATCGCCGCGATAGTCGTTTTCCCGAGTCCTCGACCTGCGACACCGAGAAAATAATCGCGGCTATTCATTGCTCGAAGCATAATATCTTGAAACGGATAGATATCTACGCCCATCAAAAGGTTGGCTGCAAAAGCTGGATTTGCACAGCAAAATTTTGCAAAAGAAACCTGAGCGTCTCTTGAACTGATTTCCCCCTCAATTAATCCTAATTTTTTATTGGTATCCGTAAGGAACGGATCTTTTAAAGTATGGTAACCCTCCTGCCAAGCCATATTATAATGAGTCCTCCACAATTTTAATATCAAGCTCCCCAAGCTCATACATGAACTGAAGATCTACCGATTCGATTATGTTTTTATTATTTAAAAGCATTTTAATATATTCTTTTGCCTCTTCCCTCCCATCAACAAACAAAAATTGAACCTCCGGGAATTCGCGGGAAATTTTACGCAACCCATGAAACGCACTCTCACCTGTAACTTTTTGTTTTGTAAATTTTAAAGGAAGATAAGTGAAGCATTTTTGATATGTTTCCTCTATTAAGACTACAATAGTTATATCCATAGCCCGTGCTTTTTCGCACTCTTTTCTAAACCTATCCAACCCCTTTGTAAAGGTTCCGATAAAGTCCGCTTTGGATTTACGGTCAACATGAACTCCGTTGTAGTTTTCTTTACTTAGTGTGTAGTCCCCAACATTAATTGTAGTTTTTTCACAATCAAAAAGGGGTTGTTGCTCCCGGGTATCAACAAGAATTTCGCATTCTTTGGATTCAAACTGCAACCAACGAGCGGAATAATCAAAATTAGAATTAATACCATTCGCCCGCGCCCGCTCAACAAACTCAAGGAAAAAACCCTCCTTGTCCATGAAATCGTAGCGTAGGTTTTTTGAAGACCTCCACTCACAGTATGTTGGAAGCCTTCCTCTTGATTTTGCGGAGCAGTCGGCCAACTGCTTCATTAAAACGTCTCCAGAAACCGCCTGTAGCCCATTGCGCCTAAGATAGGCGAACTCAGACCGCTTATCTATGAAAAGTCGAGTGGAATAATCTTCAACCCTTGAAAAGGGAATCGGGTTTCCGTTGAAAAGGTCAAACTTCGGGAAGTATTTTTCATAATATTCCTTTTGAGCCGTATTCTCAACCTTGGCCAAATGATTGTGTAGGCTCCGATAGGAATTGAACCCTAGGCCGCATATTTTGCATGTAAAATCCATGGGAGTTAATTTCTAAGAATTTCTTGCTGACCTACACCGCGAATATTTGCGATGTATTCCTCAAAATTTTCAAGGCGGCCCAATTCATTTTTAACCAATTGGTTTTGAGCCTCAGCGATTTTCAACATTCTCTTGCGGCCCTCCTCACTCTTCCACTCTTCAACAAACTTACTTAAGGATTCGTTTGCATCAGCAATGCTTTTAAGCCTAACTGAACGCGTGGAACTCAATTTAACCTGAAGGTCTTCGGCGCGTTTCTTGCTTTTATGAAGATCGTCTTCGCGACGCTGCAAAAGATCCACCCAAGTCATGTAGAGTTTTTTTGAATCATCGTCCCCATCGCCAACAAGAGCGTTATTAATTTTGTTTTCAATGATAACCTTGTTTCTGTGGACTTGGTGAATGTTAACGTATTCGGCGCAAAGGTTGATATACATGTTAAGCTCTTCGGAGTTTAAATCGTGTTTATCGTATGTGCCTTTAACAAACTCTTCTTCGAACATATCTTTCATATCCGCCTCTTCAAAAATCTTCATGTATCCAATAAAGCGAATGGACTGAAGATAGGATCGCAAAGACTCAACACATTTTTTTTGCGCAGGGGTAAGGTCGTTTGCGTCAAAATTTGCGTTAGTATCCGCCTGATTAATTTTTCTAACCAATGAAGCTGCGGCCTTCGGGGGCTTGTAATCGTCATTATCCTTACCGTCAGAACCTAAAAGCCCGATAGATTTTAGATACTCACTGATAATCTGCGGTTCGGCGGAAAGAGGTTTTAAATCCGCGCGATTGGGGAAGATGTTTTTTGCGAGCTCGAATGGCTTCATTGTTGAGGAATTGCCCTCAATAAATGCTATTTGATCTTCCGTAAATGAAACAATAGCTGTTCCCCGCTTAACCTTTGCGACATACTTACGAATTTCGTCATACTCAACACTTCTTTCATTCAAAGATGGCTCCTTGAAAGTTTTTTGCATGAGTTCGACGAGAGAAAACTTGTCTGCGTTTTTCTGTATAAACGCTTGCTGGGCAAAAGTTAGGTTATATTGACGTTGATCAATAACCGCTTGCACATATCCTAGATCACCTTTATTCATAGTATGTCTTTGTTTTGAATTACTTTTTTGGCGAGCTCATAGAATTTGTTACGCATATCATTAAGGTGTTTGTAGCCCGGACAGCGCCCACGTTCCGATGAACGCAACTTAAGCTCTAGGGCGACCTCTTTGTCTGACAGATTTTGAACAATCAAAAGATCATAAATTTTATATTGGGACGCTGGAAGTATTTTCCGCATTGAATCATGAAGCTTTTGAGAAGAGGAATCGTAATCGATATGGTCCGAAAAATCAGTAGAGGATGATTTCGGTTCAACGAAATCCTCGGAATCAATGGAAGCGGCGAGCTTTAAATTGTATCCTGTTTGCGCCTTTGATTGCCATTTCTTATAAAGCGGGCATTCGTCACACTTGGAACCGCTTGGAGTAAACGAGCAAAAGTCGTTTGATATGTTATGAGAGCAACCATTACAAGGCGGCGCGACTCTTCCGTAATGGTTTCGAACCAAATTAATAAGTTGATAGGTAATAACCCTATTCAACCATTGTTCCAACGGACGAGCCTGATCCCAAAGCGCCCACTTTTCATGAATGTGGATTCTTAAAATTTGAGAGATATCATCATAGTCGATATAAGATAGGGCGTTTAACCTCCACTTCCCCCTTCTTTTGGCAATTTCATGATTAACCGCGTCTATCTTATCTTCGAAGCTATGTAACATATTACTCTTTTAAGGATTCTTCTTGAGTGTCGGGTGCATATCCCACGACAAATTCAGGCGTTAATGACTTGGCCAAGGCCATAATATCGAATTTTTTTCCTTCAATAACAAAGGATTTCACATCACTTCCCCGTGGTGTATTTCGTTTTTGATGGGGGGTGGTCGCTTTTGAAGTTGAGGGTGAAGCTTCCAAGGTCGGGTTATTAAAATCCTCGCCACAAACACAGGCGTCGGGTTTATTGTGCTCGCCAATATATTCCGAACCTCGTCCGCATGACATGCAAAAAATCTTCATTATCTTTGGCTACGGGATGTTTCAAACTCTTGTAGAATCTCTTTAAGGATAACCGCAAGTTTCGCAACGGTTGGTTTTGACTCCAACTCAAAAATCCAATTCTCCAACTTATCTTGGCCAAGTTGAGGAGTTGCCACCTTGGCCAAACCATAAGGATGCGGATCTATAAGATTGGGAGTAACAAAGGAATCAACCTTGATGTTCTCTAAAACTTCTTTTTCTCCTTTTTGCTGCGCAATGAATTCGCGAATGATTGCCGCATTTTCAGCGTTCATGATAAATCCAGACTCTTTAAGAGCAAACCCCTTTTCCATAATGTAAGGCCAAATGTCGTCGTCAAAACCCGGCTCGAAGATGGCAACCGTATCATTTGGGTTGTAGAAAAGTCGATATTTAACGCCTTGACCAGAAAACTCTTGGTCGTATTTTTGCAAAGAAATGTATTTCATATTGTTTTGTTTGTGTCCCTAACTGTTATCCTACACTTAATATACCCGATTGTGAGAGGTTATTCCTGATTTATTTTAAAAAAATGCAAAAAAGGGCGGGCTTTCGGAAAAAGCCCGCCCCCTCTATTGATTTTTAATGGTTTACGCCTGTTTCAGTCTTTTTACGATAAACTTGAGAATCTCAGAGCGAAGGATATCTTCCTCATCGAATTCAAAAATAAAGATTCCGTTGTCCTCCGCTTCAATATTATCGAAGAGTCTAAGGGTCTTTTCGAAAGAACTGTCTCTTATATCTGCCTGAGAAGGATCGCCGCAGATAAAAATCTTGCTGAATTCCCCAATACGAGTTAGGAATGTGGTCATTTCGGACATTGTAGAGTTTTGAGCTTCATCAAAAATTATAGCCTTACTCGAAAACTGGCAGCCACGAAGGTAGTTGATCGGTCGGGCAGTTACAAGTCCACGCTCTAACAGGTTTTTGGAGTTCTCCTTGCCGATAATTTCTTCAAGTTTGTCCAATATTGGTTCGATGTAAACAGATAGTTTTTCATCAAGAGTTCCGGGTAGTGCGCCCAAGGATTTGCTTGCGCTTTCAATTGCCGTCCTGACATAAACAATTTCCGAAACCTTTTTCTCTTTTAAAAGGAGTAAAGACGTATAGACAGATATTAAAGTTTTAGAAACGCCAGCAGGCCCGCTTATAAAGATAACCTTACATTCTTTATCCGCGACCAAATCAAAAAAGTCCAATTGCTTTTCTGTCCAAGGGATTTTACAATCGATGTTAAAGCTCAATCCCTGCTTTTTGTTGGAGCAGACATAGGGTGAGGTGTCGGGACGCCGCGCCGCAGATCTTTTATTTGTTTTTGGGTTAAGGTTAGATACTTCGTTAATGGAAGCGTATTTTGGTGTTTTCTTTGTTGCCATAAGATGACTTAAATCGGCACTACAAGTGGCCAATTATATGCTTTAGCTATAGCCCTAGACACGTCGTCTGCGGGGTAAGCGAAACCTACATAGCGAACAGCCTTGGCCTTTTCCGCTGAGATAGGGTGAGCAACAATAATCCAGAAGCCTCTGGAAATTGCGTTGATGTCGAAAAGTTCTATTTTCCCGCGAAAGGTTTCCCGTCTTGATGCGGCGTCTTTAAATTCATTTAAATAACTTGTGGACCGATCTCTGTCTGTGTAGCTTTTCCAGCTAATCCCCGTAAGGTCCGCTTTGCTTGAAAGCCCCAGCAAAATACTATACGCATGCGTTACATCAATGTTTCTTCCTTCCCCATCACATAGAAACCCAACTTGCGCTCGAAGCCAAAACTCGCTTGAGCGCCAACCAATAAGCTCGCCCACCATGTCAAGCAGTCCGCCGCCGCCATTGTGGCCAACCAAAGATTTAAGGCTGGCGACCTCCTTTGCTGTTTCCTCAGATATTTTGGTATTTTTTTGAAGTTCGGTTTTTATGCCGGATATTTCTGACAAAATTTCCGTTCGAACGTCTTGACTTTTAAATGGAAATACAATCCAAGTATATAAACCCTTTATAAAGCCCATAATCCACCTTCTCCCCCTTTTAAAAACCAACAAAAGCAAGCCAATTATTCCAGCGGCCTCCGGAAGGAATTTGTAATCTTCTGTGATTTTTTTTAAACCGCTTATTATATCAGCCAACATCATAATCATATACCAAGGTTACACTTTAAGGAGCAAATAATTACAATATTTTTTACTTTTTTTCGGTAAAAAAGAATTTACTTTCTTTTGAGTGAAGACGTGTTTGCAACGCCCCGTTCCTCCATAATTTTTAATATGGCGGCGACACCTATTTGGCTACTCCGAGCGGTTGAACTCCACTTATTGTCTGCCACGTATTTTCCGGGCCTCTCGATAGATGACCCCGCCCACAAATAAGGGGTAGGTGTATTTATATGAAAACGCAAGTAGCCTGTGCCATTGTATCTCTCAATAGCGTAAAGGGTATCATCCAAATAAGACCAGCGGACTTCTCCCATTTTATCGTAATTAAGGGCATCAATTGCAGAATATTCCCAAGTGAAAGGCGGTTTCCCTGTTTTTGGGCGACCCTTTGGAAT